CCTAACTCACTTGAGGAGCGCCTGTTTCCTCCTGGGTCGAAGATCACCCTCAAAAAGGGTCGGATTCGTTCGATCAAGATTCGTGGTCAGATGTCGCAGGGCATGCTGATTCCGCTTAGTGAAGTGGTCGCGGAACTGAATGCCCAAGCAGCGGGCGGAAGCGACTGGGTTGAAAGTGACATTCTTCTTGGTGATGATTTCGCAAGTCTTCTCAACATCACCAAGTACGAGCCGCCTGAGCCTGAGTTCGCTGGTTCGACTAATAATACCAAGAAGGCCAGCAAGAACCAGATTAACCCGAACTTCAAGAAGTACACAGACATCGAGAACATCAAGTGGTACACGAACGTCTTCAAGGAAGGCGAGATGGTTTACATCAGCGAGAAGCTTCACGGTACTTCGGCTCGCTTCGGCTACGTTCCTCGCCACTACGAAGGCTTCTTGGCGCCTCTGCGCACGGCAGTGATGGGCCAGCTCGCTAAATGGGGAATTGTGAAGTCGCATCAGTTCGTGTATGGCTCGCGCAATGTCCAGCTTCACACGGGCAGCAACAAGAGCTGGTACGCCGAGGATGTCTACAGCAAAATTCTCAAGCAGGAGAACATTCAAGAGCGTCTGTTACCGGGTGAGTGCATCTACGGCGAAATTGTTGGCCACAACATCCAGAAGAACTACTCATACGGTTGCAAGGAAGGCGAGCACAAGTTCTATGTCTACGACGTTATGGTGGATGGCAAGTTCTTGGACTACCCGGCATTCGCTCGCTGGTGTAGCAACCGCGGCTTCGAGCCTGTGCCTAAGCTGTACGTCGGTCCGTGGAGCGCTGAGGTCCACATGAAGCATCGCGATGGCGACTCGACTATTGGTGGCCAGAAGGTTCGTGAGGGCGTCGTTGTCAAGTCGGTCGTAGATGAAGAGTCCATTTGCGGACGTAAGGTGCTCAAGAGCATCAGTGATGCTTACTACCTTGAAGACAACACCGACTTTCACTAAGTAATGAAAACAACAAGTGAAGTTCGTCCCCAAGTTGACGTTCTCAGCGGGCTGACAAGCACTTATGCTTTACTCAACGTGATGAACTCATTGTTTCCCAAGCGTGGATGGTTTAGGTATGTTGGTACCGGTCCGTGGCTAGCGTTTGTGAAACGCCATGATGGAAGATAAACGGGTACATGGTTTAGCAGCAACATGGCGTTTCATTAGAATGATGGGGACTCTTTTCCCTAAAATATATGGGTATCCCTATGAATCAAAGTGGACTGATCTCGCATTAAAGCATGCACCCAACAGAAAGTAGACGAGCTAAAATAGATGAAATGGCTCGTCTACTGGACAAGCTAATTTACGTATACGTCTATTTGTTTCCTGAGATACCCCAGTGGGATATGTACATCTCAGAGGAATATGACTTTGCACAGAGGTGGTATTATGCCAAATCTTCAACTAGTAAAAATGATGTTCGGTAGCCATGTTTATGGCACCAACCTTCCGTCTTCTGACCAAGACTATAAGGGAGTTTTTATCCCTGACGCTCAAGACCTCGTAATGCAACGAGCCTCTAAGCACATTCGGAACTCCACCAAAAAGGATGATTCCAAGCGAAATACCGCTGAGGATGTGGATGATGAGTCATTCTCGTTCCAAACATACATGGAACTCATCCGCCAGGGTCAAACTGTAGCGCTGGACATGTTGTTTACTCCAAGGCGCTTCTACTGCAGCAATGTTCCTGTACATGATCGCTGGCTCGAGATCGTGGACAACCGCCAACACTTGATTCACAAGGGAACTAACGCCTTTGTGGGTTACACTAAGGCACAAGCTGCCAAGTACGGCAACAAGGGTGATAGGCTTTCTGCACTGAATCTCTTCATGGCAGCCATGAAGGATTGGAGTGGGAAGGCTGAACTAGGTAACTACGCTAACGAGATTGCTGAATTAGTGCAATTAGCCAACTCCAAAGAAGCCGAAGTAGTTATGGTTCCTTCGCCCGGCGGAATGAATGAACTTAAGGACATTCCGCATTTGCAGCTTGCCAACAGAAAGGTGAGCTATACCTGCACTGTTGACTACGCCCGTCAAGTTTTTCAGTTTGTCGTAGATAAGTACGGTCATCGAGCTCGACTAGCTCAATCAGCAAATGGCGTGGACTGGAAAGCAACTATGCATGCAGTCCGAATTGCAGCAGAGGCCAAGGAGCTTCTTCTCACCGGACACATCACCTTTCCTCGACCTGAAGCGCCGTTGCTATTAGCAATCCGTAAAGGTGAGTTGCCGTACGAACAGGTTGAAGCCCTGATCGATCAGGGACTTGCTGACATCAAAGATGCAGAAGCAAAGTCAACACTGACGCATAAGCCCAATCACACCTTGATGGATGAGTTGGTTTCTAATGCACATTGGTCAGCAGTCCGTAGTTGAAATGTCAGCATATGGGTATATCTTATTCTTTCTGCAGTTTACCCAACAGCTGGATTTGCACTCGTCGGAATTATCAATTGCAGAAATGGTGGAACTAATACCTCGTGCGCCCAACATTAAAAAGCGCTAAAACATGGCAGCCAGAAAAAGCAACGCGAGCACTATTCATACTGCTATACAGGTTTCAGTTAATTTCTTTTGACACAGCAGCAAACTTTGTAGTTGCTTCCCAGCGTTGTAGAGCATTTGTGGAACGCTGGGAAGCTGAATTATAGTAAACGAGGACAAATGAGAATTTTGGTCGATGTCGATGGCATTATTACAGATACGTTACCTGCATGGTTGAAACGCATCCACGAGACAACGGGAGTGAAGGCCAAGGTAAGTGACATCACCAAATGGAACCTTAATGAGTGTCCGCCACTGGACCAGGTGCCAGTGGCGGACTTGATGGCTCCGCTCAATGAGCCTGGCTTTACAGCTCACCTGCCGATGATGGCAGATGCCGACATTTTCCTAAAGAAGCTGCATGATGCCGGTCATGATGTGAACGTTGTCACTGCAAGACACGGTATTGTATGCACAGCCGAGACTCTTCAATGGTTCAAGGCAATGATGCCTTGGTTTGATAGTAGCCAAAAGCTCTGGTTCTTACGTGATAAACACCTCATGGCAGCGGATGTCCTTATTGACGATAAGGTTGAGAATCTCGCAGCCTATAAGAAGGCGCACCCCAAGGCCCACTTGATCACGATTTCTTATCCGTATAATACGCATGCTCCCTTAGAAACGCGTCGAATCCATAAGGATGGGTATGAGTGGGAAGCAATAGAAAGCTACATAAGAAATAAACTATGAACTATCAAACTACACATGAAGCGTACCGCGAAGTCTTGCGAGACGTATTTAACAATCCCGACTACAAGGCAGCACCCAGAGGTCTTCCTATTAGAGAAAAGGTAGACTACTCATTCTCTGTCTTAAATCCAACTTCTGAACCGATTCAGACTGCTGATGAAAATAGAAACCAAATTATCGCAGACTACACAGCGAAGGAAGTCGCTCTATATGATAATGGGACTAATAGAGTTGTTGACTTCGCTGCGGCTAGTAAGTTTTGGAGTAAGCTTGCAAATCCGGACGGCACTATCAACTCGGCTTATGGACATCTCTTATGGAAGTACTACAGCTGTTCAAGCAATTTCAGCGACCGAGCCATGACTCCGTGGGAGTGGGCCAAAGAGTCACTTATTGCTGACAAGGACACTCGCCAGGCTGTGATGCATTTTGCCCTTCCCGAACACAAATGGATTGGAAACAAGGATCAGGTCTGTACGCTCACTGGCAATTGGCTGATTCGTGAAAATAAGCTAAATCTAACTATTGTCATGCGGTCGAATGACGTTGTGCTTGGTCTAGTGTATGACTTGCCGTGGTTTTGCAGCCTAATCGACAAGATGCTGCAAGAACTCAAGCCTACTTATCCTGACTTGGAAAAGGGTAAATATACGCATATTGCACACAGTATGCACGCTTACGAGAAAGACACTGAAATCATTAAAAAGATGTTAGGAGAAAAGGTATGATTAGTTTCATCGTATTCTTCATCTTGTTCCTGTTTCGCCGTTGGCTCCTCGAGCCTTTCATTGGCAAGCACGGAATTGAAGTAGTGGATGCAGTTGTATTTATCGCGGCTGCTGCTTGGTTGTTTGCTCTCCCAATCCCTAATTGGGAGTGGGTGAGCTACGGGCTGGGCATTGTGTGCATTTTCGCCGCCTCCTCTTCAGTGACGGCGTACAACCGCTTGATCTCAGGAGAGAAGAGCGATGTCAGCTAATAATGTAAGTTTCACTGTACAACAGCAAGAGTGGATAAACAACGTAGACAACAATATTAAGGCCTCCGAGGCAATCAAGGGCGCATGTGGTCGTTTTAATGTCGGTGATGTGTGCCTGATGCAGATGAATAATTCTTCTTTTCAAAAGAAAGCGACTGGCGAACCTGTTAAGTTCCAGGTTATACACATTACACCTGAAGGTGTCGCCATATTTCAGCGATTGAATCCTGAAGGACGACCAGAAGGAGAGCTTCTGCTGCCACCCGAAGCCACACATCTAACGTATGCTTCGCGTATTTATCCGCCCGGTTGGGATTTCGTGCAGGACCCAGATCAACTCGACGCAATCATGCTCGAGACAGAGTATGACCCGATGAAGGCGCACAAGGATAAGTTGCGTCTTAAGTCTGACATCACCAAGCACAACAAGCGAATCACAGTGGCGACCCAGTATGACAGCGATTACTTAGCCTTCTTTAAGGGTCTCAAGGTCGGCGATAAGTTCTGGACTAGCATTGATGCGCAGCACATTGTGCAGAAGGTTGCGTTTAAGGCAAAAGGCCGGTGGTTTATCACCACGACCGATGTCAATCAGCGGCAGGTCGAGCATGAACTCAGTGGATTCGCTTATAGGCGTCTATATCGAGAGCAGCCTCGCTCCTATACTCGAGAAGTTAAGAAATGAAATATCCGTTTAACCATCGCTACAATCGCCACGCCCGTAAGCGGACTCGACGATGCAGGAGCCGCGATGACTACCTAAAGCGAAAGATGAATCGTAAGATACACTACTTGCGGTCCATGACTCGACCCAATTACGAGGGTGGAGCGACTGGCCACACTTGGGTAGCCTTCTGGCACACTCTAATTAAGTTGCGACTTACATCCCAATATCCACACTGGTACCGCTGACAATTCCGAAACAAGATCCCGTAACACAAGGAGATGTACACATGTCGAATGCGCAGGGCGTTGCAGCACCACTCGAACCCGTTGAGCAGGTCACCGAAGAGCAGCGTGAATTCCTCGCTGAAGCTGAGGTAATGGACCTCACTCCCATCAAGGGAAAGACCTACATGGTTGCTGTTGGCACAGGCGACCCGAACAAAGTAAAATTCCTTTGTTCGACTGTCCATGGTCCATACGACTTCACTGAGATGTGCCAGGAAGTTGGCGACATGTGGGTGGAACACCAGCACCACGCCAAGGTGATCATCTTGGAGAAGGACCCCAAGAAGAAGGTCCTCCTTCTCGATGCGAACACCATCGACTACATCGAAGCACACTACATCGACATCATCATGGAGAACACGCTTGCGGCCTTCGAGGAGAAGGAGTACACGTGCGTCGCCGGAACAGTCGAAGATGCTCCCGCCGACGAGCGAAAGTAAACAGCCCAAGTTCCAGTTTCCCCATAGACCGTCTAGGTTCCTTGGGGAAACTTTTCACGATACGGAGTTGCAAGAACAATACAGTGTTATCTTGCTTATGAGCCATCGGCTTATGCTCTTCGATGCAACAATGCCTTACTATCTGGTAAGAGCAAGACATAACGTATGACAGTTTTCTTCTTTCCACACAAGCCGGCTTGGCGGTTGGGTGAGACCTTCGACGACTATATTGTAGTAGATCGCTACGCGGCGTTTCTTAAAGTTACCCGCAGGTTGAAACTGTTCAGGACAAAAGCACCAGGCCGATTAGTTTGGGATAGGCACATGCCATAAGAAAGGCTTTTCTATGTGGGCTAAGTTCGTTGCATTTGCGGTTTCTTTCATTCCCGTAGACGCAAAGATATCTACTTGGCCGCTTGAAGGGCTGAATCGCGAGCTGAATGGTATTGCTAGCATCGAGTCACAATACGGCAAGTATGTCAATCACCGAGCTCATCCGCTCGGTGACTTTCATACGGCTTTCGGTTCGCTTGGGCTCAAACCCAGCACAGCACACTGGATGTATCGGAAGACTGCGAAGCTTCGCCAGCAGTTCCCGGGGCTCGAGGATGAGCGATTGTTCCTGAAGGCGTTCTGGACCAATCGGCGCCTGTATACGCAGTGCGCAAATACACATTGGTTGTTTCTGCGTGCGTCAACTCCCAACCTTCCTCGTGCCGTCTATGCTTGGCGATGGGGCTTAACTGCCAGCCAAAATGCTTCAGATGAAGATATTATTGGTTCGTCGTACACGACTAAGTACGCTCAGTTAATCACTCAATGAAGACAAACAAGTCGTTTAAATTGTTCTTCTTGGTGAAAAAACATGAAGACGCCGAGGCCGCGCTGCGTGCAGTATCTTATGTCCTCTACCTTGGACGAGTTTTAAATCTCTGGAGCCGCGACGGCGACATAGACGCCTTTAATTTTGCAAGCTCGGCTCTCAGGTATTTTAAAACACAGAACAATGAAACATTCTGATTTGCGTTCTAGGTTAGTAGTGGGGGCAAACATCACCATGGTGATGAGGGCGATTGACTACTTTTTTGTTACCGGGCGACGCCTGCAGCTCTGGAGTTACATGGCCGATAACAACGCCCTCATGTTGGCTAAAGAGGTTTTTCTACGTAAGATCCGATGACGAAGGAACCGCCATATCGCTACGAGGTAATCAAGGCCTTCAACTGGCTCTTGACGGTGGGCTTACGCCTCGACCTGTGGAAACACGCAACCGGCTTAAGGGCTTTCGAGATGGCAAAAGCAAAAATCAACGATGATCTATGATGAACAACTTCCACAGACCGAAGTTGTTATGGCTCGAAATAAGCGCAAGCTTGAAGCTCTTGATTACTTGCTTTATTTAGGCGGCAAAATTGGCCTTTGGCAAAAGAAAACAGACAACCAAGCATATGTAATGGCTAAAGATGAATACGTTCGCATCACAAGAAGTAGATACCCATGACAGCGAGTAAGCAGTATATTGCAGGCAAGAAGACAGGAAGTTTGCCATTTGGCCACGTACGCTATGTAAACGGAAAGCACGATATATGGCAAGACGACATTGACTTTGTCTTACTTGGTTTTCTTAGCTTCCTGAACTTCTTGCAACTGTGCTCAGAAAAGCACATCACCAAAACGGAGCCGTAATGCGATCCCCTGAAGAAGAAGAATTTGCCCAGATGATCCGTATCGCCCTTGCTAAGCTCGCACCCCTTTCTCCGCATGAACAACTCAATATTCCGCCTATGATTAAGGGCCAGGACATTGAGGTTCCTATGTTCACGCTGAATGAGACGGCTGCGGCGTACAAGAAAAGTACAATGTGTTAACATGAGCAAGAAAAAAGAAAACAGTGCTGCAAAGGTGGAAGTAATAGTTAAAGTAATTCATGAGTACCCAAGGCCCCAACACGACACACAGTATAAGCAAAGTCACCCTGACGAATACGAGTGGTCTAACTTTTGGAACGACTGGGTGCCTATCACGGGGTCCAGATAAAACAACATGTTTAAAACTTCTGGCATAGAGTACGACATCAACAAGCGCTGGGAAAGCGGTACGCCACATCACCTACAGTCAATTGCTTTAATGAATAGAGTTAAGGAACTCGACTGGGAACTTCTTGAAGGGTATTTTGACTTTAAAACTGGCGGTGATGGTGACAACGGCGAAACGTTAATGTACCTGTTGGACATTGTCTTTGAGGAAAGGGATGTCAATACTTCTAAGTAAAATACCTGTGCTTGACAAGGGGTTCGTAGCGACATACGATACCTCTTGCAACGGGACAAAGCTGAACCAACTTGCTGTCGAGTTCTACAAGAGACTCGATGGCAAGTTTCTTTGTGAAAACTCGACACTGACAGTGATGATGAAGTGTCCGCTGTTTATTCAACTGAACCTGTCGCAGTTTAACCTACGTATCACCAATTTACCCAACATTGGCTCTGATGAGCTCGAGAGCTACTGTCCAAATCCGGGGGAAATTGGTGCCCCCAACCTGCAGAATAGCACTGATATTGCCGAGGATATGCAGCGAACTTCGGTTGCGCTTCTCATGAACCACAAGGCTTATCAGGCTGACGGTTGCAATCGTTTTATGTCGCAAATCCTAACACCAATCAATACTTACACGACCATCCTCGTTCATGGAATGTATAATGATTGGAGCAGGTTCGTATCCCAAAATGGTGCACCTGCGCCCATTGCAGCCTACATGGTAGCAGTGGACCAACTAATCAAAGCAGAGTGGCCATGACCAAAAAAGTTAAGAAAGAACCAACGCCAGACATTGAAGTGTACGAGACGGAGATGGAGTTTACTTGTCCTGTACGAGGGCTTGTAAAGCAGAAGGTACAAGTAAAGCGGCTTAAGAGCGTAGAAATTACGCCAATTGCTGACATCAAGCGCAGTAAAAGTCTAGCCGATGAGATTGACCTAAAATACTCCGGTCTAGACTTAGACGACGACATCGTTGTCACTACCGACGAGGAAGACCTTTGAAATACGAAATTACACCCGAAGACCGCCAGATTATGGAGAATGATTTAGCTACTGATCGCACACTAAAGCACCTACGAAACTTGTCCTTCTACAAGTTTGCACCCGGCGACATTCTTATCCGCGAAAACATTGGATATGACCGCGACGGAGATGAAAAGAAGTGGCACGTGGAAACTGGCAGCGGAGATATCCCGCATAAGTATGTGTATCTGTTTGAAAATGAGCTCGGGGTTGGCTATATTCGCCGTATGAGCGTCAAGGGCACGAAGCTCGTTGACCGTGCCATGTGCGTTACTCAATTCGACCCGGACCACACTCGCTTCAAGCTCGATCCTGAATACGCCGATCACATGTTGCTGGCCAGCGAGGATGACCAGTTCGATACGGCGTCACGATACAACGACATGAAGAAGCGTCGCGAAGCCCTTCATCGCCGCAATAAGAAGAAGCGCGTGGACCTTCCGGACGAGGCTGCAGTGATTGCATGGATGAAGACCTTGAAGGTCGGCGACCAGATTTGGTGGGGGTACAGCATCAACAACATTCATAAAGAACCTTACGTTATTGACCAAATCAATATTCATCCAATTGGCTTTCCTTCGCCTTCAGCATGGTCGTCTGCTCCACAGAGCAATCTTGTGACACACTCGGTTGATAACTCCACCTACAAGTCGAATTTGTACTCTAATTCGCTGTGTCGCTACTATGTCTTCAAGGAGCGTCCTGAGTTCTTAGACGAAATCATCGACTAATATGAGCACTCTCTCAACAAAGAAGTTAAGTCATCTGCATAATCGGGCAGTGGCTATTGCTGCACAGTCACATGACATCCATACACAAGTAGCAGCTTTGCTGGTTAACCCGCAAACACTCGCTGTTAGTGCGGATGGCTATAACGGCTTTGTGAGAGAGGCTGATGATTCTAAGCTACCCACTAATAGGCCCGAAAAGTACCGTTATATGGTGCATGCAGAGGCTAATCTCCTCTGCAATGCAGTCAGAAACGGGGTGAAGACTGATCACTGTTTTGTATACGTTACCATGTCTCCGTGTACCGCTTGTCTTCGGCTCATGTGGCAAGCAGGCATAAAAGAGTTTTATTTTAAGGAAAAATATAAGGACTTTGAAGAGTGCACGTCGATGTTAGATTTAGCAGTCACGCTAGACGAGCATGACGGCTTCTATCACATGGTTGTCTCTCCGCGAAAATGAACTTTTATAACACCCGCAGTTGGACTAAAACGGAAAAACTAAAAAATATAGCTTTTGGTTTTGCTATAACATTAGTTCGACTCCAATTGGTCACTGCCAAAAACTGGGACAAGTTTGGCGACCCTGGACTCAATCTTCTGATAGAAAGACACGCTAATTATGGACTGGTCCAATAACTCATTAGAAGTTAAAAACTTTAAGCAAATTGAGAAGGCGTTTAGTTGCCTTCTTGTTGTTTTTGTTAAGCTTGTTTTGCAGCCAATAGTAAACACTCGAAAACTGTCAATAAATTGGCCGGCCGTACAGGGCACAGTATTCTATGTTTCAAATTTCGTTACAAGAAATGTCAACTATGCAAAACCAACTGACGATCCTATTTATCGGCAGCAATCCTTCACAGAAGGCGACGAGTACTGAAGCCTTTACTGCCGACACTGCTTCGGGCCGCATTATTCGGACTTGGATTGAGGGCGTAGAAGGCAACATCGTCTTCGATAATATCGTGCCCCAGGTCACGGAAAACAACCGCCCTCTGAATTCTGATGAGATGGCCCAAGCATCGGCATCCCTTCTCGAGAGGATTAAAGGAATCAATCCTGATCGAATTGTGGCGCTTGGAAAGAACGCTAGTAAGGTGCTCTCTAAGCTTAAGTTAGATTTCTTCGAGATGCCTCATCCTTCAGGTCGTAATAGGAAACTCAATGACAAAGAGTATGTCCAGAAACAAGTTGCGCTCCTCAAAGTTTTCTGTGCAGCTAGTAAATAAGTTTCTCTTAACCACGTACGCTCTCGATCTGTGTGGCTACCAGACACTACGCGCGGCGAAAGTGAAATTAGGAACACACTTGATTATACGGTATTCGTAATGTATACTATTCCAATAGTTAGGTCTACACCATACATTAAATCCGCTGGATATCAGGTCAGCAAGTTGCTCGACAACTTGTGGCGATTAAAGATAATTAGTTATGAGAACCTGATGGCTATAAAAATTAATATAGAAGACAGAGAGCTGCGATCAATGCGGCCCGCTTGGCGATCATGGGAAACACCATGAAACTACATGAGACCATAGTTGATGGCTATCGTCGAAACAAAGTTAATGTTTTCTGGCCCACCATATTTTTTTTAATGATCCGCTTAAGGCTTTGCACTTCGTTGACAGCAAACGGTGCATATAGGCTTCTCAAAAAAGAAATCCATATAGCTAATCTTGTGCTAGTAAGACCAAAAGGGTCTTCAAGATAACCGTGCCGGCAGTTAAAGCGCCGCCAATCTTGGCGATAAGAACTAGCGTATTCTTCCACCAGTTGGCTACTGCAAGCTTGTGCTGTGCAGCAATTTCAACTGGCGTAAATCGCTCGTCAATTTTCTTTACATAATTTTCAAGCAAATCTGTTCGCTGCATGTGCTCCTTTAGCGATTCGGTGTTTTCTTGTAAGATCTTGGTGTTGTGATTTAGTGCTTCCCAGCGGTCACGTTCACCGTCTACGTGCGCTTCAAACTTTGCTAGATGTACTTCTAGCTTCGTATCAATGCCAGAGACCTTCTCTGTAACATTGTCCATCTTTTCTGTAAGATCGTCGATTTTGTCTGCCATACGCCACCCTATTGAGTAGGCGGCTTAGAGTCTTTCTCTTTATCCGCGCCGCCGGAGTTCTCTTCCGTATCTTTAGCCGACGCGCCGGTTCGCCAAGTGCGTCCAAAGTATAGGAAGGAAGATGCGTAGAAGAATTCAAGGGCACTATCCATATCAACAGTGCCTGGTACTCCACTCCACTGACTAACTAAACCAACTAGGACCATAAGGGACGAAACTACAACTAACGTAAGGGAAACAGAACCAGTTCCTGTCTTGGGATCATGAACCAAGGGAAGAGGGATTCCATATGAGTTACATACTAAAACTAACCGCTTAATATGTTTGGAGAATTTTAGTAACATAGGGCGCGCCTTACGGGAATACAACTTTGTATAATCGTATCATCATTTCGGGCTTAGCAAAGTCCACTACATAGGAAAAACTATATGAAACTAGCAAGACTTACAGATGCTCGCTTTCACCAGGCGCTTCGAAAGCTCATGTCACAGCCACTACCTCTTCGTGTTGCTTTTAAACTTAAGGGCGTTGGCATAAAAGTAGATGGTGAACTTCGCAAGTTCGAAGAATGCCGTCAGGCAGCACTTGAGAAGTATGGCAAGCGAGACGAGAACAAGAAGCTTATTACCAAGGAAGATGGCTCGATTGATTTTGAGCCGGAAAATCTCAACGTATTTGCCGCTCAGTTGAACGATCTTGGTCAGTTAGATATCGAACTCGGATCAGTGAAGATTGATGAGCTCGGAGACAACGTGCAGCTTACGGTTGATGAACTCTCTCTTCTTGATGGTCTAATCGTAGAGTAAACAGTTATAGCCGTGCTTAATAATAAAGGCCCAACAAAGTTGGGCCTTTATTGTTTCTAAACAGGATTGCTTAGGAAAGCGTGCAGCCGTCGTTCACCACAACCTGCCAACGTAGAGCGCCGCCAATCTTGATAGCTTCCAAGATGATTGCATCACCAGCAGTATTCATGGTAATAACAGTGTTACCTGCAGTATTGATGCGAGCAGCAGAGGTAATAACTCGATCGCCACCAACCCGAACATCTAGGCAGAGCGAAAGACGCTGACCTAGAAAGGTGGGGATAGCGAGCGTGTTAGTCTCAGCTGCTGCTGTAGTGATAGCAATAGATGCAGAGCGGGTAACCGGAATTGCCGCGCCAGTGCCGGGGTCAGCTACGACCGCAGTCGCGCGTAGATCCAAGTCATCCACGAGATTCGAGATTTCGGTAGCCTCGGAGCGCCGGGCTAGTGCTGCTTCTAAACGTTTGCGTGCTTTTGCTGATAGAGCCATATGAACTTCTCCTTGTCATAGGAACCACTGGCAGGGCCAGGGAACCATCCCATTAACTCTATCAGGGGCTTAGACTTAAGAGCGAGCAAAGGTTAACTTGCTCAGTTTCAAGATCTTTTCGATACTTGCGTTAGGATCGTCAAAGACTCCGGTGGCGTCAACGACTGTAGTGCCGGCAGGTGCCCCAGTTATCAGTGCACTGCCTCGAACTATTACAGTTCCTCCAGTACAAGAAGAATCTAGGTCTATTTCTGCACCAGCCATGTTTAGAACATGCACTCCGGCAGTGACATTGCGCAGAAGCCAGCGCCCCGAGCATCGATGCATAAGGACCGTAATCGAAGGTATGAAATTCAAAGTCGCAATCGGGTTGTCACTATTGGTTACGTGGCAATCAAAAAACTGAAAGACATTTGGGGGCGCATTAATAAACGAGCATGTTCCAAGAAAACCACAGTCTTTGGCTCCGCCTAGCAGTGTCATACAGTCTTCAATAAAGCACTCTTGGAAAGTGCCACCCATAGCATCTCCCTTTATCCACAGTTTTTCATACTGACCACCAACTATCTGAGTTCCCGGAGTAATCATGATGCGGTCATAATTGAGGTTTGATCCGAGAAAATGACCCCCATTCTGAATTTCTGTTCCTAAACTAGTATACATCCCCAGAATACGAAAGGTATTAAAGCCACGTAAGGAAGCTATTAATTGGGCGTCTAATAAACTGTTAACTGGCTGCATGGCTGTACCCTTAGGATACAGGGTTCCAATTGATCCATTGGCTTGATTTAGCCACACTGCATTCTGGAAGCTAGAAAACTCAATTTCAGAGCTCTGCACAAGACCAGCAGAGTTAGCAGAGCGCACAGACACTTGGTTGACGTTTACTCGATCGCCTACATTGGAGTTGCCTCCAACAATGTTCACTGCGTAATTACCATCTTCAAAAGTTATCGTGTAATCGTTTATTAACTCTACTACGCGAGCAAGAGAGACTCCTCCTACTGCAATAGGAGCAACGTGGTTATGAGTCGCTGGGAATAGCATTCCAGTTTCATCGTCTTCAAGACTTTTGAGAGTTAACCGTAAAAAATCCAAATCTATCTCACGAATTTCAGTGGGAACAGATTGAATCAACGTAAGGTCTGATTTTGGAATAAAAATCTCTCGGGCATCCCAGTTAATAGTAATAGCCATAGCTTATTCCTTTACAGTCGGACCTCTACCGCCCTGTTTAGCGCGCATGATATTGAGTATTTGCTGAACTTCATTTAACTGATTGTTAAGTGTACTAATAGTTGACTGCAACCCATTAATTTGGATTTGCTGGTCAGCAATTTTCTTATTCATACTTTCTAAAGTAAGACGTACGGTTTCAGCATTTCTCTTATTAATGTCGCTCATGATTATTCGTCTCTGATTAGAAGCACTGTAGCACTAAAACCACTCGTATTGCTCACCGTACCCGTCACAGTGCCTGTTCTATAAAGCGTACCAGTGGTAGCCCGACGAATTCGCCCAGTAACTGGCTGTGATGCACTCCAGCTTCGAACTTCAGATAGGACGCCGCTGGCGTCTGTTACACCTTCTAACACAACTCCAGTTGATTTGATCGTACCAGTGGCAGGAGTTACAGTTGCTCCAATTGCGGGATATGTATATGAGTTGGCATTAACCACGGTTACAGCCTTAACTCCATTGTACTCGATTTCGTTTGCACCCTTAATAAGCATCTTTTGGCCAGTGCTAACATTATGAGAGTTATGAGTCACAGTTGCTAGTGTAATGGGGCCTAAATCTGTGCCCCATGGGCCGGTCGAGGCATCAGTGAGTGCAGAACCGTTAATAGCAGTTGCACGAGCCGCACTACCAGCTAATGCCCAAGCACCTAGTAAGTTCGTTGAAGATACTGGAGTGCGTGATAGTGATTCAGCCAACAACTCTGTCGTGGTTAACACACGATTCCAGATTCGCACATGTGCCATGCGACCTCGGACAGCAGTACCAAACACATCCCAACCTGAGATATTCAATTGCGTGGGTGTCCAAGGGCCTGTAACTGTTGTCTTAGTTCCGGACGAGAAAGAGGCTTCATTGGCAGCGCGGGAGAATAGTGTAGTGGTGCCACCAGACACTGTATGCGCAAGGTAATACCATGTTCCTAGCGCCAAAGTTCTAACGACCGTTCCGCCCAAGTTGTCAATAATTGACATTTGTAGGTTCTCATTAATCGAAATGGTGTGAGCATAATCGCCACCAGATCCACGTGTGAGAGCAAGAGGAACAGAAGTGAATGACGCTAGTGGTGCTGAATCAAGTCGTACCCAACAGCTCATTGTGTAATTGGTGTCAGAAGAAGGAACGTTGCTGCCAATAAGACGATCAGCATACGCATCAAATACCACTGCATTTTCAGTTGAACCTGCAACTGTCACAGTTACGTTATAGGGAAGCGGACCCGTATTATCTGCGGCCAATAAGAGTGCACGTGCACTCTGTATTGCGGCATTGCTAATTTGATCTCTAACAGTTAGTGATGTCGTAACAGGGTTTACTATTAGCGACGTTGAGGCGCCAGCGCCGTTGCGCACTGACGGTGTAGTACCACCGACAATATTAAGCGTTACTGCACCACCTGAGTTATTATAGATTGCCTCGTTGCCCGTCGAACCGTCAGTTCCAGCAAATCCAGTGAACGTATCATTTGTAAGCGTATAGGTACCTGGCGTTGTAATGATGAGTCCGTGCCCCGTGCCCGCCGATGTGAAGGTTGCAGCCGAAATGAGTGTTGGGTTGTCAGAGGTTACCGGCGAAGAAGAGAATGAACATGATGTGAGTGTAGCTGCATTCTGCGTAAACGAAGGACAGCTTACAAACGTCGTACGGTTGAGTGTTACAGTTGAACGCAACGTTACTGTCGCGCGCACAACTGTTGAACCTGCAAAATTAAGCGTAGCAGAACCAGAATGGCTAGCGTTAAAGCGCCAATAATACGGTGAGTCTGATGTAAATACGCAGTTGGTAAAGCGAAGCGAATCGCCAGCAAGACCGTAAAACTCAAATCCCAGGTGATTATTATCCACATGAAAATCTAAGTAGTCGATTTCATCTGCCTTCCTGGGGTACTGAAAAGTCTGTAGATCAAAGGAAACATGGGTTGAATCTTCGCCGCCGAAACGCAGACGTGTCCAGCATGTTACAGCTGCACCAGCGCGAACAAGCACAGGAATGTCACCTGATCCGCGGTTCACGGCATTTACAAAGCGATCAAAGTCAATCGGGTTAGCAGAAGTCCCACCAAGAGTTACGGTCTCATTGAGCATTACAAGTTGGCTCCATTCGATGGAACACGCACCGTAATATCCCGAAGACCCAAAAGCCACACGAGGAACTGAAGTTAGTGTAACAGTACCAGCATTCGCGAAACGCGTATCAGAAGTCTGTGCAACCTGAATGGCAAAGTTTTGGCGGTTCGATGGATCTGTTGTTGCACTGAATTGTGCTCCTACAACCCAAGCTGAATATGTAGTATTAGGAGTCGCACCTGCTAGGTCAACGTAAACGCCGCCACGTACAGCAGATCCCATGTCAATGTAGTCTCGAGGTACTTGAGGACGCCAAGTACCAAACAATACGCCTGAACCCGTTGTTAGGTTGTATGCGGCAGTTGGTGTAAATTCAGTATGAGCAAGGTTAGTAGTAGATGACGATCCCGCAGATCGAGCCGCAGCGTGAAATGGGTTATATCCAGAGTCTGCAGCTGCAGCAACCGCAACTCCCGTAACTGTCTTACCGCCAAGACTTGTATGTGTAATGCTCGCGGCAGCCACCCATGTACCGGCATCACCGGCTGTAGCTCCAACCATTGGCATTAAGAGAGTTGCAGGCACAGTAGAACGAGACACATATGTCTCGCGTAAGTTTGAAGTACCATCGTCTCGCAAAGCAATAATTACAGCGCGTGTATCGTCTGCTGCAGCGGCCCAGTGACTCGGACCCGCGATAGCACCTGCTGTACCTTGAAGAGTATATGAGACACAGAGACTATTCGCCCCCGTGTCACCAGCGAAAGCATTAACCCATCCAGCTTGCGCAAATGGACCGATACCAGAGTCTGTAATCAGTCCACTCATTACCAAACAACCATTGTGCGTAGGAGTGCAGCTCGCAGAAGCAAATGGAAGCGTAGTGTCGTCTGCGACTGTGTTACCAGATGCACTAATGCCGTCTGTTGCCGTTGTACCGAACACACCTTGCACCGCAACAACAAGTGCGCAACAAGGAGCTGAGGTGAGTGCAAAAGTCACAGTTTCCGAGGAACTCGCTGCTCTCTTTGTGTATACACCACCACCTGCACCAGCACTAATAACAGTCTGAACTGCACTCCATGATGCCGGTGTTGTAAAAGCAGCAGCAAGATCCTTGGCCACAAATGCAACAAGTAGGTCTCCCGACTGATGTGTTGGCATCTCACACACCATGCTCGCTGTGGCCACAGAATTGATAGTAACAGCTGAATCTCGAATACGAGCCATTGAGTTCCCTCCCCTACTGCTTACGCGTCTGATGTACGAATCGCTGTAGCGGAGCCGCCGGCCGAACCTAGTGTACCTGTTGTTTCAAACGTCTTGATAGGCGACGCTGCGCCGTCGCGAACACGCACGAACAGCGAACGATCTGAAGAGTAAACAACAGTGAATGACTCAGAAGTCGCTGTCGCAAGCTTGTCAATGTAACTAATAAATACATCAGTGCCCACTGTCGCGTTATCGGTGCTAAAATCAGTTGATGCGATAGTAAAGGTCGAGCCTGTAAACGACGAGTACGCGATACGCTTATAAATGCCGCTGTCACATTTTACGCGTATCGTGCCTGAAGACGGAGTATCTGACGGGATGGCCGACTGAACTACCAATGAAGTTACTGCTGCGCCTGTAAGTGTAGCGTTAAGTAGGAGCTGGTTTGTGAGTAAGTTGCCGCCCGAACCGGGACCAACAAGTACGCGATCTTCGCCAACAACAAGTCCTTGTACTGTAAACGTAACATTGTTAGGCGGAACGCGCTGTGTGTTTGTAAGATCAAAGAGCTTGTCAGCTGCAGTGAGATCTGTGTACTCTACTCCGACACCGTAGCCGCCGATGATTGCTGAGCCCGTGGAAGCACCAATAAACGGATATGATAGCGAACGCTCAACCGGAGCACCAGTAGTGGTTCCTGTGGCAGCTGAAGTGACGCCAGTAATCAACTGACCTGCAGTAGGCGCAACTCCCGCTAGAACCTGAATCCACATCTTTGTCGATGCAGCGGCAGAATCAACAGCAATCAAGATGCCTGATCCACCACCAGGCCAAGTAATACGCTCAACGGCTGAGAACGTACCGGAACGCGGAGTTGTCATATTGAGCTCGTGAGTTACTCCACGGAAGAGTTCACCAGGAACCGTGTAGAGCTTGTTTGAAGTCTGGATGCTGAAGTTAAGATCATCAGTTGCAGTGGCTGCCCAAGAACCAGTATATTGTGATCGGTTGCCGGCATGCGTTCCTGAGGAAGCAAGTCCGCGTACGTTAAGATAGTTTGTACCGTTGCCGCCCGAATATTCAACAGCGAGTACGTAGTTTGTGCTGGCTACCATTTCAAATGGAGTCGAAAAGTAAAACTCTACGGGCGCATAGGAAGTTGTGATGCTAGAAAGATCTACTGCATCTGAAGTGGCAAGAGCAGAACCCGTGCCGACTGAGCTAGTTCCAAAAGTACCCGAGTGTGCATACAGCGTAGCAGTCACTGTACCTGTGGGAGCAAGAACCTTTTGAAGCTGAAAGTATGCACGGACAAGATACTGAGGATTGCTCCCGTTAGCGAATGACTGGCCCTGGCGCGTAATGGTGCCGTTGCCGAGCTGGAAGTTAGAACCTACGTCAGCACAGCTCGTCTCGACAGTGCCACGGCGAGAGAGGTACTTGGCACGCTCATAAAGCTGGTTAATACTATAAATAGCGCGATTCCACTCTGAGTAATATGCTTCGTTAACAGTATCGTTGTTAACGTCGATCAAGCGATATCCTTCTGTATTAGAGATAGTCGTCCAGCTCTTAATAACCGACTCAGTGGTAGCATTGTTAAGGTCATCCGAGAACTGCAAGGCAAGCACGTTGTTACCACGTGACGTGCCGTTAATGCGGAATTCTGAGAACGTCTTACCAACTTCACGAGTTTGGCCGATAATTCGGCGGCCATCTATGTCCGAGCCACCCGTACGAACCTTAATCATGAAGCGATGGCTAATACCTTGAGCAACGTCAGCATTATAACTTGTAGTCCAAAAATTAGGAGAGAGTATCTTGGCGTTCTGCAGGATCTGCAGGTATGTGTTTGCAGGAGCAAAGCAAACGATACCGTCATAGATAGTATTTCCGCCATCCTGAACAATAGAACCATCAAAGAGGAACCGAGCTGCGTAGTCATCAATGTTATATGGGCTATTTAGAGTAATAAGGTTGTCTGTAGCGCGTTCAGAAGCTGTAGCATCAGTGATATCGAGGATATCGTTGCCAGCAGCCTGCGCGTCGTCCATCAAGTCTCCCAGCCAACGATGGAAGGCGATAACTGTATATGTGGCACCTGAACCTACGTATCTAATGTTACCGTTTGCTGCAACGCTAAAATCATCTGCAATGGCCATATTACTCTCCGAGACGAAAAACTAGAACAAAAAACTAGAATAATAATAAGATTATAACAACCCTACAAGTTAAATTACACGTCCTCTATTGTTACCGCTAGAGTAATTAAGTCGCCTTGGCCATTATACGTAAACTGTTCAACACGTTTCTTATTTCCGATAGTGGTTTCAATTGTCTCAACATCACCACTAGGCGTATAAGTAAACGATGTGGTCTTAGCAACAAACTCTGAACGAACTACATCCACCTTCAGCGCCTTTGCAGTATCTACGGTAGAAATACCGACAGCATCAACTCCACCAGATATCTTAACTGGCCAAGCATTATCTGCAGTATTGGGCTCACCTTGGCTAACAGCGCCGATTGTAATATCACCGAGATTAACTACTGCACTCGTAGGAAGCGGGTTATCTTCAGTAATTTTATTGCCAAACTGGTCAACTAAAATAGTCCGATTGGCTACTGTGGGCTCTTCTTCATACGTGGAGCGTGTAATCTCATCTCCAGCGATGGTGGGGCGCTTCTGCTCATTAGCAAAAACATTGGCACCATCAACCGTTAAGTAAGAAGATATATCTGTCGTGGCAAAAATATTGCCTGTACGAGGCCCGACTACAATCTGCGTAGAAGAAAGGACGTTCTTTACTTCAAGTTCTAAGTTAGGCTGTGTATTAGAAGCAACTATAACAACTTGCTTAACCTTAAATAAGGATGAGTCGGAGATAACAGCTACGCCATTAGTGGCACCATTGGCCGCAAAAAGTTGTGGAGGTACTGCTGAAAAACGCTTCTCTAACATAAAATCAGCTCCTTACGGCCCCAACGCCTGTGACCATTCACAGGCTCTTATGACTTAAAAACCTTCGTTACCGCGACCACTATCATTTATCTTTATATTATCCCAATACTGCCGTTCTTCTTCTTCACTCTTAAATCTCTGACTAATTGGCTTAGACGCTTCAACTAGCCAATTATTAATGCCATTGCCCCATTGAGCCTCAGCCTTGTTCATCTCTTCTTGAGTTGAAAAACCATTCTGCTGAGCCCACATATTCTGAGCAGCCATGGCCATCTCTTCGCTAGTCGGCTGGCGCGGAGGTGGGCGGCCGCCAAGAATACCAGTCTTCTGTAACTGGTTGGCAAGTCTCTGTGCATGCTGCTGTTCAGCTAATTCTTTAGCTTTAACTAGAACTTGCTCACGTGTAAGCCTAGGAGTAGGCTTGCTGAAGGCCCTGGCAGTTTCCTGCATAGCCTTTTCAATCGGTGAAAGGCCTTTCTCTTCCTCTGCCAAGGCCTTCTTGAGCACCTTGAAGCGATAAATTAAGTCGCCTAGCTCCCTGTTGATTTCATCCTTAGTCATTTTCTTCCTCACTCTTCTTTAGCGGCTTCTTCTCGGGTGGTTTCTTAGCTTCAGCTAAACGCTGCTCGTGGCGAATACTTGAAATCTCACCCTTCTGCTTCGCCTGCTCCTTAATCTGCTGCTCCATCAACTTAAGTTTAAGTTCTTGCTCACGCTTCTTAAATTCAAGTTCTAGTTTCATCTCTTCTTGACGCAACTTAAGATCCAAACGCTTTTTCTCTATTTCAAGTTGCTTCATTTGCTTATTAACTTCAGCATCATCCTCAGAGCCATCCGGAGCAAGAGCTTCTTTGCGGGCTCTTTCGTACTCTACATCTAGCATACGCTTCTTATGCTCCACTTCCAATGAAGCCGGATCTGGCTGCTGCTGGGCACGCTGATACTCCACGTCTGACATTCTCTGTTTATGCGCAGCATCCTGGTCAATTAGAGCATGCTTTTTCTGAGCGGCCTCAAACTCTAGATCCTGCATGCGCTTCTTGTGCTCGCGCTCTAATGCCAAGCTTTCTGCATTGTGGGAGTGCTGCAAATCAGCATCCTTAGTTGCACTCTGAACATCTATATGCGACATGGCTCGCGTGGCTTCGGCCTTAGCCGCCTGCGTCTCGTCGATCTCAGGTGCTAAGTGTCCATGAACAATGTACGCGATTTCCTGATCTGAGTAGCCTTCCTCTTTCAATGAATCAACAAGCTCTTGAGGATCAACGTTGGGATCTCCATTACCATCTTCCGGCATTTCTTCTTGCGGCTGTACATCTTGTCCTTCATCTTCGGGAGCAGCTGACACTGCTTCGGAGTCGGCTTCATCACCATCAGGCAGCATTTGCTGATCATCCCCTTCCTCCGGAGGCATTTCGGGCGCGTCACCCTCGTTCTCCTGTCCTTCGAAAGGAGGTTCCTGTGTTTGCTCTTCTTGCTCTGGTGGGGTTCCGCCTTGCATTGCGGCTGCATCATCAGGCTGAGGCTGTGGTTGCGCTTCCATTTGTGCCTCGAGATCCATAAACGCCTTCTCGTGATTGAGCGCCTTCTTGAGCTTAGACCAGCGCACGCTGAGCTTCAAAGGCTCTTTACCCTCGACGATCTCTTGCTTACCGTCTGGAGTAACTTCCAGCATTTCTTCCTTGTTCATGTCGCCCTTGCGACGCTTTGGCTTCTTAAGTTTGTCTGACATGTTAGATTCCTTACAAATAATCAATGAGGAAGCGCTTTTGATAGTGTCCGCGCGCTGCTTCTTTCTGCTGCTGAATAATCTTTTCCAGTTCACCTAATCGCTGTGCTAAGAAAGCTGGTCCTGGAGTACCAACACTCTGCGATGTCCCATCTATGCTTATACCAACTGAAGAGTAAGGAAACAGAACGGGACCTAGAGTGGATAGGAAGCGATAGGCTGCAATGTTCTCAATTAAACCTGCCAACAGGGCAGGTACTTGTCCTTCGGGGAATCCAGCAGTGTATTCAACTAGAACTGCACCAGGCCAATGAGTAATTGCTTGTGAGTTAAAGGCGTGATAACCCAATCCACTATAAACACTAGCAACAAAACCAGAAATGCTTACCCCCTGGGTAGGAACAAGCTGGATCGTCCCATCTTGCGGCTGAACATGAATAAACTCTAGTGGCATATCTACGAGGGGATTGACTCCCGGCACACCGTTATTAAATGTAAGCTGGAACTTATTTACGTTTAAGATTGGCGAGTGGTGGAGTTTAAGATTGCCAAAGCTCCAGAACTGCATTTCTCTATCATAGTCGTGACGCTCCTGAAACTGCGTAGGAGTGATATACAGATCTAGTTCGTGCTCTATCTCCGAAATAGCCTGACGAATGTAGTCATCCAATGTTTCATCAGATACCGTCTCGTTGGTGAGTCTTGACACGAGTGGGATGCCGAATAAACTACGACGCTTCATATCCGCAGCATTGGGAATTGGGGAGTAACGCTCAGCGCCATTTTGCTCAATAGCCCACGACGGGAAAGGCTGGACTTGTGGTGTTTTAGAGATTGTCATTTATTCCTCTTCATCGGGGCCAACAAAATTGATGTTGCGTTTAGGCTTAAGAGCGGAGACTCGCTTCAAGCGTTCCTGTATTTCTGGTGGATGTGCGGCTGCAACTTCAGCAGCTGGACGGCGTTTCGGCGCTACTGGCATCGCGGGCTTCGGTGCCCGAGGCGGAGCAGCCGGAGGACTTGCCGTGGGGCCTGAAATAGGAGTAGGCTTGGGTGCTCCAGGATTAATGATTGTTGTAACACCCTCCTTGTTAGTATGCTTAACGGGAGCAACGTTCTCGAGGCGCTGTGCTTGCTTAAACTTAGATGCACCAGCACGAAGTTCTGCGGGGATTTCGTCCTGAGCTTTAAGCGCAGTCTGCATGAGACCATTCATCTTTCGATTGAGGTGAGTCGTGAAGCTAGCCTTACTCGGATGATCGTGATCATAATCATTGATCGCCTGATATAAAGCATGAATCCCGGCTTCATGTAGCGCTCTATCATCAAGCTGACCGCTCTCTGCGGCTTGAGTGAGCCCCATCTTCCCAAGTGTGCGACGAGCTGCCCGCTCGATCAGCGGATAGTACTTACTAATGAGCATGTCGTGAGCGCGCTTGTGAGATGCATCCTTAAACTGCGGACCATCTCCAATTACTGAAGCAACGTCTGCGCGCTTTTCATCTGCAGCAGCATAGGGATCAACATCGCCTGTAGGCTGCTTCTTCTTTTCATCGTAACGCTTCATGTACTGGTCAACGAAATCTCTGTTACCAGACGCAAATGCTGCGCTCTTATCCTGAGAAATGCCGCTAGGCGCCGCATCGTCCTCTTCACGACTACCACCAGCGTGTTGCATTCCTTCTTCAAGTGACACTGCTTCGGGGTTAACTCCGCCGCCAGCGATGTGACGAATCTTCTCATCCTTGGCCTGCGCATAAAGCCCCTTAGCGTGAGTACCTTTCTTGTGCGCTTCGGCATGGGCCTTTAACGCATTCACCGAATGCTCCGGGTTGTTCTTTTCCCAATCTGAGTGAAATTGCGCTTCCATTTCCATTTGCGTAAACGGATCTGCATTCTGAAAGTCCTGAGACTGAGTAAAGTCGTTATATGCTTGTTGACGATCAGCGTGAGAAAGATTGCGTGCTTCTACAATACGACCCTCGTGATGACGACCTGGGTTCTTGTGCGCTTCCGCTTCTAGACGCGCCTTGTCGCGAGCGCGCGAAGACCAAGCACGAGTATATTCACGCAGCTGCGCAAGCTCTTCGCGAGTAGGCTGCATGTCATCAGACTCTTTTGTGGCAGAAGCCGCAGAAGCAGGCGACGGCATTACAACTCGCTTAGGCTCACGTGGCGCCTGTGCTTGAGCAGCAGGGGGTGTGGGAGTAGGAGCAGTGTTCTGCTTAGCCGCTCTACGAATTACTGGCGCTGGAGATGTAGCCTTAGCTTTTGCCTTAGGCTTCTCTTCGTACTCAGCATCCTCGTCCATCGACATATCTTCATCTTCGGGCTTTTTGGCTGGATCATTCTGACTTAACCATGCGTCGGCGTCATCACCCTGCAGCTCATCTTCATCCCAGGTTTCTAATCCATCACTATCCTGCTCTTCATCTGTATCTGAATAGTCAGGATTCTCGTCGGAGAGTCGTCGACGAGCCTTCATAAGAAAATCTTCCAAAACATCTAGTGTTGAATTCATGTGTTCCTCTTATTTCTTATTACGTGCGAGCAACATATCTTTCACACCCGGAAGATCCATAAATTTGGCTTGTAGCTCGGGCGGAAGAGCGCTGATTCTCTCAATGAGAGCAGCTGAATCCATTGTGTTTGATGGAGCAGCCTTGGGAGCAGGAGCAACAGTGGGCTGAACTTGCGGTGTAGTTTGAACAGGCACAGGTTGCGTCGACGCTGGGGCAGATTGTGCGGGCGCTGCAGCTCTCACCACTGGAGCAACGGCCTTACTGGCAGCTGGAGCGGGAGCGACGTCTTCTTCTTTCTTTGAACCCATCTTCGGAACTACAGGATGGTCATGAACATGTGGCTCATGTGGGCGCAGAGGAATGCCGTCATATAAGTGACCAGCTTTCTTAGATCCTCTGCTTGCAAATTCTCCAGGTGGAAGCGAGCGCATGCGAGCGATCCAGTTTTTCTGGTGCTCTCCGCCATGCCACTTGGCCAAATCAGCAGCATATTGCTGCAAACGCGCCTCTGATAGGTGTTCGTTCTGTGCATCTTGCACGCCGCGAATTGGATGATTATCGAATTCGTGTGGAGTGAATTCCGGCTTTGCTTCCACGTCCTCTATGTGAATATACGCCTTCTTAGCATCAATGTCAGCTGGCTTACCCAACTGAATTTCTTCCCAAGGATAGCCACTTGTGTGAGGCATTGTAGCGTTATCTTCATGGCCAGGATGTGGAGGCATTTCTAAGAAACCCCAATCCTTAGTGTTTTTGGTGATACTGCCGCTATTCTTAGTACGAACGCGTAGAAGTTTAGGATCACGAAGTGGACCATCTCCCTTCGCGTTGCGTGTCAACTTAGTATAGTTGGTTTCCCAAGGAGCAATTTTTGGATAATCCAGATCGAAAGCATTTTTGCTGTTTTTGCTGTGGTTGGCCGCCCGAGCGGCCAAGTGCATAATAGGAAACAAATGATCCATGTGAGCATCTGCAACCTGACGAAACTTCGCCTTCTCAGGGCTACCTTCAGGAGCAGCATGATGCGCCTTCAGTGCGGCCTTGTAGTGTGACAAGTGATGCCCGAGCGCATCGCGCATCATGTTTGTGTCAATAGTAGAAGCGTTGGCCCCAAAAGCAGTAATGGGACCGTTGGCTTTACTGCCAGTGCTAGCAGTAGCACGAGGCATCTTCTCTAAGACTTCAATAACAACATCTGCGAAGCGCTCATCAGCAATACTCTTAATAAAAGTCTGTAGGCCGTTGTTTCCTTCTGCCTTACGCAATAGGACAGCCTTAAAGGAATTTAGTTCCATGGGCCACCTATTAAGACTTTTGGCGCGGTGTTTCACGCGCAACTTGAACAAAAGCTGCAACAGCACCTATCACCACAGTAACTGTAGGCTTGCTGTCGTCGGGATTGCCATCTCCGACGTTAAAGATGATGATCTCGCCTGCTGACATAGTCGCGGCAAGAACACCGTCAATCGTTACCGTCGTAGCACCAGTGGCTCGAACTCGAACGGTTCCAGCCTTAAGAACTTCAAGACTTCCAGTGCTATTAGTAATCTTTTCTTCCCAGCAGAGGCCCGACTCTGACTGGCGAAGAGAACCTGAAACGTTATTTGCTGTCTTCATGTATGGCTCCTGAAAAACTCACAAGAGCCATACTATCACCTATCTACCTAAAACCGAACTAGTGTTCGGAAAATTAGATCCGCTCCTTGAGCCTGTTTATCCAAGCGGTGAAGTCTTCATAAGACATATTTAACTTAGCCCTATTACAAATAGAGCAACAAGGAAGGCTATTTGCTAGGATATAGCCGATGGTGTTGTCCTTTCGATCGATGCCATTGACCGGAATAGTCTCCTTAAAGGCACCCTTCTTTACATCTGCCCTATTTTCTTTTGAGACAGGAGGAGAGAAACAGTAGTGACAATTTTGCTTGATCAAATCAGAGAATTCTAATCGAGAAAGTTCAAAACTGAGGCCGCGTCTCTTAGCCGCAATCTTATAATTAGCATACATTTGACCAATAAAACCAAAAGCTTTCTCTCTTCCTCTGCAACCACAAGACTTAGTATGATTGGTAGTTAAGGCACAAGCCTGCATAGCAACTTCTTTACTACATTCACAGCGGCACAACCATCTTACTTTCTCACCTTGATTCTCAACTCTAGACAAAACAGTCAGAAGATTGAACTTCTGACCGGTTAAGTCAGCAGCATCGGGACCAGGTTTCTTTATATTTTCCATTGTCCCTTAATAATATTTACTAATTGCCTACTTCCGTCACTGTAGACCAAGGCGTGCGTCTGCATCCAGTTACTGGGTCCCTGGTTGTAGCCAAGCTTCAGGAATGAAGATGTGCCGACAGCAAAAGCTCCGTGCCAGATACCCGGACAGTGGCTGTGTCCAGTCACCGACAGACCATATGATTTACGCATATTCTTTATATTGCCGCGGGTGCCGGCTGGCCCAATATCACCGTGAGCACCAAGCTGGATACCAGCTACCTTAAAGTCCTCATCACGCTGGAGCCAGCGGACATTCTTAGCCTGGAGACCAACCTTTTCCGTAGCGAACTTAACAGGATCCTTCCCTTCCATCATTGCCTTAGCGAGATCTAGAGAGAAGTAGTGATTCTGAGGGTCCTTAGCATACTTAGCATACCGGAGATAATCCTTAGATAAAAACTCGTCATGGTTCGACTTTACAATAACAACTTCTTCAACCTGCTTGGCAAACCAATCAAGATCGTCTCTGAGACCAACAAATTCCTGTTCGAGCGAAGGCGTATTGTTCATAAAGTGCTGAGCTTTAGTGATGGTGTTGTGTTCCTCATGGTGATTGATAGACTTACCGTTAAACGAGTCATGAAGAGCAACTTTTTGCGGCTTAAAGAAGCCAAGCATTTCCTCTGTGCACTCACGCACAGCGGGGTCTGTCTCGCCCGAATGCCAGTCACCGCACACAAGAACTTCAGGCGATTCACTTGTGATCTTACCGTTGGGATAGTAACGCTTACCAAAGTGTACAAAACTACCTTCTTCATTAAGCATCTGAATCTGCGTATAACCGTACTTAATGTCATCGAAGATATTCACATAGATAGCGCCCATAACATGGTGTTTATCAGCAATGTAGGCAGTACGTTCCGACATGTAAATTCCCGTGTCATAGTCAGGAGATGTAATTGCGCCCGTCGTCATCATCACGTGAGGAAGCTTCTCGTTAGAGGTAGATTCCAGCGTCATGCTTTGCTTCGGTGATGCGAAGACAAAACTACCCTCGCGCTGACCAATGTCACTTAAACCAGTTGTGGGGTTGGGTTGCTTTGCTGAAAGCTTGATAGTGCTAATAAAGAAGTTCGAATTAAGGTAAGTATCTTCTACTACAACACATTCTTTAGCTAATTCTGAATCTATAGTTCCGTAGCCACTAGAAGGCTTGTAGTGAGCAGGATCCGAAGCAACGAGAATAAGCAGCGCCGCCTTATTCTGCTTGCAGAAACTCTTTAGGCTCGCGTGAAAGCCTTCGTGAACTTTGCAGCCTGTAATAGCGGTCGTAATAACGAATTTGTTATGCTGCTTTACCACCTTTCGCAGCTTGCTTACTAGGTCGCGCTCTTCAATAAGATCGGCAATCTCTACGTCAAAGAACTTATCGGGATATTCCTCTCGAGCAATTTCCTCTAGCCGCGTAAGCGAGGAAAAATGGTGCTTAATTGAGTCCTTTGTATGCCCTAGCTCTACAAGTTCGTCCATTTTTGGAGCCCGATTTAACTTGTCGAACAAGTTTGCGTAATCTGATACTATGCCAGACTTTTTTTGTTCACTATCCTTTTCATTCTTTGCTGTAGATGACTGCGACTTAGTCTTACTCAAATTTACTCTCCTAGATCAAGCTGCCGAAGGATCTCTGCGAAATTCTCTTCGATCGTTTTGCCTTCTACATCAATTGTACAATGTGGGAACGCATTAACCATCTGATCCATGTCCTTGGCGACCTTCATCATAAACTCCGCACCCTTGGCTTCCATGGCATCACCCGCCGCAAACTCTTTCTTAGACGACGTTGCTTGCACCAAACCACGAGCCGCATTGTTGCGCAAGTAAACAACCTTGTCGTACAGATCGTGCCAATCACCCTTAATGTTCTTGCAGCACTCAGAAGCGAGTTGAGCTAGAAATAGATGACCGTTACCGCACACGTGGCCGTAGCACAGACCAGATAAGATGCCACGATCTTGAATGATGTAATCATACTCCTGTAACGCAGGAATAATGACTTTTTCAATGTGAATGGATCTAATTGCTTGGCTAATGAATTCACGAGCAACCGGAGTCATTTCCGGTTCATATTGAACGTCTAGCATGATGCCGCGTAACTCCATCGTCAATGGAGCATGCGGGGTTCCTGGTTCTTTGGTGAGAAGTACTTTGAAACCCTTATCTTCTAGATACTTCGCTAGCATCTTCGCGTTGGTTGACTTGAAAGAACCCTCTGTTCCTTCAAAGCAAATGTACTTAGCTTTGCGCATATTAGTCCTTGTCATCCCAAGTGATCTCGATGTTTTCGGTAATGCTGTCTTCTGGCGTAGATGTATTGCTAGTGTATGTCATAACACCGTAGAACATCTGCCCGCAAACAGTACACGTGGAATTGCCAAAGTAATCTGGATAGCCGTAAGTACAAGTATGCGCCGCGGGAGGAATATAAGTTCCGCTGGTATAGGTCACCTTAGATAATCCAAAAGGGTCAGCGCGTACACCTTCTAGGTCTTTTTGTGTTGTTTCGAGCTTACTATTAAGTTCATCGATAACTAATTGCTGACCGAAGACCTGATTTTCCAGGTCTTCGAGACGCTTCATAATTGCATCAAACTTTGATGCAGTTATAGTCTTTTTAACGGAGGAGGATTTTGCCATATCCTCATTTATACCAATTACGAAACGACGGCCTCCTGAGGCACGTATTCAGGCGCGATGGCATCGACAGGATCTTCAATTAGAAAGCCATCCTTCCAGCCAGGAATCGACTCTATGATGAAAGTAAGCACCTGGGCCTCATCCATGTCCTCAGTGCGCTTCCAGTACGTCCAGGAGTATTTCCCGTTTACTGCAGTATAAAAGAACGACTTCAATTGCATGCTCTTCTTCTTCATTACTCTGCGAAGAGCATAGAGTCGAGTGGCTTCTGCCTTTAGTTTATGCAGCATCGAATGTGAAAATGTCAACTGATAATCTGGCTTGTGCATAGCGTCCTTCAATACTCTTATTTCTGCTTCCACACGGCGAACTTCCTGAATCCACTTCTGCTTGTTGAGCTTCATTTGTATTTCTCCTGTTATCGATACAGCGGTAGGTTCGCAAGGAGCTTGCGCAGCTTCTTGCGGGGTTGCGGCTTAATGCCGATTGTCATCAACTGCCCCAGATACGGAACATCGGGCTCACGTATAGGCGTAATCTCAATACCGTTCTGCAGTAGCTTTTCTTCCACTACGAGAAGTGAAACCTCATCGGGAACAGCAAGCACAACTGCATGCGTATTGGGCGGTACTGTGGTGTTTTGCGCACTTTCACCGGCAGCGTGCACGGTTTGTGCGAGTGCTACTCCAAACGGGAGGTCTTCTCTTACGATTACGTAATGATATAAAGTCTCAACCGTCTGTACTTCTACAACTTTACTTTGTACTGTTTCCAGCGCGGGCTTTTTACCGCTGCTGGTGCTCTCGACTATCCATTTCAGTAATCATAGAATCATTATACCTCAAAAGAAAAATACACGTACGACATACCACGAAGTAAACCAATCTTATATAACTTACCGATGAAGATGTTCATCCTATGTCTATCGGTCATGGTGCATTACCAGGAATGTAGCCTGCATCCAAGCATCACCGACGTCCGATGCTTTCTTATTGAGCCCTAGTCTCCACAATAAACGAAAAAAGCGATAACTATCGTATCTATCATTCATGGCTTCCAATATAAATTCTTAAGCGAATTGTCGTTGACATTAACAGCTTCTTTATTCAGACCCAGCTTCCAGAGAAGCCAGAAAAAGTTCTGAATATAACCACGATCATTCCACTTCCACCAAATTCTCACAAACGGCTCCTAGGGGTTTCGAACCCCTGGCCTTCCGCTTGAGCAAAGCGGATGCTCTGCCAACTGAGCTAAGGAGCCGTATTATCTCCCACCTAACAACTTACCATCTAGATGCTCAATTTCGTGCTGCAACATTTGAGCTCTCAACCCACCAGTGTTTAATGTTAAGTGCGATCCATTAGGGGATTGATATGAAATTGTTATTTTCGCATAACGCATTATGTCGTCGCTAATACCAGGAAACGAAAGGCAACCTTCCGGCATAGATTTCTTGGTACCACCGATTCGAAGAATCTTGGGGTTGATGTAAACCTCTCTGCCTTCTCCTACGTCTGCAACAATAAGTCGCAGAGGCACTCCGATTTGGATAGCAGACAACCCGACTCCATTGTTTTTATACATTACGTCGAACATTCCCTCAATGAGAGAGTCGATGTTGCTAGAGAAGTCGTACTCTACGGAGGTGATGCGCAGAATTGGATCGGGAAACAGAACTAGTTCTGATTTCATTCTAATGAATTATACAATTTTATTCGAACACACAACTTCCGAAGGCATTGGGAGTAGAAGGGAAGGCCTTTGGAGTTAAAGCTCGCATAGCCGCTAAAGTCGTAGTAGTCCCATCTACGTTAATTTCTGTTGTCCCCGCAATATTAGATGCTGCAGCAACTTGCACTCGACTACCCTTTTCAACTCTAATTGCCGTGGTGTTGCCAGTACCAGTCAAAAGTGCGCCTGTGCCCGTAGTAGTAGCCGACAATAGACTATGGCCAAAAGTGCAATGAACAGCGGTCGTGCAACCAACAAAACGATATCCCGCTGCTGAGTTATTAGCAGTAACCTTACCACCAGAAACTGACAAACCTGTAGCACAATTCAAAAACCCAATAGTTCCAAACAAAGCAAGTTGACTAGGACCATTCCAAGCAATACCAGCCGTAGTGCTACTAAAGTGTCCACCGCTTACTGTGATAAGCCCAGGACTTCCGGATGTGCCATGTCCAAGACCTGTAGAAGCTGTAAAACTACAATGATTCGCAGTAACAATGCCGTTAAAGAAACTGAAACCCCCCGTAAACTGACAGGAAGTAAAAGTAACATTGCCGCGCATTTGAGCAACACCAGTGCAGCGCACATACTGAACCAGAATATTTCCTGAACTGCCCATTACTGGATTTGTTCCCACAAAAATAGAGCCAGATACGCCCATTCTAGTTGTTGCCGCAATTACAGTTCCTAATGTTTGAATCGTGTAAGAAGTCGAGGTTGCCGCATTCGTACTGACATAAAGTTCAGTAGCCGTATTTCCAAGACATACAAAATCAGAAGAAACACCGCCACTGGTGGTCCCTGTTACAATCTTCCCAGCGTGTTCATTGGTAGTCCAGCTTTTGCTAGCGTCCGTCAATATGGTAACTCCGCTGGATACAGTGGCAGTGCACGTACCAGCAAGCTCAGATACCAATGTGCCCTTTATAAGAAGGCGACTTGCAGTTGTTGCATTCTGGCCAATCGACAAACCCCACAAAGTGAAGCCATCGAAAGTACCAACGCCAAGTTGAATTATCACTTCCGAGTTAATCTCGAACTTACGAACATAATTTAAAGCAGCATTTGGCGTAGCAAAAGGCAAATTCTGCGTGCCAGGATTACTGTCATTTCCTGTTGTCTCTACATACAATGTAAGTGGCTCATCGATAGTCAATCCATCGAGATGGCTAGCAATTTCTTCTCCAGCTTCTACTGATGTTGTAGCTACAACCAATCGTCTTCTGGCATCATCTGATAATGGCATATAAATTCCTTATTAGTAATCTGACTCGTAAGCTATTGACCCATAGGTATTATTTACGAGTTTTGGAGTCGCTGCACGGACATCAGCTAATGTTGCGTTAGCTGTATCCATGGTTATTTCAGTTGTACCAGCAGGATTAAAGTCGGATCTAAAACCAAACCGCGTCCCCTGCTTGACGTTTGCTATCAAAGTGTTTCCTGTGCCGCCTATAAACTTTGTCTGAATCCAATGCGGACCTTTAAAATCAAAGCAAGTACCGCAATTATTGAAAAAACCACCATTCAAACCAAGTTTAGACACGAACAAATTCTGATAATTGTCACCTTGATCGCTTAAGATGGCCTTAGTACAGGACTCGAAGGCTGTACGGGATAAGGCATAATTGCTGTTTTGCATAGTAATACCAGTAGTGCAACCTTTTATGTATAGATCAGTGGCTGAAAAAGAATTGCATCCAAAGAATCCACCAAGAGCATTACTGCGTTCGACAAAGGCCATATTTATAGTGAAGTGATCTAAACTGGAAGTAAGGCCAGTTGTTCCGGCGTTTATGGAGTAACCACCACCAAGACTGCACCAGCCGTTTATATATAAAGAACTATTCCCACCTGCAATTTGATTACCAGTTCCTGCTCCGTCTGTTATAAAGTTTTTTATAATAACCTTAGATAGCACAGTGCGAATTCTTGTTGTAGTACCTGTGGCTGTAACTCTAAAATTAGCTAAAAGCAGCGAAGGAAATGTGGAAACCGAAGAAGCATACCCCTTATCGCAGTTCGATATTCTAATAATTGCTGCAGAGTCAGTATTTGACAGGTATTGTGATGTAGTCGATGAACTAGGATTGGTTGTCGTGGTTAACGACGAGCTGTTAAATACAGTTTTAGGTTCAACAAAACTGACAATATTACCATTAGCAAAGGTAGACGTGACAGCATAGAAAGTTACAGTATTAGAGGTGTTTGAAATAATGGGAATGCATCCGGTAGCTCCGGATGTAAGGTTTTTGATAAACTTTCCCTTTAGTTCGTCAACAGTCCAGTTCGCTCCAGCAACGGTAAATGAACTAAGCGCAGTTGAATTGTTGGCCACTAAACCAGATACTGTGCCGCCCGTCGTAGACGATGTTACGAGATCTAGTGTACCCACGATGGCTAAATAACTACCATCCGTGGTTCCAGGTCTTCCCGGTTCCTTATTATCTATGCGAAAGCCATCAAAGGTACCGGGACCAACGTTTATCACCACTGGATTGGTGATTAGGTTAGGAACAGCATCTACTGCTTTTTGAACAGAAAAATAAGGATTAGTTTTCGAGCCATCACCAGAAACATCACTACCCGTTATCTCTACATATAATGTAAGTGGAGCATTTACTTCATCCACCGCATCAGCAATCTCATTGCCGATGTTAACAGAGGCTGTGGCTACAATTAACCGTTTGCGAGCATCGCTAGATAACGTCATGAAGACTCCTGTACCAGCAATATTATAACATTACATGGACATAAAAGCTAGTAGGTCCTGAGGACTAGTATCTTCAGGAGTTAGCTTATCAGCGCCCGGATATCCAGCTTTTTGCATTGCTACCACTACAGCTTCAGAACAAAACATTGAAGAAGGCGTATTCCAAGGGTTGTGCCACTTTCTCTTAAACCAACGTCCTAAGAGTATAGGCCCGTGACCAAGTAAACCTGTATAGTCAAACATGGTACCGAGATAGTTGAGTGCTACAAATTTAAGCCCTTCATCTATACAAACCTTGGGTTCAAGAAGAGCCACTATCGTATTTTTCTTCTCAAACACTGACAAAGGTATTTCTCGGAAACCGACATCAGAAGCCTCTAAAACCATATCTACCTGCCAATCCTGATCGTAGTAGACGAAAATTACGTGACTACATTGGCTTTTAGTTGCCCAACGAACCAATCTACTTATCCAGCTGTTTGTAACAGTAGTAAAACCAATTCGGATATTAAGACTCACAAGATCTCCAAAGAAAGAAGGGCCAGGACATAATCCTGGCCCTTCAAACTACCAATCTACTTATTTAGTACTTACTTGCCTGCGTTCTTGAACACGCAGTTGAAGCGCGGCGTGTAGACGAAGAGTGCACCGTAGAGCACAATCGCGAACTCGAGAGCAGTGGTCACAATCGCGAAGTTGATCTTCGAGAGAGGAGCAAGCTGCTTGAAGCGCATGTTCTCTGCGCTCATGTCGAGGAGGAACGCTTCGCCGAGACCGGGGAGCTTCGCACCAGCGCAGCGATAAACACCCGCACCAGCATTTGCCCAGTTACCCGCGAACTTCTCGGTGCCTGCCGCACCACCCGGAGCCGAGACATACACCTTCCATGACTTCACGCCAGCAGGGACGCTGCCGATAGTCACGTCGATGTTCTGACCAAGGGTGAGGACAACAGCCGCTGAAGCAACAGGGGCCGATTCGCCGCTGTCGTTAACCGCTGTAACCTTAACCTGGTACGTACCAGCCGCAAAGGTTGAACCTGAACCAGCAGCCGCACCAGACGCCGTAAACGTCGCAGCGGGAGCTGAGACGCCGCTCGCGACAGCGCGAACGCCGCTGCGAGGACGGAGGAAGAGGTTGGGCTTGAGGTCGATCGCACCAGCCGTAGTCTGGATCTTCGACACGTCGTAGCCGACAGTCTGGTTAGCAAGACCTGGCGCCGAACGGAACTGAGGATAGAACTGCTTGACGAAGGCCGAGATTACCGCAGGCTCAGCGTGGAGCTCGCTCGGCGAACCGAAGTTCTCAAGAGCAATAACCGCGAGGGCTTCGACGTCGTCCTGGGTCATAACCGCACCCGCGAGATCCTGGAGGATCGAGCTCGTGTTGCCATAACCGTTGAAATCACCGGAGATCATCTGCGCATCGGTGTCACCCTTGAGTAGCTGCTTCAAGAGGCCGCTCATCGCGATCGAGCTCGAGGGAAGATCTGCGTCTGAACCCGTCATTGCGCCAGTGCTCTGATTCTGGTAGTGCGCGTGACCCCAATAGAGTTCGCGCTCAACGTTCTTCAGAAGGTGCATCGTGCCTTCCTTGGCCTGCTGCGCCACGATATCGCCGACAGTGACCCGCACAAGCGTCATCTGGTGGCTAACGCGACGACGCGTACCGAAGAACACGATCTTCTGACCGTCACGTACGTAGGTCGAATCTTCCTCTTGAGGAGCTCCGCCTTCGCCAATATACGGCGCCGAATCGCTACCATACGCGATTAGACGATTGTACTGCTCGAACAAGTTGTATGCCTTATCAACTGAAACAGCAGGCCACATCTTGAGGTTCTTCATGTCAAACGTGACGCTCTTGAGAGTCGTCTCGAGTGACTCGGCCTGGAGGACGCCACCATAGGTGAGGTCCGTGGGCCGGCCAGCGCCGCCGTAGCCTGCGCTGATTGCCTTGTTGAGTGCCTCGATTTCAGCCGCTGACACGAGACCGGACTCGAGACCCTGTAATACTTGATTAACTGTGTCGTTCATATTATCTCCTTAAAAATTACTTAATGCTATATTTCGAAACAATCTTTTCCAGATCGTGTCCCATCTCGGCCATTGCGATGTCATTGCTGTCAACGCGCCCGCCGGACTTCTTCAAATCAAACAACCGTGAAGCAACTTCAGACTTCGAGAGAGGCTCAACCTCATCTGCAGACTTCATGAGAGGTGCAGCACCTTTGTAGCTAACGCCCTTAGCCGGGACCGGAGCCTCAGCCAGCTTAGTTACAGTCTCAAGGAGAGTAGCGAGCTTGCCTTCAATGCCGCTCACCTTCTGATCAACGTAGCTCTTCATAAGAGCATCCGCTTCCTCAAGGGACTTCTTCATCTCACCCTTGTGCATGTCGAGGAGCTTCTTCGCCATATCCTTCTCCTTCTCTTCATGCTTCGGATCGTCGTCGTGGGGCTCGTCCTTGTCGTCGTCCTTCTTCTTATCTTCCGACTTTTCGGCCGCTTCGTTCACACCTTCAGCCTTCTCAGCAGCCTCATTAACGCCCTCGGCCTTCTCCGCCTCGTCGTCCTTCTCATCCTTATCGTCCTTCTTATCTTCAGCCTTCTCAGCGACCTTGCCGGCGTCAAGCTTGCCATTGGTCGGCTTACCAGCCATATCCTCGCCCGGACCCTTGATCTCGATCGTTTCCGCCGAGAAACGGGACTTCTTGAGCTCTTCAAGCTCCAAGAGTGTCTCGTCAATTAGGTCAGTGAGGCTCTTCTTGAGTTCCTCTTTCATAGTGTCTCCTTAGTACAACCTCTAATTACTGACCAACGCCTAGCAAGTCTGCATGACCACGAATGGTCGCAGTGTAAGTCGCGTCGCTGTTCTCGAGGATGATGTCATTCGCCATGCCAGCAAGCAAGTGAAGAACCTTAGCAGCTACAAGGCTATCCATTACGTCCGAGATAGCATCAGCGGCCGTGCTTGCGCTCTTCATCTTGAGCGAACCCGGCTGCACAACGCCAACACCAAGATACGGCGAGTTAGCAGGATCAACACCGCCCATAGGCGCGGTGATCGTGGGAGCTACATACGAAATGGTAAGATCGTTTGAACCATTATCGATTACAACGCTTGAACCTGAATTGGAAACAACGGTGAGACCAAGCATGCGAGCCTTACGCTCAATCTTTGCCATGATCTGTGCAACAGCAGAAGTAGATGCCATGTGAAATTTCTCCTTAAGAAAACTTTGTTTAGAAACTAAACTAGAAGTCACTCTATCATGGGCCACAGGTTAAGCATATGACTCTATTGATTAGTAAAAACTAACTAAGACTTTATTTATGCTATAATGACGACATGGCCAAACATTCTTTAGAGATCGATATGTGCGCTGGTTCTCAACTTAGAGATACACAGGGCGAAATGCTGGATGTAAATGGGGCAGATATTTCCGAATTAGAGGCTGGTCGGGGTCGAATTAACGACAACCACGGCAAAGGCTTCTTCAACTGTCTCGGTAAGGTGATCTCGGCCAAAAAGATCTACAAAGCAGAAGACTGCGAGGATGATCGTCAGCGGTATTACTGGGAAAAGGTAAAAAGTCCCTATGTTTACGTGAAGGCCCGCCTGTTTAACGACGAGGACCACCCCAATGCTAAGGCTGCCGCGGCCATCCTTCGGAACATTCACAAGACGGATTGTCCGCTCAAAGTAAAGGCTTCAGTAGAGGGCGGTGTAGTTGCCCGCGGAATCAAGGATCCTAGTCTGCTGGCTCGAACTAAGATTCACTCAGTTGCACTGACATTCGTTCCTGCTAATCAGGCTACTCTCGTAGAGCCGCTAAATCTCTCCAAGAACGAAACCGATACAAATGCGGACATGATTTTGATTAAATCAGTACTTCATTTAGCTCAGACAGACGTACCGTCCTTCCGACACATCACGCGGACTGCATCAGCAGAAAAGATCGAGCATAACATCAATAAGATTATGTCAGCACTTGGTAGTGAAGCTCCCGTGAACCTCAAGCAGGAACTAATTAAAGCTTCACTAGAACGCAGGATTGCTGATAATGTCGTACATATTCATGAAACCGTGCAAAAGGCTCTCATGGCTGGTTACGGCGGCGCAGGAGCACCTGGCTCTATGACTGGCGGTAGCGTACTTCAGAGTGAATCATTGGGACCTAAGAGTCTCAAGTTCATTACGTGCGACGATTGCGGAGACGAACAAGTTTACGGTAAATTCCAAGTGAAGTGCCGCAAGTGCAACAAGGCTTTCTCTATGAACAAGTTGGAGAAGTTCTTCAAAGGGCAGAAATAATATGAACGAGTTGATCAAGATTGCCGGCAATGGGCAGTGGACTCTAGAGAAGGCCAAGACTGATGAAGAGAAGCTAAAGCTCATCGAGCAGTTTATTGCCGACAAGAAAGCAAAGGCAGCTCAAGCCCAATCAAAGCCCGCTGCACCTAAAGCCCATCCTCTTGAGCGACTTCGTCCTGTAAATCATCTAACCGGTGACAACCCTGACTTGACAAGAGAGCAAGTAGCAGAGAAGCGCTCCCGTTTAACCTCGGCAGAGCAGGCCGCTGAAGCGGACGCGAAGCGCAGACGAGACGCTCTCGCCGCGAACAATCGCCCTGTTACTGGTATCACTCCTAGCGTGAAGCCGCAAGCAAGTGCTCCCGCTGCAGCAGTTAACCCTGACAACGACGCCGGACTTGCTCAGGATATTGAGGCGAATCAGCGAGCACAGGGGCGCAAGGCAGCATGGCAAGCAACAACTGAATTCCTAGCCAACCATGGCAGTAGAGGAATGAGGGCGGTCGCCGAAGCTGGTCAGACTCGCAACGCACTTCAGGAGCAGCAGACGAATATCGACAAAGGCATCAAGCCTGCTGTAGCACCCAAGGTGAAACAAGAACTTCAGCCACCCCACGAACCCTTTACTGATGAGAAGACTGGAGCACCTGGAACGCGCATCAAACAGGGAACCTTCCACAATCAGGGGGCAACCACCACTGGGAAGATCGTCGATACTAATCACTTCTTCAAGGAGAAGGATCCGACTACCGGCGAAGAAAAAATGCATCGTGTCGTTCGCCCGCAGGTGCAGAAGCACCATTGGGCGTGGGATCACAACGAAAAGAAGTGGAATCACTTGCGCACTACGCTAGCGAATCCTGAACTTGGCAAGAGTTAATTACCAAACCCATACTCACCATCGGCGTGAGGCTCATCAAAAATAGCCTCACCTTCTAGATTCTTCCGAAGGTTAGCAAACTCATCGCGAGCTTTAATCTTAGCCATTGCTTCTTTTTCAACCTTCTTTACAGTATCAACTGAAAGACAATTGAGTGCAGCAACCTCAACATCAGAGAGGGTGTGTTCAGCAGCTAGCTCATCGATGTATTTAAAGAAGCAATAATTAGCGGTCTGACTATTTACTGCCCAAGGACAACCCGGTAGGGCATTTTCCTCTTCTTCAGAAAGCTCTCTCCCCGCGGTACGAATTGCCCGCAGGCGAGTAACCGCGAGCGGGCAAAAAGTATTTGGCATTTCCTTCAATGCCCGAGGGCAACGATCATCCATCTTAGTTTTTGTGGTCATCGGGCACCATATCAACATCGGGGTTATCAAGCCCGATGGTGATCTTCTTGGGAAGAAGGGTTACGACTACTTGCGGTGCATCGGTGGCCGCACCGTAAACCGTAACATCCTTGACATCTGGAACCTTAACACCATCAATCCATACGCCATTCTCCGGGTCCCGAGGAGAACGCTTCAAGATGATCTTGACCTCGGACATTAGTGCACCGTGGTATCAGTAGGGATGCGCTCGAACTTCTGATCGACAGAACCGTCACCGTTAACGACAGGTTCACCTACAGGGACAACCTCAACAGCCGGAGGAGGATTACGAATACCGAGCAACTCGACCATGTGCTCCTCACCGTTGAGCTGGCAGGTCACCTTGGTACCGACCGGCTTACCCGAGAGGTCACGGATGAGTGCAGGAACGCCGCTATCCGCGAGCTTGATACGCGACCGGAAGATACCTTCCCCTGAAGGAGCAGTAGAGGTGATGATTACCGTACTGTCTTCCTGTACCACATCACCGACCGTGAAATTACCGGCCTTATCCTCAGCCTCTGAAGCCTCGGAGAAATCCTTGAGACGGAGTTCGTCGGCCTTAGCAGTCATCGCTGCAGAGTCGAAGCTGCCAACCGCCTGCATCGCGAGAATCTTATACTGCATCTCGTTGATGATCTTGAACGCCTTGCCAAGATCCTGACTCATATTCTGTAGATTCTGCATAAGCTGTTGGGTCATCATCTGAGAGACACGACCAGCCATCTGGAGATTCTTGATCTCCTTGTCCATCGAGATGATGGTTTCAGCCTTGTTAAGCTTCGGTGCCTGCTTTACTCCACGAATAGCCTTCATTTTGAATTCTCCTTAAGCTTCTTAGCGAAGAAGCGTAATACCTCAACTTCTTCTGATGTAAATTGTCCTGTTTGAATCTCATTCTTTGTACCGAGAATTTTCCCAAGCTCGGTATTAAGGAAGTTTCGAAGGTTGCCTTCAATCTTGTCATAGATTGGCCCCTTCTGCTTGATAATGCGCTTGCCGAGGACCTCGTTGATAGCATTAGCAGTTTCGAGTTTAATCTGCTCGTTGGTCAACTTGGGCGCAGGAGCCACCTTCTTCTCCGGCTCTTCCTTGGCCTTGGGCTCTTCTACAGTGATCTCGATATCGCTGTAATCCTGCAGAGTCTTGCGTTCAAAGCCATACTTATTAGCTAATTCATTATAGAGCTTACGAGCAAGCACAAACTGAGCTTTGGTCAGGGGTTCATTGTTATCTACGCAGCGCTTCCAGTGAGTTTCCACGTTGGGGTCATGCATCATTACATATGAAACACCCATGTTGCGCTCTATTTCTCGAAGAGTCTCAACATCTTCCTCAGTTAATAGAGGCTTTCTACCAAATACCTTACTCCAAATAAATTCGCCGTCCCAAAATCTATCTAGAACCACATTCTTACCTTGAAACGAAAGCAGCATGTCCACATAATCATCTAAATAAGAGGGACCCGAATATCCTTCGGCAGTATACTTCTTATCTGGCGCCGACAAATGAACTACTTCAAATCCCTTACTCTTATAAGACTCAGCCACCGTAGTTTTTCCGGTTCTATCTAAGCCACAAATGCAAATAAGCATGTTAGTCCTTGAAGCGAGAGCCTTTCGACCAATTTAACTTAGCCCATTTGGGTTGTAAATTGTCTAATGCCCATGCTTTCTTGAAAGTTTCCGACTTGTAATCTTTAAGCTCTTCTTGATTCCAATAAAAAGAACCGTTTTCTTTATACCTTAACGGAATTTTGTGGTCAATCTCCCAACAATTGATTCGACTAATTCGGCCGTAATTAAACCACGTCATGGGCTCTTGTGTGTCAGGATGATTAGCGAATTGTTTTTCAATGTGATCCAGTAATTCTTTTCGGGAAAAAGAGAAATACTTAACAGAGCGGCGTTCATCCTTAATGAATCTGATCAGTCGATCACACATGTTTTTCTTGATTCGACGTAATGTCTTAGACATTTCTCTTTGAGCCAAATAGTGCTCAACAGTCATCCCCATTCGTTTTGCCGTACGCTTGATAACAGCCTCGGGCTTAATATTAGCGGCATTCTTATTACCCTTAAGAGTTTGAGCTATTTGACGTTTCTGTTGAGCACTTATAACCCGTCCTTTGCATGCGCATGAAATACACAGTCCGGTCTTGTTTTTAGGTGCATAGCCTCGCTCGAGACCACAATTATCGCAAGAGTGCATGTACCACTTCTGCCTGTTCAACTTTCCATTTTTTCGCTCATACACCTTAACAATAAAATCTTCCTCATTAACCATACTAGGTCTCCTTAGTTGTCATTTTACCATAAAGGCGATCTAATCTGGTACAATCCCCTCATGCCAATCCTAATTAAATCCAATGCATTAACGTTTGATGATGTACTTCTTGTACCCCAGTATTCTGAAATAGCATCGCGAAAAGATGTCGACTTAAGCACAAGTCTTTTTGGCGTTCCGTTTTCTACGCCCATTTGTTCTGCCAATATGGACACAATCACTGAGTCTCTTATGGCGCAGAAGATGTTTCAGCTTGGTGGTTTAGGGCTTCTACATAGATACGCAACGCCTGAAAAAGTTCTCTCGTGGATAAAGGAAATTCACATGGCCAAGTGTCTAGCGGCTCCCTCTATCGGAGTTAAACCCGAAGACTTCGATATAGCCATGAAGTACTGGAATGAGGGTGTGTTCGCTATTAACGTAGATATCGCCCACGGTGACAGCAAACATATGATCGAAATGGTACGTTGTCTAACTGATGCAAAGGTCAACGTGATCGCAGGTAATGTTGCGACTCTAAGTGCTGCACAGCGTTTGGCAGATGCTGGTGCACAGGTAATCAAGGTCGGTATTGGTCCTGGCTCTCTGTGTACTACACGTATCGTTACCGGCCATGGCGTTCCTCAGCTGTCAGCCATTGAAGAGTGCGCGAGGATTAAGCTCACACATCCCAATGTAGCAATTATTGCTGACGGCGGTATCCGCAACGCAGGCGATTGCGTCAAGGCACTCGCTTTTGGTGCAGACATGATAATGGTAGGGTCCCTGTTTGCGGGAAGTCCGGAGACGCCTGGCGAATTTCGTCAGCTTGTGGATAAAGATGGTCAGTATCGTTGGGTAAAGGAGTATCGCGGCATGGCCAGCAGAGCAGCACGTAATTCAGTGGCTCAAACAAACTCTTCGTACACTCCTGAGGGTGAATCAACAATTGTAGACTTTAAAAATTCAGTAGCAGATATCGTGGAACAACTGGTTGGCGGGATGCGCTCTGGTTTCAGCTATTCCGGTGTAGACAACCTGAAGGATCTTCACCGATACGCGCAATACGTCACCATAACGGGCAATGGTATGGCCGAAAGCAAGCCACACCTACTTACCCGTTAAAAAGTTCCAGCCGTACCATTTAAGGCCAATCCTGATTGGCTTCTCAGGTTTAAACGCTTATCCAAGTGTTCCGTCTACAGCAACATATAGACGGAAACCTGAGAAGCGCAGAAGTCGATTGATTGACCAAAGCTCGCAAGAGAACATTACTCACCAAGCTTGTTAATCGGGTTTGCTAACGTTTGGCCACCAATATGATTGGCCTTCGTTGCACCGAATTCTTTCGCAGAATCGCGCAGAGAAGCGGCCTTGACGGCGTTGTGAGCATGATTTGCCTTCAACTGCTCCATCTCCATCTCATGCTTCTCCTTGTCACGGCCGTGAGCTTCTTCAGCATGACGAGCTTCCTGTTCGGCCTTAGCCTGCTCCTGCTGAGCCTGCTGAGCCTGTGCATCTTGCTGAGCGGCCATCTGCTGCTTCTGTTCCTTCATGTTTACAATTGAAGCCAAGAACTGCTGCCAAGCAGCGAAGCTGGGATCCCCAGGAATGTACTGGAGTTCCTTGCGCTGTGAGGCGCCCGTATCTCCCAAGAACATCTCACGTATCTCTCCACGAGTGTAGTTCTTTTCGACTAGAGCCCAGAAACCTGCGCTGAGAGGCAAATCGGCGATCTTGTGTTTGAGTGGATCCTTCTGTGCCTGGCGTAACACATCATTCATGCTCTTGTAAACCGAGATCTCGGCTTGCAATTGAGCAATCTCCGTTTGCGGAGTTTCATCCGTGTAACCGGTAAAGATGAAGCGATACTTCGCGGACATCTCCTTATCGATAGCCGGAACGATATCGCAGTTGATTAGATCTTCAATGAATGTGAGGATAGGAAGCAAACCACGTTCACGGGAGAAGTTCACCTTGTACTCGCTGCTTGCGGCCTGCATGTTGCCCTTGCCGTTACCAGAGACGAGGTAATCAAGACCGAGTTCCATCGGGTCAATCTGGAACTGAGTGCAGAGAATGCGCATCAGGTGGTTGTTGAAGTTAATGTACTCCATTTCCTTCGCCGAAGCTGAAATCGGAACCCACTGCACTTCCTCGAGACCAGCAACGATCGGGGTTCTCCAGGCATTCTGCTGCCCAGTGATGCTGTTATAGAAGGAGCGACGGAAGTTAGCCAGCTGCTGCTGAGTAACCGTACCCTTGAGGTGGAGAATGCCTTTAGAAGCATAGCCGTGGGTGAAGAAGTTAACGTTGTAGTTCTCTACATCCAAGTGCGAACGAACAGTGATGATTGCTAGCTCTAAGGGACTGTAGCAATACCCACGGGAGTCAATGAAGTTCTGAGGATTAAAGAGTTTGAAGATGAGGTCTTCGTCGCCAAAGGTGGCCAGTGTCCGATTATCGTAGGACACCTGGACATATTTTTCATACTGGTGTTCCGGCGTGTTTAGTTCCTGGTCTTGTACGGGATCGTTATCGCTCTTAGGTGCAGCAAGTTTACGAGCAGCTTTTGCATCAGCTTGAACAGTCGCCTTCGGCATCTGCTTATTAATGAGATAGATAGACTCTGCGGGACGCGGGCGGAAGCGGTGCAAGCCACCAGTGCGCGTCTTTACCTTTTCAACAGCTACATGGCCAAAGGTAAGAGCATCACGAACCGTGAGCTTTAGAAATTCGCCAAAGAGCAGCTTGTCTTCAGCGGGGACATTTTCTCTACGACCGCAATTATAGACGAAGTCTTCTAGTTGGGCGATCTCATCACGTTCCTGAGGAGTGTAGTCGGAATCAGCATCTCTCTTGACAAAACGGAAGCCCATCTCATGACGGCGGTGCTCCGGACGACCGAACCGGGCAGCGGTATCAACTCTGATCTGCATGATGGACGAGATTAGCCAGTCGCGAAGGGAGACTTCCTTAAGTGTGCGATTGGTGATACGGCTAAGCTTCGTCTTATAGTTGTAATTATTGCTAACCATGTCAAAGTACGGATCTTCAACAAACTGTCGCGCAATCTTCTTATCATCTTCCGACTTCTCGGGAGCATCCGGCAACATGTCCGCCGTATTAGTCTCAGAAATAACAGGCGTCGGCGCAGGAATACCGTCCGCCTTCAGCAACTCTGAAATTTCACCCTGAATACTCTTTTTAAGCCAATTGTCCCAGAAAGCCATTTAGTCACCCTATTGGACCATTGTACCCTGTACTGAGTTTAAGGGCTTTAAACCGTTAAAAGTTCCAGAGGAAGTTACCTGCTGAGTTGGCATTCTCGCCCTCTTCCTCTAGCTCGGCTTCTTTATCCAGTTCTCGGGATGTTCCGATCTTGCCCAATCGAGAAGTATCTGGGGCTTCAGTACTAATCTTAATTCCCTGGGTGAGGGCATACTCCATTGGGGTGGGCATTCTGTTGTAGTCACCAACGGGAGTCTGTAACCCCTCGAGGTCACTAAAGGCCAGGCCACCACCCAGAACGATAGTGCTCTTGCCAAACAGGGTGTGCATCATATATCGAAGGGCATCGATCCAGTGGTTGTCACGGTCATCGGGATCGTCGGTGAGCTCGCCAGCTGCATTAAGCTTGTAGTGGTACTTAGTAAACTCATCAATGAGCGGCTTGCACGTCTCCTCAGCCAGGAGCAGCTTGGGCTGGGAAAGACCAGGAACACGTAAAAACTTCTTCACTGTCTGGATACTAGCATTGATCTCTGGCTTAATAGCGTCGTTAGCACAGGGTAGACCCGCCTTCTGCATTTCTAACACGGAGCCCTTATCTGCAAGGTCAGGTGCATATAGTTGACAGCGATACTTGTTATGGTACTTGGTCTTGATCTGGTGAATCCACATAGGCTGTGAGATATAGGTCATGCCGTCGCACTTGACAATGTAGACATTCTCATTCTTATCTACGAAGGCATAAACGATTGTGTGCGGGTTGCTCCAACCCCAGTCGATGCCGCCGTAGCAAGGCAAGCCCATCTCCAAGCACTTCTTAACGAACAGATCATGAGTACAGTTGCCTGGGAACTCTTTACCAGTGAGAGTGTACCACATCTGGTTCCAGCTCTTGACGTGAGTCTTTTCCTCGAACTCCTTGAAGACGATACCTTCTGAGGAAGGTTTGAGGTTAAATAGCTGAGATGCTGCCCAGTCGTAGCCTTCACCAAGGATCTTCTGATTGAGCTCATCGATGGTCTTAAGCATGTTCGACGTCGAGACTTGCTTCTTAGCATCGCCACGACAGAATACAGCAACCGGACACGTACGGCACTTGTCGTACATTCCTTTCTCTAGAAAGTAGTCCTTCTGCTTTGAGGGCTCCAGCTTGTCATAAGCCTGAGTCGTGATAACCTCGCCCTTCTCTACATTGAGGTAATAATCGGTGGGTGTTGTGCCGGATCGTTCGTCCGTGCATCTCTCCGTGAATTCCAGGGCCGTCCAGCAACGAATATGACGTACGCGTTCCCCTCTCTTGTTGATCGCGTTTTCCATCATCTCATTCATGAGACCGGCACGCGACTTACGAGTAGAGATACCGATACGAAGCGGCTTCTTGCCCTTCTTCGTATCCAACATGCCCGCTACTTCCTTAATGGCCTTGAGGCCTTCACCTTGCAACGTATCGAGCTCATCGCAGGAGACAAGCGAACAGTGGACGCCGTTAAGCGCCTTCATTGTGGTAGGCAGAATTTCCATAGCACACTTGGTGCCATTGACCTCGAAAACGCTCTTAGACATCGTGTTCTTCTGGAGGATCTTCTCACTCTCGGGGACTCCGGGAGGATCAATGATAGCCTTGACGTTAGGGGCGACACAGAACTGCTGAATATACTCGTATGCACGTTCGGCCTGTGACATAATAGCGCCAACGTGAGCGATATCGCGCTGATCGTGAAGCATGATCATGAACTCTGCGATAGCTGCACCGAGAGTCTTTCCAGAACCTCGGGACGCGACATAGAGCAACTCCTGAATCTTGTCGGGGTTATTCTTATTCACGCAGATATCGTAGATCTCCCAAACAACCAGAAGGGGATTGGTATCCGCATGTCTTGAGACTGTAAAATCAGGAAGATCAAGACCAAGAAAATACTTAATCCATGCCTTTAACTCAGCCTTAGTCTTGCAAGGCTGAAGCATGATCTTGCGCTTCTGCTCTATTGTGAGCCCTGGCTGCGTTGTCTTCTTTTTAGCCATTGTCAATGTTCAAGATCGTCACTTCTTCAACTTCTTCCTTGGGGCCCGGAAGCTGACGTCTATCCTCGTGTGAAGTAAGGGCCGAAATCATCGGCGAGCTCTTTCCCTTCTCCCCGCCGGCAGTTGCACCAGTCACAATCTTCAAGAGAGTGTCCGTGATGTCTTTATAATCCTTAATAGAAGTAATGCGGAGCGCTGGCTTAGGATTGTTGCTCGGATCGCGAACATACTTGGACATACTGTCCAGGTGTTCAGCATTAGCTACTGCCATCATGCTAGTTAGAAAGTCAACCTGATCGAGCACACTCTTGACTACTTTTGCCTGTACTCTATCCTTGAGAGTAGACATCATACGATCGCGGTCTGCAGGCCAACGCTTGTAAGCGGCCGTAAAGGCAATCTGTCCAAAGGGATACTGAGGAAAGTTCTGTGCCAATTTAACAAGAGGCTCACCAAGAAGATACAGTTCGAAAAGTTTAGCTGCCTCAAGATCAGGAATAGCTCCGGCTGTCTTGTGAACACGAAGCCAACGAGTGGCTAGCTTAATCTCTTCTGCCGAGAGACCATATTTTTCTTCCTCTGTGAGAGATGTCTTTAGAGCCATTCTTAAGTTCCTTTTAAACTATCTTTATACCACGAAGTGGAAAAAGTGTCCCACGCAGGGTTTTGTTGGATTATCGATATAACGTGACGCAGACGATTTATTCCAATTGACTTAATACTAGCGATATCCACCAACGAAACATTCAATATCAACAAGTGAATAACTGACTGTTCTAGGTCAGTAAAGTTATCAAAGACCCACTGCAGATTAAGGTCAGAAGGGTGTCTGATTTGCTTCCAAATAGTAACTTGGAGCAATTCCTCTTCACTATACTGTTTGCGTATTTGAGACAAGTGAGTTGACAAAGCAGAAAGGTCATTATTCTCTAAATAATGAACCCACAATTCTTGCTGTTCGTCTTTATCCGTTGTCAGACGGTTGATGAAACTCACTGTCTCCGTTGTCGTCATTGTCAGCCTCAAGACCATCTACATACGAGTCAAAGCTGATAACGCTAGCTTTTGCAACCCACTTGGGGCCACAATAGTCAACTACAAAAGAATTAAGCACCTTCTGGAAGTCGAGGCAACCCTCACGCTTCAGAAGCCGCTTAAATCTCCATAGCCCAAATATCGACGTTGATGAAGATAGCTTTTGATATTGGGCGATCTTCTCGAGAAGACCAGGAGTGACATAAATGATGTAGTCGACCAGTTTCTTCTCTGGAACTACTCTTACCTCTACTGCCTGAACGTCCTTATGAACAATCGACCCACAGAAAAAGAGCTGATTTTTGATAGTATCGGACACCAGCCCGTTGTTGAGCAACCAACGATCGGAATCCATAATCTCTGTAACATCAGTCTTTTCCATAATTTACCTACTCGCCTATTATATCAGGTCGCCTGGGACTTAACTTGCTCGAGTACTTCCTTGGCCTTCTGTAAAACCTTGTCTTTATCTAGACTTCCACTATAAACCCTATTTACAAACTCAGAAAGAACTTGTTCCATAGATATAGCACTAATTGCGACCTTCTTACGTTCCTTATCTGTAAAGACCGTCTTAAGTCTTATACTCAGACCTTTGACTAGCTTTAGATACTGAGGAGACTCGATATAGGCAACTACTTCGGCTTTAGGTCCAGTGATTTCGATGAGGTAATGATGACTTGTAGTTCGGTCAGACGTAGCCTGTTCAAGAGCCATATGAAGTCCATCAGCTCCCTGCGCGCTTGATATCTCAAGCTTAATGGTTTTCCATGAAGGCATAGGTGTCGGAGTGAAAGAAAATTCAAACGTGTCTGTGTCGAAGGTACTAATACCCTTAATTTGGTTGGCATCGGAAGCATCCTGGCTATAAGGTGATCCCACATACACGACCTTCCCCAGGTCGTGTTTCTTGTGGATATGACCCGAAATGATGATATCTGCACTCACAGTATTAGCATCAATCCCCTCATTAGCATTAATTGCACCGTAATCGGCACCTAGGAAGGTCTGATGGGCAATGCAGATTGGCTTAGTCTTTGTCGGGAACTTCTTCTCATCTGCCATGAACGGAACAAACGTCATCCCAAACAGATCCTGAGGCTCGTCTACGACAAACAGATTGTTGATGCGTCCCTTGAAGGGGAGGAGAGCGTGATATTTGGAGTCTTTAGGGGAAAAATAGTCATGATTACCCGAAACGTAAACATACGGAATACCTGAATCAACTACGTGATATATGTGAGCCATTAGCTCATTGAGCACCTCGGAGCGAATGACCGCATGCGTATCCGTAGCATCACCTAAATTAACCACTAAATCTGGCTTTTGATCTTCAATAAACGTATTTAACCAAGTAAGAAACTGTAATGCAAGAGAAAACTTATTAATGCGAAGATGCATATCTCCAATGAACAAAACTCTCATTGTCTATCTCCTTTGCTTCTGTTGTCTTCTTGCCACAGTGGCTGCAAATTAGTATAATGACAAGCCTGTTTGACTTGTTGCATATCGAGCATATCAAACGCAGCTAACGGTTTAATGTGGTCAATTTCCCACAAACCATAATTGTCCCAGGTCATTCCTGATTGAAACTTTGACTCTAAGTATTTTTTAAGTTCTTCAACAGAGCACCCTAATTCATCAACTGCAGAAGCAATTTTAGGTTGTTTAGTTCGCTTAAGAAAGTTATAAAGGCGACGTCTTAAGTTTCCTCTAAGGCGGGCCTGCGGATTTGAGTTTAAGTATTTAGTTTGAGACGCTGCAATTCTGTCCGGATATTTTTCAACATATTTAGCTCTACTGACTCGAGTCGAATTGGGATTGTTTTTAGCAAAGAGACGCTGATGCTGAGCATGAGCTTCCTTATTTTCTCTATTCCATTTTATTGCTCTCTGCTTGTCACACGATTTGCATTTAGAGCGAAAACCCCCAAGACCGCGCTTATCCTTATAAAAGTCAACGGTTAACTCTCCTTCAATTCCGCACTTAGAACAAATCTTTTTCATAGGGTCCTTATACAAGTATCCGGCGATAGGCTATATTGCTATAGCCCACCCGCCGGATAGTCCTGTGTATTCTGTTATTCTTCGTCGAAACTGAGAGCACCGAGAACATCATCATCGTCACCGATGACGACGCCATCTGCATCAACCTTGATTTCAGTCGAATCCTGATGACCATGACAAGCCTTCATCAGTTCTTCCTGAACTTCAGGAGAGGCAACGATGAACTGTTTCATGTTATCCTCTCCCTTAATCGGGGGATGCTTCCCGAACGCCCACATCATTGCATTAGGCTTACCAGTTGTTTCGCTAATCGGATGGAAGATAAGACCTAGAGTCTTCCCTAGATCAAACAACTCTTCACCCGTGTTGATAACCCCCTTGTCGTAGTGATAAGCGAATTGAGCAACACGGGCAGGACGACCAAGGCGATTCTTCTTCACCTTGACACGAATGACGTGACCGACCTGATGAGCAGAACCGGACAATGCCGTACCTGACTCAAGAACACCAGCCTTTGTATCGAGCTTGGTAATCTCGAGCATAGTATCTGCGGCATGCTTGAGAGCACGGCCTTCCGTGATGACATACGGATTGCGCTTTGCCTTATTAGGGTCAATCTCCATCGTCACCTGCTGAATAAGGAAGGCAAGAAGATTGAACTCAGCCACAATCGGGATAATCCACTTGAGAGCCGTAGGAAGATAAGAAGCACCAGTACCGCCCATCTTCTGGTCAGTGGTCTTCTTCATGTTCTGTTCCTTAGGATACAGGATTGACTTGATCGAGTCAATAACGAAGCCACGGATTGGCGCCCCGTCCTGCAGAAGCTCCTTCATCTCTGTCTTCATATAATCGAAGATGAGCTCAGGATTGTTGGTGCGGCGGAGATAGAGACGTTCCGCATCACCGCCGATCTTCACGAATAGGTTGAGGTTGAATGAGAATTCAGCATCAAACCACACGAAGATGGCCTCAGGGTCACGCTTCTGTAGGTCTGCGATAACCATCATCGCAAGCAGCGATTTACCTGATGACTCGGGGCCGTACGGAACATAGACCTTACCAGGCTGGAAACCACCGATATCGAGCGCCCAGTTAAGCGAAGGCGACCGTGACGGAATAACCGGCGGCAGGGCTGTCTTCAGCTGCGACGCGACGATACCGAAATCGCCCGTCATCTTGGAGAGCCACTTATTAGCCATTAGCGAAGCTCCGAGATTTCCGCATAGACCGGACGGCCAACACGGGGAAGACGAACGTGGCGAGGAAGACTACGCGTTGTCATGACAGTCGGGAACCCTTCCTTATTGGGCCGTGCTAGCGTGAATACTGTAGCAACACCATCCACATCAGCAATTAGCTCTTCGCCAATGAAGCCATGCTTGAAGTGATAGTCGTTTAATTGGGCCAATGATACCGTTACTAGTGTTCCATCTGTCTTTGATCTTTTAGTTAGTTTGATTTTCATAGGGTATTCTCCAGTTACATTCCTTCATACGGCGTCATGTTATTATCCCCGTACGTAATCTTCTTCAGTGTATCGTGGCTCTGACGAAGTTCACTCAACTTACTCTTGAACAGAACCACAGTGGCTTCAGTCATTGCCTTGTTGTCTTTTGCCTTAACCACGTCAGGATCAATGTTGACGTATTGCTTCCGTGCTTCTGATGTATCCTTGATACCTTTCATATCAAGGTACGCTTTTGCGTTCTCTAGATAGGCGATGGATTCAGCATACTCGAGAGCAGCTTTAGCTTTATTGTCGGCCTGAACAGCCTTCGCTAGTAACGTAGCGGCGACATCCTGTCCGAGAATAAAGTCCCGTAAATAGACGGGAGCCATCATCTTTGATACCGATGATAGCTCCTCAATCTTGTTTACGTATTCTGCTAATCGAGTAACATCCACCACTTTCGTGGGAAGGTCACTCATTTATGTTATCCTCGAAGGATCGCGTCTGCTTGAGCCATGAAGTCGTCATCGTCCGACACGACAGGCATTGCTGGCTTCTTGGTGGCAGCCTTGGCAACGGGAGCAGCTTCCTCTTCATCGTCCGAATCCTGAAGCTTGAGTGCAACCTTACCAGCCGGCTTTGCTGCTACAGGAGTTGCCTTGACCGGAACAGGTGCTGCACCCTCGGCCTCATCGTCCGAATCGAGATCCACAGGAATTGAGAGGTTGGCTTCAGGGCACACCTTGTAGAACGTATCGAGGTTTGCCTGAAGGACGTCATTCAGATCGTCATATGTATTGGTCTTATAGACCGCGCTGAGGTCATAAGCGAGGTTGTCGAAGTTCTGCACGAGAGCCTCAGGAAGCGGAGTGCGATCGTCAACGAATGAGATGTTGTTGCCAACCTTCTGCTTGGTCTGGAGCTTCTCGACCTTGTATTCCGTGTCAAAGCCTTCGCCAGTACGCTTAACATTGAACCACACGCCAGAATCATCATCGTTGCTGTTGAGCGAGGTCGGATCCTGATTGTAGTCGCGGATATACTCGTTCATGCATGCCTTCATGTCCTTGTGTGCTGAGCTCTTGAGCTCCAGAAGACCCACAACACCAGCCTTGTCAGCTGCATTGTAAAGATAAACAGTCTTCGGGGACACATCGCGGATGAACTTTGCAAGACGCGCGAACTTCGGATGCTTCTGAACGCTCTTGTCGTCCATACCACGGCCCTTGAGCGTACCTTCCATCTCATCAAGGCGCGTACGGAGATCCGTAACAAACTCAACAACCGGGTCGCGCTTCTCGGTGGTCAACGAAGAGGCATACGGACGAACACGACCACTCGAGGGGTCAGTGAGGCCCCAGATAATCTGCCACTTGCGGTACGGGTAACCGTTTGAGCTATCACCAAACGGAGGGAGAATGCGGAAGATGTTGCTGCCGCTCTTCACCTTGTGACGAACCCACTCCTTCGAAGTCTTCAGCGAGTCCATATTCAACTTGATCTTAGTATTTGTATTCATAGGTTATTCCTTAATTAGTCAAAGGGTATCTTCAAAATCAGCTAGCTGATTCCTCAGATTGCTCCTTGGTTACAGCCGGCTTTCCAACAATTTTCTTGGGTTTCACACCAAGATATTCATCTATGTCCTTCTCTTCAATTGAGTCAATACCGTTTCTAGTGAAAGCTCCAGTATCGCCCCAATCACCGACATAATAGATCAACTTAACTCCATATGGCCGGTTTCTAATATTATACTCCAAAAACTTCTCAAACGCGAGAGGGCGTTCATTTTTCAGCAACCGAATGATGATGCGGCTGAGCTCCTTCTCATCCTTAAACTCCAAGCCCTCATACTGAGAGAGTGGAATCTTCAAGATCTGAAGGTCGGTCTCAAACTTCTGCTGGATGAGGGTAAGAATATCCCTCATGTGATTAAGAGCAGTGAGGTTTCTCTGAGACTTACGGTGAGAAGCCGCTCTGATCTGTTCCAAGAAGTCGGGTGACTGCAAAACAACCTCATCCTTACGGAGGGTAGTTGGAGCAGTCTTGACGCTTACAAATTTAGCCATGTATTAATCTCCTGTGGGGAGATTATACACGCGCGTTTAATCGTCTGAGAGACGCTGAATTTCATGTATATCTAAGCAAACTGGAGTCTTCCAGCCCGGCTTCAACTCGCCGCGGACATACACGATGGTGTTCTTATTCCACCCGAAGGCCTTCTTGCCTTTCCAGTCAACGCACTCAATAGTAGCGTACCCATCGGACAGGTTTACAGCCACCTTGGACCACGGACGGCCACTCTTCTTAGAAACACCAGACGTAAAAGATGATGACTCATACAGAAGAATCAAGCCGACATCCTTATCTGTTTTTCCGCAAAAGCCCTCTGCCACCTTGATATTGGCCAAGACCGGAACCGAGCCCATCTTGAATGGGACAGCCGTCCGACCGGTCTCCACAAGAGAATTGAGCTCAAGAGAGGCTTCATCTGTGTGGTATCGCTTGACCAGATCCATGATGTCGGGATTGCTGAGTAGCGTCTTATTGAAGACCTTGTTGGTCTCCTTCTCCATTAGGAAGATGGACAGGGGATCAAACTTGAACACGTCCTCGTGCAATTTAATTGGCTTCTTGCGCAACTTCTTGAAGTCCTCGATGAACTTCTTACGGCGTTCGGCATAAGGCACCATGTCGTCCTTAACCATCAGATCGTCAGCGGCCCGACCTTTAATTAGGGCTGAGATGCCGCCGGTATTGCACTTGGCGTGGTCAATTCGGGCCACGAAGTCTTCGAGGTTCTCGAACGGGCCCTTTGTGCAGAGTTCATGCACAACCTTAGGTCCGATACCCTTCACCACTGAGAGTGGAGCATAGATGTACTCCTTTCCCAAGCCCAAGGGATCTTCGTTACGCACCACAAAGCGGTCAGAGGGATTTTTCAGCGACGGGGGACGAACAATTTCACCAAGCTTGGAAACATAGCGACGAAGCTTATCTTCAGCTAGGTCTAGGTTGAGCATTGAGGCCCACCACTCAAGCGGATGATGGTGCTTCAAATACATCGTAATATAGCCCAACTCTCCGTATGCGTACGAGTGAGACCTGTTAAAGGAGTAGCGGGAGAATGCCAAAATTTGCTGGCAAACCTGCTCGATGGCATCATCATCCCAGCCACGAGATCTGCAAGAAGTACGGATCTTATCGAAACAATTCATGATAACTTCCTGCTTCTTCTTCGCGATAGCGGACCGGATGATGTCCGATTCCTCCCAAGAATAGCCTGCAATCTCGACCAGGAAGCGCATGACGGATTCCTGGTACACGAAGACACCATTGGTCTCCTTTAGAATCGGTTCGAGATCTTCGTGCAGATAGGTAAGGCTCTTGACGCCGTTTCGCACGTCCATGTAAAACTGAGCCGCAGTCGAGTCACCAAGTGGTGCGTCGAGAGCACCAGGGCGAGCCAGAGCTGTGAAGTCGGCTAGGGCCTGCCGATTAAGCGGGCAGAACTCCTGTACCATCCCCTTAATGAGATCAGTGTTGAACTGGAAAGACGAGTCCGTGTCTTTCTTATAGAAATCTGCATAGACCTGCGGATCTTCAGGAAGACGATAGATGAGAGGCACGCCGTTCTCTTCCTGCAGATAGTCAATGCCTTTGTCTTGCATCAGCTTAATACAATCGGAGACAGCAGTAAGCGTCGAAAGACCGAGAATATCTGCCTTTACCAGGCCGCTTTTCTCGACCATGCCTGCATCATACTGCGTAACTTGAATCTTACCTAGATGGTCGTCGTCGAGCATCATTGTGGGAACTCGGTCCGCTGACAAGTCTAGCGTGGAAATAACGAATGCCGACGCGTGTCGACCCCAGCCACGGACTGTACCGATGAGCTTATCAACCATCTTCTGGATCTCAGGGTGAATTTGGAAGAACTTCGCCAAGGTCTTGTTCAGTTCTACAATCCCGTGGTTGTAGTTGCCTTCCTGGTCTGTGTATCCATACAAGAAGTCATGCTCATCAACACCCTGAGGTGAATCGGGGATTGTTTCACAGATAGCCATTACCTCTGGATCATTGCCTTTCTTGCCATATAGAGCATACATTGCATCTTTAATGGCATTTTTTGTCTTCATCTTCTGGAACGTTGCAATCTGCGCAAAGCCTAAGTTGTACTTATCTTGCAAGTACTTCATGATGAGGCTGCGGTCACGATCGCCGAAGTCACCATCGATATCGGGAAACGATCCGGCGCGAATACGAGCATGAGATAAAAACCGTTCAAATGGAAGGTGAGCTTTAATAGGATCGATGTGAATGATCTTCAAATAAAACGAAAGCAACGATCCGCCAGCTGAACCGCGAGCCAGGTTCTGCAAGATACCCTTTGAGCGCGCAAATGTGCCAATGTCCTCATACACCAAGAAGTACGGGAGGAAGTTGAGCTTCTCGTTCTTCATGATGACGTCTACTTCAGTCTTGAACCGTTGAACATAAACGGGGTCATTGTTCCAGCGACCATGGAACTTAATTCGCTCCATTAGGTACCAATAAGTCTGCTGATCATAGTTATCGGGAGCCTTAGCCTTGATGTGCTCTGGAATATCAATTTTTGGCAGGTGATACTCGAACTTGAACTTGATGCTCTTGGACCGTTCGAGCGGAATGTAGGTATTGTCGATCCACTCTGAGAACCGTTCTTCGGTCATCCACTCCTCTCCAAGATGAACTTGGAGTTTTTTGAACATCTCGTCGGCCATGATCTGATGATAGCTCTCATGGAAATACCAGCCATTCGAGTTACCGTTCTTCAACAAGCAATCCTGAATGATCTTGTCCTCAGGATAGACAAAGTGTGCATCGGTTACCGGAACGCACTTGCCGCCGTGCTTCTCGACCATCTCCTTTAAGAAGAGGTTGTATCCACGTTGCTTATTGTGGTCGCATGTGCACTGGTCTGGTCCCTCTTCGACAGGGAACGCGTCAAAACTACCAGTCTTCTTATTAAAGTCGTGGGTTATATCACCGACGTGAAACTCAATTAAGAGATCGTCGCCGAACAGCTCCTTGTACATTAGGAACCGTTCTTCGGCGAGCTTCTTGTCTTTGTTCTTCATGATGGCCTGACCGATCGGACCGACAATGCAACCGGTCCCGAACATGAGACCAGCCTTGTATTGCTTGATCTGTTCGTAGGTCACTCTTGCTTTAAGAGAGCCATAATAGCTCACAGTATCGTTGTAGGCCAACGACGCGAGCTTCATCAAATTGTGGTAGCCCTCGTTCGAGCAAGCCCACACAGTAATGTGATAATGGCCTTCGTCTTCAGCATTGAGCTTCACATATAACTCAACACCGGGAATTAATTTCGCCGCATCCAAAGGGTACTCGGGACGAGGACTCTTCTTTGGGTTCTCCTTATTCCAGTCTTTGTTCTCTTTGTTGATGTTCTTAATGAGATCGGGCGTTCGAATGGCATCATACATGGAAATGGCCGTACCATGATCGGTTACGGCCAGTCCCGGCGTACCAGTTTCTAAACACCAACGAACCCAATCTTGGGGACTAGGTACGGCATCAAGCAAACTGTATTTACTGTGATTGTGCAGTTGAACTACAGGCTTAAACTTGGACATTAAACTCCTCTATTACAACGAAAATTCCATATCAAGATCTTCGGCGATAAAGACCTTCGCGCTCTGCAGTCTCTCAAAATAACCACACCATGGGGCGTAGAACTTTACCTCGTTGCCGTTATCCAAGAGTAGCTTGACTGTGGCGTCGGTCTTTTCGCCCTTGTGCCAATCAGGCTCTCTTACTTCTTCGTCTCGGTTCCACGGAGATTCGTTTTCGTACTTATACCACTTGTAATGCTCCTTGATACGCCGCAAGGCTTTCTTTGCATTTTCTACGTTTTGCCATTCCATCTCTAGAACAGTCGATGTGTCACGAGACCCAAACGAATCACCAGTTCGGTAGAAGACTTCAATTTTATAAGGCATCATTCGCCACGCTCCAATAGTTGAGCCAAAGTGAGCGGAGTAAAGTTAGAAACATCTACCCCCACGTTTATTGTTTTACCTCGACGTTTCCACTTCTCGTGAACGTGTCCGCAAAGGAAGTAATCGTGCTCCTCTGTCGGAGGCTTTTTGAACTCTGCAGGATAGAAGCGCTCGCCAGGGTCTTCATGCATCGGAATGTGTGCCAGATAAAGCTTATAGCCATCAAGCTCTAGGTAGAGGTTGCGGTGTATTTCATCCACGCCTGCATTCTTGAGCACAACATCCTTCTTATCATGGTTACCCTTCACCAAGATAATCTTGCCATTGAGGCGCTTACGTAAGAGTGCGGTCTCGGGAGGACCCATAAAGAAGTCACCGAGATGGTAGACTGTATCTTCTGGACCCACCACCGAGTTCCACTTCTGGATGAGCGCCTCGTTCATCTCCTCCACATTTGCGAAGGGTCGAGCGCTCAACTCGATTATACGAGCATGGCCAAAATGGCTATCGCTAGTAAAAAATACTGTCATATGTATCCTTATAGAAAAAGAAAATCCTCTGCCCACTTAACCGTGAGCAGAGGACTCTACGAGATGATATTGATTCGGATTAAGCGAACGTGAAGTTCAGGTCAATGCTGGTATCAACCGTATCTGAAGTATTGAGGGTGGGAGTACACTCAAAATCATAGATAAGTTGACTCGAGAGTCCTTCAGTGATACCACTTAAATATGCCTTCAAGATGAGATTGTCGCCCTTGTTGCCACGAAGAGCCGCAGGAAGGTAAGTCGTTGGGATTTCTACGGTGAACTTCTTGAGCCCCGCTGCTGCGTTTGTCTGCAGACCAGCCGTGATCGCATCCCACTGTCCTTCGCCAGTCTGAGTGCCAACAAGTGCCACACCCGCATCATGTGCATCCTTCAACTTCTGGGTTAATCCCGTCGATCCTGCAAAATACTGATCTCTTAGTGACATTTAGTCGTCTCCTTACTTATCATTTAGACCAGAAGTGGGATTAACACCACCCTGGATCTCAGCAATCTTATCAAGCAAGAAGTTAATCTTCGACTTCTCATAGCTCATAGCGCTGCTGTAGCCGGCATTCAAGTCCTTCACAATATTCTTGGCAGCCGTAAGCTTCTCATCTGCATTACGCTCTTCCTTGATCTGGCGGAGCTTCTGCTCAGCTTCAACTAGAAGCGCCATGGCTTCATCCTCATTGAGATTTTCCGCATTATCAACAAACGACTGGCTTAGCTTAGACTCGCTCATATTATTCCTTTTGGGTTAAATCATTCTTCATCATCAGGGCCCTTTGTACTATCGAATTCAATCCGGGAGTTTTCTTCTTAGCGAGATACTTCTTGAGAGCGGCCAGTGCTTCCTTGTTAGAAATATGTCCCTTATTGATTAGAACATCTAGATCATCAAGCTCCTGATCATACTGTAGCGTCAATCGGCTGATGCGTTCTGCTTGTGTCTTAACATCGTGGCAATCATCACAGATGCGTTGAAGATTTGATTTGGGGCACCAGAGTCGGGCAACAAACTCGTTCCAATCTACGAATCCATCCGTCACAGAGACAACCGGATCCTTGTGATCAATAGAAATCTTAGTGCTTCCGACCCAACTGCCACAAACTTCACATTGACGCTGGACCCAGTCCTTTTTAGCTCTCGAACCATCTTTAAGGTACCGAGGAACCGTGCGACGGGATTCCTGCATTTTCTCCACTACAGAAGGAGATCGGGCGAACGCCCTACGGAGCGCACCGCGAATTGCTGAGTTTTGGTTATAGGATGTAGCCATACGGCTATTTTACCCAAACTGAGTTTTATTCTTATTGCCGGACCAAAGAGCGGCGCCTAGATCAGTTTGAGCCGTAGACGGCTTAATCATCTTGCCAGTTAGAGATTGACCGTGAGCATACATTGCAGAGGCAATGCCCATACGACGATGAGAGGGTGTAACCTGGACATCCGAGGGCTTAAGAGAACCATCAGCCTGGTGCTCGAGAACTGTTTCCCCCACGACCCCGTGAACAGGATGAACGGCCTTAATGTGTGTGAGGTCGCCGACTCCACCCAAATCGTGGTGCTCATGCATGAATGTTATGCCATGGGAGGGGTCTAAAGTTCGCTTTTCAAGTGACCACTGGCCATTCTTCTCAAACTTCAAAATCTCTTCCTTAGGATTGGTGAGCTTCGTAGGGTTAGGATTCTTGAGTTGCTCAGCTACCTTCTGAGGATCCTTTTTAGAAGCGGGAGGCAGGCCACCAGGCACCTTATTTTCCTTTTCGGCCTGTTTTGCCGACTTCGGAAGCTTAGCCTCTGTGGGCTTTGGAATCTTCGGTGCTTTAAGCGAGAGGTCCGGCAGCTGAGATGGAAGCTTCGGAGTGGGAATTGTGGCGCCCTTTACAGCAGCGGGAACCTGAGAGTTGTTCTTTCCCGGCTTGGTCTTGATAGAAAGTAGGGACTTAAGCAACTGATCTGTCTTGCCGTAAAGGTCATCCATAGTACCTCAATCTTATCAGACTTGAGGTGTTATAGTCGAAATACCATTGCGCTTTTCGACCTTTAGAATCCGATCGAATGAGGCTCGCATCTCCGACGCATGGTCAATGACCACAACCTGTCTGTCACCAGACATGCCCCGTATCAATTCTAATGCAAATTCTTTACCAGAGGCATCCAAACCATCAAAGGCCTCATCAAACACGATAGGAGACACGTGGATGCCGAACTGCTGTTCTAAGACACCCAACAGAGCCATATCGGCACAGATAGAAAGGGCCTTCAACTCGCCACCTGAGAGGCTTCCCAGAGATATAGGCCGCCCGTCCATGATGATCGACTCAGAGAACTTGGCAGTGACTTCACCCTTGACGTTCTCCTTATAGCTTTGGAGTTCATATGTAAGATTGGGCCAAAGCATCTCTACGTATCCAGACATCTTCTCGTTGAACAGAGTAACAGTGGAGTCCAGGATATAAGCTTGGGCACCAGTGGGAGAATAGATAGCACTTACAGTCTTCTGAAGCTCGATATCTGCGGCAATGACCCCAGCCCCGTAATTAAGTGTATCCTGCCGATTTTGGAGCTCCTTGATCTTATTAACTAGTTGAGCATTATCTTTCAACTTCTTATTCAAATCCTGGATGTGGGATTCTAATGTCGAGATTTTAGCATTTAACTCTACGCTATTAGTACGGGCTTGCTCATACTCAGCAGATTCCTTCTGTTTGCGTTCGCAAAGCTTAGAGTCTAATTGATTGACCTGGGCTTCAGCGAGTAGAGCAGTATCGATCTCATCCATGGATTGTTTGAGCACGAGACGCTCTCGAGTGATACGCTCAACTTCAGCGTTGTGCATAGACTCTGCATGAGAATTATCAACAGCAGAGCCACAGGTAGGACAGGAATCAGACGCGTTGAACGGCTTGATCTTGCGACCAAGTTGCTGCCATTGACTGTTAAGCATATCGCGCTTAGTACGCAACTTGACAAAGTTGGTCTTTTTAGCAGAAATGTCCCTCTCTAGCTGCTGATACTTAGCAAGGTCAGGCTTGATAACGTCCTGGCTATCAGCAAGAGCCTTCTTAAAGGCTTGAAGCGTCTGCTCTTTCTGGGCAAGCTGCAACATAGATGCTTCCGCATCAATCATGGATTCACGGTACGCATCCATCTTTACCTGGCACTCTGAAGCCTTGTGCTGCAAATCCGAGAGAGTGACCTGCTTGGAAGAGATGATCTCGTCACACTTCTTCTTACACGCACTGAATTCGTCGAGATTCAACAACTGAAGCAAGAACTGCTTTTTATCCGCATCGTTGAGCAGAAGGAAACGAGAAGACTGGCCTGAATTGGCCTGTGAGCAATACACAGCAGTGATGAACTGGTTATAAGTAAGACGAAGCTTCGCTTCCCACTCTTCTTGAGTCAGCGTAAGGACCTCAGGCGTTCCATCGACATCACGCGAAAAAGTAACTCCCTTAGGTCGTGATCGTCGCACTTCATACGTTTCGCCTCCATGGACAAGCTTGACCACAACAGAGCCTTTCTTCGCTCCTCGTCTAACAATTTCGGAAGCACTAATCTTGCGAGGAAGCTTATCATAAAGTCCAAATGAGATTGCGTTAAGAATTGCCGTCTTTCCGGCGCCATTTGCCCTATCGACGTCATGATTCCATCCTTCCATTAAAACTAATCCAGAGTCATCAAAGTCAATGTGTGCTTTCTCGATACTTAAAAAGTTTTCGATGTCAACTGAGATTATGCGCATTGTGCTTGTCGCTCTTTTGAAGGTTCTCTTCGGCCCACAAAGGCTGAAGATTAGAATAATGGCAAGCTTGTTTTACTTCTTCTGAATTAGAGAGGTCAAAAGAGTTTAAAGGTCTAATGTGGTCAATATGCCAACCATCCTTAGACCAATTATCCCATGACATGCCGGGCTTCCACAATGATTCTAAATGCTTTTTAAGTTCTTCAACAGAGCAACCAAGATCATTTACAGCAGAACCAGTCTTTTGATTTTCTTGAAGAGCTTGATACAATCTAGACCTTAAAACACACTTCAATCGGTGAGAAACATCGTTATTGTAGCGTTGTTTTTCATAAGTTGATCTATAATTCCGCTTCCACTCTTTTATATGACCTGCATGAAGAGCATTATATGTTTGATGGGCTTTTAAGTATTTTTCTTTATTATTTAAGTAATGCTTATGTTTGAGTTCCTTATCTCTTTCTCTGTTTTGTTCCCTAAGTTGTTTATCGCACTGTTTACAATGGGACTTATATCCACTTGATGAAGCTTTCTTTTTAGAAAAATACGAGACAGGTTGTGCTTGTTTACATTTAGAGCAGGTTTTCATTTATTCTTTTGAGGCGGTCCTTTTGCTATAACCATCTCTCCTTTCTCGTTGTAAACGACCCATCCTTCAGCCAGCATTGTTTCCGTTGAATAAATACCACTTTGAACAAAACGTGGAACTTCAGTACTCCAAAAGTACTCAGATCTACGGTCCTGCAATTGCTTCTTGTGATCTTCCTCTTGACGAATGTTAAGAAAGGGATCTACCTTTTCCGTAACCTTTTTAGATCCAAGATTTGGAAATAATCGCTTAGCTAAACCCCCACATTTCTTGCACGGTTGTGCTTCCACAGAGACATCAACATATCGTTCAACCGTGTTACCACACTTCTCGCACTGGAAACGATACTTAGCCATTAGCGCACCTTCTTAAACGGATGCCAAGCAAGAGAAGCACCAAAATACGCAGAGGCTCCTCTGTCAACAACCGCCCACACTCTAGGTCCAACGTCGAACTTACCAATCTCAACATCCACACCACCGCCAGCTAGAAGACCAGGGTTGGTGCCGACACCAGCTTCAAGTACGAACGAGAGCTTCTCATACCACTTCTCTTCTAAAAGAAAAGGATTGACAGCGGCAAGACCAATATTGACGTCAAACTTATCTGAGGAAGACGTCGTGGACGTGCGCCAGGTACCATCTTTGTCCTGAGAAACGACCACACTAAACTTCAGAGGTGCAACCTGCTTCATGAGTAGCTTAGCACTGCGCTCCTCGGGCTTCTCACAATTAACGGTCGTGTATCCAGATACAGCGAACGGTTCAAAATCTGAACCGCTCTCGAATTCAACCTTGCGAACGGTTGCTGTCTCTGTGGGCTGAGGCGGCTTAACATTACCACTTGATTCAAGTTGCTTCTTGAGAGTGGCAATGATGGTGTTTGCAGTAAGTAGGTCCGAGCCCTGCGTCTTAAGTTGCTTACGAAGCGACGTAAGCTCTACGTCCTTAGTATCGAGGAGCTTAGCTAGATCATGGCTTTGAATTGTCAGCTTCTGATAGACACCCTGCTGGACCTCAATGGTCTTATCCCGTAAGGCGATCTCGTTCTTAAGCTTGACAATCTCTTCATTATGGGCCTGTTCGCGAAGCGTGATATATCCCGCAAAGCAAAGTGCAACAAGCACTAAAACACCCATACTGATGAGACCTACTTTAGTCGACTTTTCCATGGTTACTCCTGACCGACAGCGCCCGTCGAATCGCTCATCATGTCCCGGAATGCTGATTTCGAGAGGGCCAGCTGGTGCTCAAGGCCAACATCTCGAGGGGACACAACCAAACCGCCGAGTGTGCTGAGAATTGAAGCAACAGAGAGCGCATTACCGATGCTTACACGACACACCTTAGCAGGCTCAATAATTCCTGCCTGTTCGGGCTGAACTACCTGATGCGTGCTTGCATCAAAGATGTGAGTAGGAGGTGCGTCTGTGCCGGTAACAAATCCCCCCATCGCATTCCACACATCATTAAAATCTTCGCCACAGTTTGAGAGGAGAAGCTTGAACGGTTCTAATAGAGCCTGCTCCATGATGACCCAAGACGGGAGACGCTTCTCGTGTCTACGAATGATGTCAGCAAGAACAAGATGCACACCACAACCACCGGGAACGATTCCCTCTGCAATAGCAGAACGAACGGCTTCAACGGCATCCTCAACACGAGCCTTCTTCTCGCGTGCTTCAAGCTCCGATCCACCGCCTACCCAGATAGTAGAAACGCCGCCGGTAAGCTTAGAAATAGCAGCCTTAACGAACATAGCCTCACGATCATTAGGGGCAATAGCTGCAATGCTCTTGAGTTCAGCGATACGCGTCTCGAGAAGATCAGGATCTGAATCGGAGGTCAAGAAAGCTTCATACAGATTAATCTTTGCCGTCTTAAACGAACCAAACTCCAGCCCAGACTCAATAGCAGCATCAAGGTTCGCGGGATCATAGACTTTGGCACTTGTATAAGCAGCCAAGTCATGCAAGAACATAACGCGCGAGTTGGCCACACCGCCCATAGGCGTCTTGATGGGAACTACAGTGTATCCACCCTTTGTGGTCTTTGCTAGCTTATCGAGAACGACATCTGCAAAACTATGAGCAAATACGATGATGGGCTTGCCGTATAGATTAGTACCCTCAACCGCCTGCTGAATGGCAGAGGGAACCTTAAGGTCGTTCAGGGACCCGTCAAACAAGAACACAAGTCCCTCGTCCATCTTTGCCTGCTGATTCGCACGATCATTCATAAACGAGATGCCGATGGGACCAAGATCCTTAAGACCAGAGGTGACAATGCAGCCTTCCATCGTCTCAACTCGAATATCGGAATCATCGGCTTCTTCCACTAGAACCTGTCCGTCTTCTCCGGCTGCCATAACCGCGTCCACTGCTGCTGTAGCAATAATGGTATCCCCATTAGCACTAATGGTTGCGACATTTATCAATTCCTCCCGGGAATTGACCGACTTAGCGTGTTTCTTTAAAAACGTAACAATCTCGCTCTGATAGAGGTGATTAAGCTCATTAATCATGCGTTGGGGGTTGTATTTGGGGTTGGTGAGCAGGAATTCAGATGCGTTCTGAACAAGTGCATTAGCTAGCACAATGGCCGTCGTCGTTCCGTCACCAGCTTCCTTGGCAGTACGTAGACAGATTTCCTTGGCAGCCTCAACAATAACAGACTTCTGAGCGTTAGCCATGCCGATAGCCTTAGCCACCGTTACGCCGTCTTTAGTAGCAAGTGGAGCAAGATTATCGCGCTCAAGGAGAACAGTGCGACCACCCGGGCCTAGAGTAGAACCCACAATGGTGGCCATTTCCTTCAATGACTCTTGAACGACCTTTTTGATTTCCGTCTTGTCGGTCGTAATCTCTTTGCTCTTCATCTTTTCATAAAGCATTATTTGTCCCTCTTAATTCTGGTCTTATCGAGATGCTCTTTGAGCACTTGATCGCACTTTTTCATCATCTTGCTGTCTACGTTAAAACCATAAAACATATGTCCAAGATTCAAAGCCGCCTTCAATGAAGCAGTTCCGCCCCCAAATGGGTCAAGAATAATACTGCCTGGCAAACAATCCGTCATCCTGATTAGGAGTTCAGCTAGATCAACCGGATAAGCTTCATCTAACGATCCTGTTTCTACTTGCCATGTATTACCCGGACAACTCACATCTTCATCTGTCTGAAGATACCGGCGAATAGGAAGTCGATCTAGTTTCCAGACATCGCCATTGCAAAAATGCAAGACATACTCGTGTGAGTTTACGAGATTTACTTCAGAACGTTTACCCGGAAACCAGGTTTTCTCAATTACAATATTATCTATGTGAAAAAAACCAGCATCCGTCATTGCCTTTGCAATCTCAAAGGGCCGACTTTTGGCCTCAATTGGTGCATAACATATAAGAAACACAATCCCGTTTGGGATCATATGTTGTTTAAGTTTAGCAGCAAACTTCTTAAAGACTTCAACATCAAAACCATCCCGTTTTCTAATAGGGACTCGTGTAATACATACTTCTGTATTCATGGGCCAAACAGCATTTGCATCCATTGGATCAAGGGCTGATACCCGTACAGAAGGGTCATAAACATCTAAAATGGGAGTCGGTTTTGAAGGTGCCATCTGTATGTTATACTCCAGTTGACCCAAAACCACCTGTACTACGCTCAGTGTCTGTATTCACCTTATCAACTTGAGTCATAAAGAAACCCTCATTATAGGGGCTCATGATGAGCTGAGCTAATTTCTCACCCTTCTTAATAACGATAGGCGTCGTACGCATTACCGGGAAGCCTTCTTCATCAACTCTGTCAATGAGCCAGAGGTTCGTAAAGACAACGTGCGGAATACCTCTATAAGCCTGGTCAATAACACCAGCATAGACCATAAGTCCCTTAGCGCCAAGGCCGCTCTTTGAAGTAATCTCGGCCCAAGTATTCGGCGGGAGCTCCATACGAATATTGAGAGGGTGCTTCATAACCTGACCGGGATAGATAGTGATGTCTTCAGTGGCGTAGAGATCCCAGCCAGCATCAGTTGCATGAGCCTTAGTCGGCATTTTTCCGCCTTCTAAAACCTCAACCTTAATTTCGTATGTCTCGTTGTAAATTCTTTTAGCTAAGTTCTTAGCATTGTTAAGGGTAGTCGTATCCATTCAAATCTCCTAGTGATAGATCTTATACTTCAGGAATGGAATAGTTAGCAAACAACTGGTCACTATTAAAAACTAGTGAAGTACGATCGCGGGGTAAGATAAGAAGTAAAAAATACTTCTTCTCTTGACTAAATCGATACTCTTTTCTTTCTTCTAGTATTGATTTGAAAAGAGAAGAAACAGAATTTAATTACCATCCCTTGGGGACAGTCGTTCTAAGACATAGAACAGTATTCTTATTCCAGAATCTAAAATCATCTCTAAGCCAAGACAGTCTGTTTTGTTCAGAGCCTTCTTCAAGAGACCAGCTACCTTCCGTGAAGGGCTTACGTGTGTGAAGCCCACCTTGAAATAGACCTATGATCCTAGTATGTCCAGCTATAGTGCAACCAAGATGATCTGCAAGTGTTCTCGAGAATCTCTCTCCTAGCTTTCCGTGGAACAGACTACAAACACGGAACCAAACAACAGTATCAGGATTGACATACGCAGCGAGCCAGAAGAATTGATAATCAAAGTGCGGCATTTCGGCAATCCAAATTGTTCCTGCACTTCCATGTCCCCAATACTGAATACTGGAGCAAGTTTTTCCCTTGCTCTTGAGAATGTCTCTCATCTCCTCTAAAGATTCAATTCCATAGTATTCGTCGACTGCACCAAATAGCTTCTGTAGCCAGCAACCCACGAGCCACGAAGTCTTAAGTAGCCACTGCAAAAAACCTTTGCCAGGCTTGTTGTCGTAAAATGTCACTTTCATTTTTGTTCTCCCGTTGAACTGAAAATCTTAACTTTCTCTGTTATGTCTTGATAATAATTAATTCGATTGTGAGCATGTCGTGTGAGTTGAGCTGACCCTAGTGGGATGTAGTCCAATACGACGCATTTAGTCTTCGTTGAAGTCTTGCGCAAACTGCGACCCACGGCCTGGATGACCGGACCCTTTGATGCAACAAAGTTAGCCATGATTAGGACATCCACGTTTTGCGTATCGGTGCCTTCCCCAATACGTCCGTCCGTTCCTACAAGGCCCTTTACCTTTCCCTTGTTCAGATCATCGACGTAATCTTGTGATTTAGAATCTTCCCCGGTGGCAAAAGGCACTCCAAGCTGTTTACTAAGCTCTTTACCATGTTCGACTTCGTCGACTAATATCAACACAGATCGACCAGCATTTATCATGTTAAGTGCGTCATTATAAATGATATTTTTTATAATGGAATTGTTTAACACGTGTTCTTTATAGTTTTTAATCTTGTTGTCACCAAAGTCTTTGCCGCCAGTATTAACTTCTCGGACAATAAAGTAAGGTTCTGCAAGAAAGCCCTTTTCAATTCCCCACTTTACATCTCGACGAGCGATTACAGGACCACAACCTGCTGTAATCATGATGTCTTTGCCGTCAGAGCGATAATCAGTAGCTGTAAGCCCCAACACCTTTCCTACTCCTGCAACTGCTTCTGCGATATTGTAAAATGTGTCGGCGGCTATATGATGAATCTCATCGAAAATCACGACTCCAAAGTCGGCATTCTTAAATTCTTCGGTGTTTCGGGTAATAGATGCCGCTATTCCAATAGTGATATCGTTTATCTTTTTCTTGCCACCACCATAGAAACCGACCATGTTCTTACCGAAAGCGTCCACGCATTGCGTGTAGAATTGTTGGGCAACCGAATCTGACGGACACACGATCAGTGCATTGCGCTTATATTGCTTAATAAAGTGCAGCGCAGTAAGAGTTTTGCCCAGACCCGTCGCGAAATTAACAATTCCCCGATATTGGGTAGCATTCATTAGGAGGTTGATTACCTCTAATTGGTAGTCACGAGGAGAATGCGGCGTTTTATCCCAGGGCAGCGAAATCTTTCGGCCAGTTTCTTTCCGTAAATCTGTGTAAGTTAAACTAGGGAAGTTTTGCTCAAAAAGGGTGATAAAGCCAGAGGGGACAGTAAGAATATTAGCGTCTAAGCTATAGACCTTCCCCTTTACTTGCTTTTGCAACTCTACATAAGCTGCGCTAGTTCGTAAATACGGGTTCTTGCTCATACGCTTCAATTGATATTGTTTGGCCTTATCGGTGTATGATAGATTTGTCTTGACAAAATCGATCACGTTGTCAGATGGATCTGTGATAGTGAGCTTGTCGTTTGTTAAAATGAGGTTCATTGGTAGTATTGTACTTCATAACTTCATGGGACTATGATCTCTATCTACCTCAAATCATTGATAAGAAGGCCCCTTTTATTCTCATTGTAAAATATGAGATGAATCCATCCACATTTACCAATACTTAAGGAACCGTAATGGCTTCTAGATACGATCTATTATTTGAACAATGGAAGGCGACTCTAGCGAGTCGAGACAGACGGTCAGCTTCTGTTCAAGGGAATTTTGAAGAGCTCTTTGAGATTATGAAGAGTGAAGATCTTTCTCTTGAAGAAGCATATGAGTACATGCCGAAAGCCGTCAAAGCACACGCTCCAAGTGCTTCACTAGTTAAAACTATGTTTAAAAAACTCAAAGGCGGCCCTACCTTTAACCATTTAAGTGAGCGAGACTTTGAGGAGCACTGGGTTGGAGAGATTGAAGCAAAGGCCAAAGCGGCCTTTTTTAATATTTACCCGTTGTCGGTTAAGAAGAAAAAGGTTGAACAAGAAGAAACTGAACCAGCTCTCTTTGGCAATATGACAGCCAAGGAATATAAACTTCAGCGCGAGCACGCGGATGCATTTCCGCGTCTCACTGTAGAAGAGATACAGCGACGTCGGGCTGCCGCGTTAGCAGCTGCGGAATATAATCCAATGGACGAGATCGAAAGTATCTTAGGGAAGGGAACGAGTGGCAACACTAACTAAAGAAGAACAAGAGCGAAATCTAGCAAGATCAGGCGTAAGAGTTGAGCAAAAGGTTGATATCTCACTCGATGAGATTACTGAGTTTGGTAATCCAGAATCGATGATGAAAATTGTACAAAGCGTCGCTAGCTATAAAAAGATGGTGAGTCAACAGATCACTCTCATTAATGATAGCTTGTCGGCTGCCATTCCCTTCACGAGAGAAAATCTCTATCTCTTTTGTGCACTATCTGGCAATGGCAAATCAACTGTTGCAGCAAATATCTCGTGGCCGTTATGGAAACAGAAGAAGAAAATTCTTGTCATTTCTAATGAGGAACCTGAACAGGATGTTCTTTTTCGTATTGCGGCTCTAGAGCTCGAAGCTGACTTCAATGAATATAAAAAGGGGCGAATGGCGCCAGAGACGATCAGCAAGTGTGTTCATCTTTGTCGTGATATTGCTCAATATGTTAAAGTTCTCGACGTCTCGTGGCGAGAAGGCGGCACAACTAAGATTGAATGGGTACAGGCTGCTCTTGATAAGATTATTGGTCAAGGCTTCTCGGCAGTACTTATCGACTACTATCAGCTGATTAAAGACTCAGTTCAAGATAAAACGCGTTCCCGCTACGATGTCTTGAACGATTTTCGTATTTGGTTAGGTCGATATATTAAGAAGTGTGAGATCCCCGTGTGTATGTTCGTACAACTTTATTCGCTAGGGAAAAAGGGTGGCGTAAAGGATATTGATGCTCGCATTAAGGAATGTTCGGCTGTGGTTGAACCTGCCACAGTGATTGTGGAGGTTGTTCCAAATGTCGAAGAAAAGACATCAGATTTTTTGATTCATAAGGATCGCTTCGGCAATCAGGGGTGGAAGATTACATGTCCGTATCATAAAGGAAGATTCTTAGAAGAGCTTTCAGAACAAGAATTAGCAATTCGTAAGGCAGCCATGACTCGCGAACGGGCAGAAAAAGACTTGGACGCATTTATGGATAAAGCAAAAGATGACGAACAGTTTTCTGGTGAAGATTTTCTTGCGGGGAAAAGAACATGAGTGGTCTTTCGACTAAAAAATGCTTAATTTGTAAGCGACCCAACGACACTCTATATTGGCACAAGGACCCCGAGAGTGGGGATATTTGGGTCTATTGTAAGGGAGTGTGTCAACGCGGTTATTCTCTTAGACAGTACTGCTATTTGGGCGAAATTTCATTACCTGAATTCCTTAAAGGCGACTTTGACTTCAAAGAAGCTACACCTAACGAACTTCAGGTGATGCAGTGGCCAATCAAGTTTATTCCGCTTTCTGATCCTCGAGCTCAAAAAGGCGTAGATTACGTGCAAAGTCGAGGTCTTAATCTTGACGGCGACATGTACTACGATGTAGATCGTGAAGGAATAGTGTTCCCCTATTATTTTCAAGATCATTTTTGTGGCGCCCAAATCCGCTTCCTCAAGACGCGAATCAACAGAGACGGAGATGAACAGAAGATCGACACGCTTCCTGGTACTCGCTTAGGCATGCTCTTTGGTATGTGGAATCAAGGACCGTTCGTTACAAACATCAAAGCTGTTGGCGTTTGTGAAGGATATTTCAATGCCCTTAGTCTTCAACAGGCCTTTAATATCAAGTATGGTGGCATAGCGCGGAATCCATGGAAGTTCATTTGCACGTCGGGTTGTAATGTCACTAAGCACCATCAGGAAGTTTTGAAGGAACTTTGTAATCAGGGGATCAAGGTAATTGGGGCTTATGATGCAGACGAGGCTGGCCAGGATGGCCTAGCAAAGGCCGTTAAAGCACAGTGCATTACTCACATCTCTACAACTCTAGACGATGAAATCGATTGGAATGATCTTCTAAAAAGAGAAGGCCACGAGGCAGTCGCAAAGCGTTTTATAACCAATTTACAGAAGGTTCAAAGTGTCTAATATTAAGCGAGACTTGATGAAGGAAATCGAGGCTAAAGTTGCTCGAAAAAAGCGAATTGCAGCTCAAGTTTCTGAAGTTAAAACTGTAAGCAAATGGGTTAATGAGTTCTTCACTGAGTACGAAAAGATAAAGAAAACTGAATGGTACTTGCGCTCTCTTGCCGTAGATCAACTGCGTCACAAATTAAGTAAACTAGACAAGAATTGTCAAGTCAACTTTCTCGATCTCAACGAGCCTCCAACCATTGAGATTTATTGGTCAGAACCGTTCGTTGAGGCCAATAACTGCGAAAAAGTCTTAGTTTTTGATGTTGCTTCAGCTCTCTTTGAGAGCGCCATGGAAGAAATGTAATTACCAGCAAGCGTTCCACGTACTCCCATCGTACACGTAGAGTTTATTGTAAATCCCGCCCACGAAGATAATATCGCCTGCTACTCCAGAATAGGATGAAGGAGCGACCGAACCATCATGAGCGACCACGCGAAGTGTAGGTGAACCAACAGCACTCTGAACTTGAAGAGCACGACCAGTATTTGAGTTGGCCACACGGACTGCCGTACCAACCGACGATGAATCAATGCGCAATGCATTAGAATCATTAGTTGTATCTGAGTTAGTAATCCAGATGTTGGCGTTTGACGCTCCAGGCGAAAGTGTTGAGAACATTCTTCCCGTAAACGTTTTAACCCCTGTTACTGTTTGAGTCGTGCTGCCCGTAATTCTTAGGAAATTTGTGTCTGTGTAGTTTTTAGTGGCGACATCCTGTGCCGAAGAAGGGTCTGCCACGTTGTGAATTTGTGCGGCTGAACTTAATTTAGAAATAGACCCATCAACTTCAAAGCGCCATCCTTCTGGTGCATCATAACCAACAGTAAGAGGAGAAATACCTCCTGCGGTTATGTAACTGCCGTTAGTAGCATTGGCCATGATCAACACTTGAACGCCAGCGGTAGATTCTTCAATTTTAAAGATTGATTCATTTACCCCAACATTTCGAGTCCACGCTTGAATCAAGCCACCATCTAGCGTAGGATGGGGCAAACTCAAGACTAATTTTCCGCCATCTATTCCAGACGGCGCTTCTCCCGCAAGAATGGTGCCACCAAATACATACATGGCCGATCCGGCTGTCTTCAATTCAATGCTGCCGAAGAGATCTACAGCATTAGACGCACCATTAGCTGTTATAGTAACAGCTGTTACTGAACTTAATGGTGCTGCGATATTAACGGCCCTGTTGGCATTTAAACCAACAACGCCGTTAGCAGTATTTAGGTCTCCATCAGACAACACTACTCCGTCAAGTGGAAGCAAAGATGCTTGATGTAGAGTTACTAAGCCAGGATTTGAAGTTGTTGCTATAACTTGTGCTCCAGCATTAGATGAAATAGACACTAGAAGCCATCGACTGGCCACCACGTCATATGTGAATACGGCAATTTCTCCTGCCACCAAATTCATGCTGCCGCCTGTTGGCGTTTGAATTCGGTTGTTAACCGTGGCTTCATTGGCGTCATTTGGTTCTACGACAATGGTGGCGGTACCAGCGTTATAAATACTGATGGTTCGACCACTAAAGCTAGCTGAAATGCCAGCTAGATGCGACAGTACGCCACCGCCAGTTATTTTAACAATCGAATTTCGAACAATAGCGGGAGTAAGATGTGCACTTGTTAACCAAAGTGTGGATGCTACTGTTCCCACGGAATCAAAGTTAGCCCAAGCCCCATTGTGATAATAAGCAAATGATTGAATTACGGAGTCGTAATAAATATCTCCGTCTACAGGATTAGACGGCGTGCCCGCCTGGGGGTTAAGATTTACGCTTTTATTTATCTTGAATCCGTTGTCTGCCATGATGATTCTCCAAGTTGAGAACTAAGATGAGACAATGGCTTCATGGTCGCATCTTGGTTCACATTTCCCCAAGGGTTGCTTTAATGATTGTAACAGATTAAATGGTAAATGGATATGCTAGCACATTTCCACTATTATAAAGTGTCGTTACTTCAGCATCAGTTAATGCGCGATTCCACAGACCTACTTTTTGAAATCGCGCATTAGTGGTTGTATAGCCATCAGGTCTACTAGCAATATAAAAACTATCTGTTCCCGAGGATCCAGCGCCTAGGCTTGTAAAACTTTCAACAAGCGTTCCATCATAGTAGAGTTTCCATGCAGTAACTTCTCGCGTAAGAACGATATGGTGCCAACTTAATGTTGGCAGAGTAATTAACTTTCCAGTATTGGCATTACCATTTGCGTATACAAGTGCGTCTGTTACACCGCCGCAAAGAAAACACCAGTCGCTTGTTACTGAACTGGTGTTAAAGTTGCCAATTAACCCTGCAAATGCGTTGAAATTACCGCGAGCGTACACTTGCCAGGAAATAGTAAAGTCATTCGGACGAAACTCTAATGCTTCAAATCTGTTTGTGGTGCTATCACCAAGATATAGTGCATTCGTTTGACCCAAACCTGCTTCATAGCCTGGAGATGCACCAGTGATAACGCCGTGCTCGCCACCATGAACATCATCGCCATTGCCGTCAAGCGGATAAAACCTTACTAATCCTTCTAAGAGTGGTGAAGAAGATGAAGATTTCAATAGAAAGGGAATTCCAAAAGATGGAAACATATTAAGTCCTTTTAGGTTTTTATGTCGTTAATCATCTGGCAAATAGCAAATGTGCCGCCTGGCTCGATATAATATGCCATTGCATCTATGGCATCTACAGTTGCTGTAACTGGCGTTGTGGGAGTGCCTCCAGGAAACTTCCAAAATGAGTTAAAAGCAAGAGTTTTGGGGGCACTTGCGTGCTGTCTCAGGAAGATAATTCCGCTTTGCCCTCCAACAGGATTAGAGGGGGCAGCAAGTGTTGTGTTTTCTGTCAGTGTGTGCGTGTAGTTATTGCTAACAGCTAGATCTACCGCAATACTCCCAGCACTTGAAGTTAAAGTTACATTTGCGCCTCTCTTGGCGCCACTCATGCTTTGTGCTCCGGTTGAAACGAGAAAGTCTGATCCCTCGTAGGATCCGCTAAAATTACTTTTAAGAGGTGAATTCATTGTTTATTTAACTCCACTTGCGCCAAGCATACTTGAAAGTGCCATCACCAGCACCATTAGTGCTTGTGTACTGTATTTGAATACCGCCTGAAACAATTGCTTGAAGTGTTACTCCAGTAATTCCAGTTTCTATATAGCTATCATTGCAAGCAACAGCTGATCCATCATAAGCAATCTGCAAATGACCAATTCGACTATAATTTTCTTTTGTAATCGAATATTCAATAACATAGAATGAATAGCTGGCACTTAACAGCAATAAGTTTGCAAAGGCCACCTGATTGTTATTGAGTGTAAGACTGCTAGACAACACACCTTGACGCAGTCCATTAAATGACATGCTGTTATCAACGGTATCAATAGCAAAGTTAGAGTTGCCCGCAAGGACACCACCTGAGTTAAATTGAACGGCATTAACAGGAGCTGCAGCAGGTGTGGGAGTAGGAGCTGCACCCGAGTATGAAGGAAGGCCTGCTGGACCTCCAGGGTATGAAGAGCTCCATCGGCGCGTCGAGTACTTAAATGTTGCGTTTTGTCCAGTGCTTGTCGCGGTTCCGGACAAAATCAGGTCAGCACCGCTAATGGCAGCAGTAAATGTCACTCCAGAGTTTCCATTTACATAAGCACTATCGGTGGAGACTTCTGCAGTAGCTCCATCAGTAACAATTCGCATTGTTCCTGTTTCTCTTGCTGTACTTCTAACAAGAGAGTAGTCAATTAGAATGTGTTCGCTGCCTGCCCACGCCGTTGTAAAAATAGGTGTGGTTGCGTTGTCAGTAATGGTCGCACTCACAAGATTTGATTGCTCAAGGTAATCTGCACCATTAAAGTAACGAACGTAATCATTAAAAGCCCAATTGCTACCGTTGAATTTACCAACTTGTAAGCCAAAAGCTTGCCCACTCACAACAAGCAAAACGTGGCCCACTGAAGGATCGACCTGTCCATTGAATTTATATTCAGCAGTCCAACTTGAGATAGTAGTTCCAACGCCAACAGCTCGATAAACTCGATGAGCATTTATGGTTAAATTTCCAAAAACAACCAATTGTCCGGCTTCTACCGTAACATTGTCAACAACAACAGTACCAGTTGGTAGTGTGGTTGAGACAGGATCAAAAAGATTGCATTGAACAACCAAAACATCTGAAGGTCGCAAAGGCACGATGCCGTCTACGCACGTACCGTCCCACAGGTACTGTTCTGTTCCGCTCAGTCGTGTCGCTAACACAAAAATGTTTTCTCTAACTGGTACGTCGGCCGTATTTGCAATAACCCAGCCAGGTGTGGTTGCAGCATTGCGATTAATAGTCACATATGCGCTTTGATTGGTGTTAAGGGTTATTGGACCGCCAGCGTCGGGTAGTGTGATTGTTGCATTTGCGGGACTTCCGGGCTGCACAATTGTCAAAGTGCTACCAGGTGGAGTAAAGCTCAACCAACCGTTTGTTTGTGACCTGGCTCCAGTTGCAGTGGTAACGCATTTGATGGTTTTATCCTGAGCCTTGTCCATCAACATTGCCGTATTCTTGGAAACTCGTGCAGTCAGGTTGTCTGATAGAGATCCGTTGTAATTGGCACCCTCATTAAAGGTGTCGTAAGAACCAGGCAGGGTGTACACGGGAGATGTTTGGGACAGAGACCCCATACCGATGAAGGCCTGGACGTTTTCTATCGTCCCTGCGCCGATATTGATCGTCTCACCCTGCACGATTTTTTGAATACCTTCTTCAGAACGAACGTCAAGACGAGCCAGTGTTGCTAGACCAGAGGTTTCCGTTGCATGAGCAGCGTCAATTGGAAATTGAAATTGTGTTGATGACCTAACATTAATCGTATAAGGATCATTATAGTTAGTTGTTCCAGTGATAAAAATAGTCTCACCGGAATCAAAGCCATGATTAGCTGATTCAAGTTGAAAACCAGATGTGGATCTGGCTCCTGTCGTACACAATCCATAAAAAGCTACAAATGCGCCGGTAGTTGTAACGTTTGTCTTAATAGAAAGTGTATTGGCATCAATTGCTTCTACATAAACAGGGGTTGCGCCATATCCGACAGGGGTTGTAACGACGATTCGATCTCCATCTTGGAGACCATGAGCCGTACAAGACACAATAGCATCAGAGCCATCTGCAGAATTAATAGTTCCAGTGAGAGATACAGTTGAGATTGATGCGATTGACATTGCAGTATCGCTGCGCTGAGCAAACCACATTAAGTCACCAGCTGTGTCATCAAGGAGATTGTTGTTGCGATCAACAATCTGAATATCGCTTGTCGTATACTCGCCGCGATCAAATCTTGCTCTATCGCCTGCAATTGTGCTATCTGTGCCTTGATATAGACCGCTTAAAACAATAGCGCGAGCAGATCCAGGCGCAACAATGGTTCCAACGGGTGAACCACTAACAGATTGAGCTGTATCGTAGAATTCGCGCACCTGCAGACAAAGAGTGTTTTTATCTGTGACCTTCTTAACCCAATCACCCTTTTTGAGTTGTCCAAATACGCCTGCTGCGCCAGAAGCAGAATTGATGTAAGATTCACCATTATAGAACAATACTGCTTCATCTAGTGTGTTAATTGGCTGATCACGCACCAAACCTAGGAATGCAACCTGTTCATTATTCAAGTTGAGTGGTGAACCACCGCTTGCTCTAATAACGACATCGACAGGACTATTCATACTCTTCACATAGAGATCTTCGCTCCATGAGAGTCGACCAGGGACAGCGGAGTCGTGTGTGTATGTGCCCTTGCTCTTCCAGGCTGTAGCGAGTGCATCATTCCAAATCTTAAATAGCGAGAAGGTGGTAGTGTCCTCGTACCAGTAGGTGGTGCCACCAAGCTCTTTAAGCTTGGTCATAACTGCATCCATCCACTGCTTTAATGTCTTAATGTTCTTATCACCGCCCTGAAAAGGATTAGGGTCGGACAGTGAGACTGTTACGCCGCTTGTTTCCTGTCGAGCATATGCTCCACTAGGAAGTGAAGGAAATGTGTAATTGGCTTCTGCGTTAGGAGCAATACCACCGGTGCCCAATCTAAACATCATGTCACGAGCATCAGTAATAGAAGTAATAGCATTCGACCCCATAACAATAATGGCCAACGGTACTGTATTAACAGGAAAAGATCCAGTTGATATGCCGAGTTGAGCCTGAATTACTGATTCGGTGTTGATTTCCTGCGTAAACTCTCCACCTTCACCGCCATTACGATCCGGATCCCAGAGAGCTCTAGTGTCTGATGCAGTATCAAAGGTGGATAGCGTTAAGTATACATAGTTTGTGGCGCTAGTTCTAAGCTGCGGAACAAGGGGCTCCGAAGCCTCATTTCCTTCCGGAAGACCGTAAAAGAATGGTCCAGCAGCAGAACCGGGATAATAAACAATAGAGTCTGCGACTCTAATTGAACATGAAGGGAGACCAATAGCACTACCAGGGTTGATTACATCAAAACCATATAGGACATATGGCTTAGACGAGCCCACCAAGCTCTGCATAAAATACTTCCAATCTCCTGCCCCATAGGAATCAATCGAGAGAAGATCAGGAAGATCAATTCGTTCCGCACTATTCAGTAAAACTCGTCCAAGAACAGCCATGTTAATTCACCCTTTTCTTTGACTTACGCCAGTTATCTACTAATTGTACTACGTATCTACTTATCTGCTCAGTCGTATACCGATAGGGTGCCGTATAGTTGATTGGGGTATCTAAGGATAAAGTCAACGAAAATACCTGCACTACCTACGGCACTGATCAAGTCTTGTACTTGTTGTCTAGCATCCGGAGGATTAGTGATATACGGTGCGTACTCGGCACCAGTCCCAGAGAGGATGTGAGGGCCCATCTTGCTCACTTTAACTACACTGGCACCCGATGAATGAAACTGTTGAAATACATGAGACGGATCTAGAGCAACAATGTCTTCTGCTGCCTTATATAGATACTTAACGGGACCTTCCTGATTATTTTGCCCGTAGTCAAAAATAAGATAGCCGGGCCCTTCGGGAATGTCAGTCGTATTTAGGGTTAAAAGCTTGTAACTCTTACCTGCCACAATATTCGTTGAAATAGTGCTCGTGTCTGCACTTAATACGAAAGGAGCGTCCAATTTCCAAACGTACGGTCCCTGAATCTCAGTGATGCTTGCATCATTTGCAGTGGTCACTAGAATTCTAAAACCATTGGGCGCCAACTGACGTTGTTCCTTGGTGACAACGCCTGCAGTAGCAGCCGCGCCATTGATTCCGTTTTTGTAAACTGTAAAGTTAGTGCTATCGGCATCTTGAACTTCAAAGGTGCCGTTAATTCCCTCACTGAACGTAATGCCATATGTGCCAGAAGCAGTAGCATCTGAAGAGGTTAAAATTGTAGTAGCATCTACTATTTCTAGTACTGTGGTCCCCGCGGGAATACCTATCCCCGAAATAAGCTGACCAGGAGACACACCCGTCAAATCCGCTATATTGCTAATAGAAGGATTACCAGAAGTCAGATCCCCAGTTGTTGTCAATACAGGAATGCCGCTGCAGCCAGTTATAAAGACAGTATCGCCCGCCGCGAAATCATTATTGGCGACGCAGGTAATCATGTTACTGGTTCTGGTTAAAGAAGTAATTGTCAACTCATTAAGTGCGGCAATAGAAGGCAAATTGGGTGTGATGCCCGTGATCGTGTTTCCAGCAATAGCTGTATAGTGGTAGCGAATAAAGTTGGATATAATGCGTCCATTTATTGTCGGTGAGACGAGTAGATCTCCTTCTCCCCCAGTCAATCTAGCGGCAATAGCTTCTACTGGCTCAATAATAAAATAACCCGATGAAGGCCAATTTTGCGTGTCGTTAACAGTAAGACTCGTCGAGGAATCGACAGAAGTCACAACACCAATGTGACCGTTGATGTGAAAACCTCCCATCAATTCACGATTGACAATAGGAGGAGTCACAGGCATTTCCACGCTTAGCGAATTTATCCCTGTTTCCCAGCTTAATGCTCTTCGAGTTGAACTAAAGGATGTGACATGTACAGGTCGAAGCCATTTAGTTTGTTTTGAGGAACTTTGCGTATAAGTCCCAGCAGTTGCTAATATATTTTCAAACGTGAAGCTTTTAAGTCTAATATCTACGTTGGTGATTGTAAAAGAACCTCGATTGCCACTTAAATCACACAAAAAGATATCACCCGGCAACAGAGATTCAATGCCTGGCACTGGACCGGCATTGTAGGTAAATGTAGTTGTATTGCCAATTTTAGTAACAATCCACTGAGTGCTGGAACCAGTACCTAGATCTGACAGAAAGCCATTTAATTCAAGTCCAATGTTAGCCAACCCCCCAACAATGTCCATTGCACTCTGGCTGCCGGCTGTTTTACTAAAAATTCTTAAAAACGTATTTTTAGTCACACTATCATAAAAACTAACAGCGTACGAATGCTTCGCTTGACGATTGTATGCTGAAGCAACTTCATCAGCCGTAGCGGCCGCTATATCAGTAAAATCAGTACTACGAAAAACAATGCGCTCTGAGTGCGTGTTATCTACAAGAACCTCAAAGCCCCAAGTGTCTTCAAAGGTAAACGGTTCATACAAACTAGACGATAAAAATGCAGTAGTTGCCTCTTTCATGAAAAAGAGGTCAAGCAGATCGTCGATAATGCGACGTACTTGTTTTGGTTGATATGTTAAAACCGGAATAAAGCGTCGGAAATTACTGTCATTCATTCCTACGAAACGTGGTCTAACAACATTATTATTAGCAGCCAAACGATCAATGTAAGGACGACTTGCGGTTTTTACGAAAAACTGCTTTCGAACTTCTTCCGCTAAACGAGCCAGACGTTCATCTTCGGCGCCGATTGCCTCAATAAGACTGCTCCACTTAGCATCTTGTCTAGCAGCCAAATGCTTGGGGAGCAGATCGAAAATTCTGTCGATTTTAGTTGAGTTATTCATTAGATAATTCCGATTGAGTCTGCAAAAATAAGTGCTTTTTCATTGGAAGCCACAGTGATGCGCTCCTCTGTAGGAGCTGGAGTGTTGAATGTTACAGCGGCAACACCCTTTACCTTCATTACTTCAGCGATAATAGCCGAAAGAATCACGTGCTCGCCAACGCCTAAACCATTTATATAGTCAATAATAGAAGACTTGACATTGTTAGAAACATCTTGAATCGTTGCTCCCTGGTGTGTAGCAATCGACAGGACAAGGGTGATGTTTTTGATGAGAGGAGGCAAAATCTCGATTCTCGATCCAACTGCACGGCGCTCTGTGTACGTAATAGGATCTGGAGCATATCCATCAATAGTGCGTTGAGCGCGACGCAGTAGACCTGTATAGAATACGTATCCATCAGTTCCTACTGCGGGTAGCAAGTCATATCCTAACTTTCCAGTATGTTGCACAATAGATCCATTAGTCTCTGCAATCTTGTAGGCACGAGTATCAGGAAGCATATAGAGATTGCGTCGGAGATTATTAGTTCCGCTAATGGTTGAGTTACTGATAGTCCGATACGTGTAATACTTATACAAGTCACTTTCAATGACATAGAAACCATCAGGAGCAACATCAAAGTTACTAATATCTGTTTCTGAAATCGCAAGTCTGTTTACTACACGAGCGAAAGGTCTGTGGTCCGTTGTGTGGTTGCCGATTTCAATGATCTCGAATTGTCCGGTGTTTTCGGGACTAAACCAATCTTCGTTAGTGAGATCTTGCACGCTGAGCGTGTCTCCTTCCAAAGAAGAATCACCATCAAAGAACATAAGGTCATCAGTGCTGCGCAGAGGGACGCCAATGTCATAATCAGATTCCATTCTGAATCCAACACCCAAAGCAGATCCCGTGGTTCCTGTGTAAACCTGACTTAAGGTGATATAAGTGGCTGTTGCAAAGTTACCACCTTCACATCCAGTAACCTGAACATACTGTGAGTCATCATCTGCCGCCTTTTTAACACTCTGGAAGGTGTCGACATACTTAAATGCGCCAGCAGCTCCCTGAACGATATTACTATTTGCAGTCCAAGTAACAGCGATGCTGTTATTATTAAAGGGAGTTACGTTATTTCTAGTGGCAACACTGTTTTGATGTTCGAAGATAACTGATTTGTTATCAACAGCTACAACTCGGTGAATTCCGTTATTAGACGTGTTAAAGGTATTTCCCTGAAGAACCAAATAGTCGTCAACAGCGACTCCACAGTCCACGAACCTCGGCGACGGTCCTAAAACATGGTCAATTCGTACTAGATTGTTCACGCCAAGACGCTGTAATCGATATGTTGTTGTTGATGACGGGTGTATCTGAGTTGTAGCTCCGACCTCTAACTCTGTAAAGTTTGAACCGCCATTTATTACAGTAAAGGTCTGAGGACCGGTAACGGTGATAGGACCATAATTAGTATCAACTAACCCTGATAAACTATCTCTAATCACAACCGAGTCTCCGGTGTTAAAGTGGTGTGATGTCATCGTCTCAACGGTTAAGACGTTACTGGATCGCGACAGAGAGCGAATTCCAATTGGTGCTTGATGTGCCAAATGCCAACGATTCTGGAATACTGGACAAATGCTGACTGTACCAGTACCAATAGCAGTAGCAGCCATTGCGGCCCCAAAAGGATTAAGAACATCAACTGTGTTAGATACACTATTAACAGCGACAATGGGGAAACCCACAGTTACATTATCGCCGGGCTTTTTTGCCTGATTGGTGTTTTTCCAGCCAGGACAATTAAATGCAATGACTTGATGACCAACCTTTGCACGACCCAAAGTCTCAGTTCCAGCTGCACTATGCGTCCAGCGCCAAACAGTATTAGCGGCAGCTCCATATGAGCCTGAAACGTCGGTAATTGCAATCGTGGTCGCCGAAGTAAAGTTAGTTTCAACTGGATTGAGATAGTACTCAGCACGATCGCTCGCCATCGCTTCTACATCAATAGAACAGGAGATGCCGAATTGTGTCGCCCGCGGTGCACCATACTGGTTAGCAATTTTAACTACATCGCCTGTGCTATAAGAATTCGGAAATGCTGAGATTGTTCCCAATAAATAGCTACCTGACACGTCGGAGGAAACAGAGCTTGCTCCTAGGATATTAGTCTGCGCCAGATTAGCTTGTCCACCTAATACTTCAATTGCACCATTGCTGCCCATGTTCTTTGATACCACTTGAACACGCTTATTTGCGTCCGAGATCGACACATCAGCTACGATTGGTAGTTGTGACAAAGCCTTCTGGGTCAAATGATGATGAACGTTTGCAGTCGTACTGGGAACTAGCTTAAAATACTCACCCGTCGTTGAGTCTTCATTGGGCGCAGTGTCCATTCTATAAATAGCTGCTGAGACACCCGACGAAGACAGTACTAGCGGCACCTTGAGGGTGAAATTAGGATCAGCATTTGAGAATGTTTTGATGCTTGCGGCTCCATCATAGAGCTGAATGAAACCCTGCAGCGCTGAGTTTGTTGGGTTGTGGCCATATGCGAGCGCAGTTGCGTCGCTGACATACGAGTACTGATCCTCAAAAGTGGACGAAGTAATTAATGCAGCAGAAAGACTAACTGCTGCTGCAGTCATAATATTTGAAGCGTTAATCGCAGTGACAATATCAGATACAGCAGTTTGAGTGAGAGGGAAGATTGTTAAAAGGTCGTCACTGGTTGATGTCAAGGATCCAGCTGATAGTGTCGGAGCATAGAGACGGATAGTGCTACCGCTCTTATTCTTAATGCCATATTGCCCAGAGAGACCAACAAGCCCCGGGTCACTCACACTCAATACATCATTGATTTGTACAGACGTAAAGGTACCAGCACCGAATGCAAGATCATAGTATTTTCCGGTACTTGCCGCGCCTGCGGGAAAGTTTGTTGTTGTGTCGGGATAGGGTCCTGACACAGTGACTATGGTACCAGCTGCGAATCCGATATTGCGAGCTGGACCAGAACCAAAGAAGTATGATAGTTTGTTCCACGACGGGGTATCTGCAAAGGTTGTAGAATTGTCGAGGTCCGGAGAAGCCGGATACTCGATCGAGAAACGGCACTTGTTACCATTTGCGCCGTACTCGGTAGAACGAACAATCAACTTGCCAAGTGAAGCACCAGTACCACCACTTGAGTACCAGTTTCTCGCTCGCATTAAGACATTGTAGTCATTAAAGTTAGTTCCATTAACACTGGTTCCCCATACATTAGTTACGCTGAAATCAATGCCAGGTTCGTTGTCTGTGTCATTCGCCGAAAATTCAGTACTGCTTGGAACAAAGTTTGCGTTGATTTGACCAGTTCGAGCAAAAGGAACACTGATTGTCTTTGTGACTGGATCCTGATCAACAATAACTGTAAAGCTGTCATCTTGAGACATCTGTAACGAGTTAAAAATCTGGAATTCGTCGTTTTCCATGTGATCTAAGGCAGATCGCGGTAGACCTTGCTGAGTACCAATGCTTGTGCTAGTGGGTTTAGCTTTGATCGAACGAACAAGGCCTTCGTTGCTGCCTCTAATTATGGTAGCAACGTCTGACAAGTTAACATTAGTGCTTGTAAACACGCCATTAGCGCCAGTGACTTGCTCTGAGTATGTGCCACTGTATGGATAAGCATCTGGAGCAACAGAAGGATTGATACCATCAACCACTGTTGAATAAACAGCTCTATCGAGATACGTATTTTGTGAAACAATAGGCTGCTTGAACTTAATAAAACCAAGTAGATCCTTAGAAGAAGTTTTATTAGCAATTAACGGAATATCGTTCAGTTTTACACTTTCTGTTGGTGCATATATTGCTGAAATACGACCAACCGAAACTGGAATTGCAATACTACCGTTTGTTTCGGTATTTGAAGTAATCTTAACCGAATTAGTCTGGAAGATAGAAGCCCTTACTCCAACTGTAGCTGCATGCACAGATTCTACCAGGTCGTTTAATGTGGTTGAGGCAGGATTTGAGATATAAGAAGATGTCCATACCTGCGGATATCCGTCTGTGCGGAAAGCTGTGATATCTGCGATATCAGCTACAGTTACTGTTTCGTTGACAACAGCAATATTCCAGATATCAATGTAAGTATCAACGCCGGGAGTGTAGTTAGGCCCACGAGTTGCTACCTTAAATAAACCACTATTGGCAACGTTAACCCAAGATCCAGGACCACGATACGTCACGTAGAGGAAGTCCCCTGGCTGTACATTATTGAAGGTGTCTACGTTTGAAGCCAAAATACGTCTAAAGGGACCATTTTGGCTAATAATTAAGCTCTCGTCAAGCGTGAGATTGACACTAATCACATCACAGTACGTGGAATCTGGGCAGATAACCATTTCTGATTTACGACCCGAGTCATCATCGCTCAAGTCATATAGGCCTGATGACGTCGGTGTGGAAATTACAGCGCCTTTGGCATCAGCAATACCAGCAGAAATAACGTCGTTAGGTTCGATCTCTGTCAAAAGGCGAAGCTGACCATTTGAACGATTGATTTGAAACTGTGAGGTCTGACCCGTCGCAAATGTTGAATTTGAGCCAAATAGCTGTTCTGCGTACGTACCACCAACGATCTGAATCGAGGCTCCTAAACCGCTCTTGTTGCTACTAATTTGCATGGTCTGGTTAGGGGTTGCTGTTGCAGTGATGCCTGCAAACTTATCATTAAAGGCAGTAACCCAGTTATCCAGAGAAAGAGTTGTTAGTGAAGCGGTATCTGGGAAATCTGCTAACGAGAAAGCCCGATCTTGTTCAGGAGTTCCATCGACAGAGACTACCAAATTACCAACAAAGAATAAGTTCCAAAGTCCAAATGGGAGTGTTTCAACCGTTGCTCGTTGCTCGCGCTGCTGCAAACGCACCCCATTTTGATAGAGGAAAATGTAGCTATTTTCATTTACAGGAAAATTAAGCACATTGTTTGCATATAGAGACTCTACGTCATCATCTCTCTTAGGAACAACTTGAATAAACTCTGCATCTGGGTCTACAGGATAAATAAGGATGTGCTGCGAATCATCTGTCAAGCGTGCCTTAAAAAGAGTAGCCTGAGCATTGATGGCACTAACAATTTCTGGCAACGTTGCGACAGTGATATTGCTAAAATCAGAGGAAGTAAAAACAACCGTTTCTTCGACTCTATCAATAGCCACACGCAGGAACATCTGATCTGCAAAAACAAATGGCCCAGAAACAGTATTGACGACTTGTGCTCTAGGAAGAGGATAGTTGGCTAACTGGAGAAATTCCTCTGTACCGTTGGCCCTTGAGAGAAGGACATCAAGATTCTGTCCTGCCTGAGAAGGCTGAAAACCATTGCCGTCATCAATGTAAAGAATTGCGGGCTCATTTGCCGAAATAGGCTGAGAAAGTGTTGCTGAAACAACACGCTTATTTTCATCCGGATCCGAGAGATTGATGACTGCGCTTAAAATTGCAGGTGATGTACCACGGGCCAACGATGCAGAGTGCGACTTAATACGGTTTCGGAGTTGCGTGTCTGTTTCGATGTCTGAACCAGTCGAAAAAGCAACTAGGTTAGTTACTGCAGCACCAGTAAAAGGAGCGGTCTCAAACTGACGAATAGTGTTAATGGGGGCGTTCCCTTGTGAACCGGGGACTTGAGCCACAACAAGCACGCCGTCAACACTATCCTCACCGGCAGGAATTATGGCATCACGAATTGTAGTAAAAAGAATGTCTGGATTCTGGTTGTTCGCAGGAACTTTAATAACTGTACCTGCAGATATAACGCGGTCAGGCTGTCCTTGTCCATTTACGACCACATCAGACAAAAGGTGGTCTTTCTGAAGAGCCGTACTCAAGTTGATCTGTGAGTAGGTCGGAAAAACAGTAATGCTCGAATAGGGGATTGGACCTTCAAATGAATTAGTCCCGCGGCCAATATAAACACTTCCTGAAGATGCCCAGCCAGTCGTGCTGTTAACAAAAAGCACAGTCTGACCAGAAATAGGGGCTGGTTTGAGACTGTATAAGAGCGCACTCTGCTTAGTAATTAAAGAGTTTCTAAACTGTACTGCACCAGTACTAGGAACAGCCGCGAATCGTTCTAACCCCAAGTCAGCAGCCTTGTTGTCCAAATCTACATTGCGAATAGCATCAACGTTCAATAGCTCAAGAATGTTAAGAATCGCGACATTGTTGTCGAAATCTTGGCTGGCACATGCCTCAAGCAATGATAGAAAAACAGATCCGGGATTGACATCGCTGAGCGGTGTTTCAGCAACAATCTTTCGAACCATACTGCCTAGTATCTGGTTAAAGCTCTTAATCTCAATGGACACTGGTAACCCTCAGTCTCGTAAAGACTCTAAAATAATAACTCTATTCTACTATAGTAAGGGCAAGGTCTTAGCTATTCACTGTAAAAGTAATAGGTAGGAGGGTGTTACTACCAGCGAGCTTAACAACTAGAGCAACATTATATGCAACTCCATCGGTGTTAGCGTTTCTCGTAACACTCAGACTTTGCACTCTATCAAATCGCGGATCTTGAGCAATTTGCTGATTAATGGACTTAATAAGAACTTCTCGAGTACCCTCAGATTGATTAGTAGGAGTGCCCACTACATTCACCAAACCATAGCCTGGATGGCGAGGATTTGAACCTAACTCAGTAAGTATCTTGCAGCGAATCGCTTGGACAGCATTATCAAGTCCATAACTCAACATTAAGTCGCCACTTGGAGTGTTTAATAGTGCTCCACTCTCATCGACAGCGATATCAATTTTAGTGTTTTTCTCGTCGTTGGCGCCGCTCGTCAAGAACCAGGGAATCTCCTCAGCCCGGGGGTTTGATAGAGCCTGTTCTGATGGAATAAGAATATATTGTGAACTGTTAATTGTGTTAGGCTTAAAAATTCTCAAACGTGCATTATCTGACTGAAGATATGAACTCAAGTTGGATTCACCGCTCACTGTAAGAATGATCTCTCCAGAGACGGGAATCTGCTTAATTCCTGTGATAATGCGTTGAGATGGAAAGGGGATAGTATCTGAGCTAATAAGAATCAACTGATTAACAAAAAAACGACCAATATTTTCGACACCAGAGGCATCGTGCGAGGACAGATTTATCTGATTTCCACTGCCGTTAGTGCGGAAAAAGAGTTGCATTCCCGCTTCATCAACATATGGTTCTTTAAGACCATTTGCTATAGCTATATCAACCCACTTGTCTGGGTTGCCAAACACTCTTTTTGCTAAATTAGGCAAGTCTTCACCTGAATTAAGCTTAATCAAGCGCCCAGAGCTATACTGACCTATGTCAATATCAGGATTATTGGCATTAAGTCGAGCTAAAGCAAAGGGATCAATGGCCGCATCTATTGCAAATAGGTTAGCAAGAACGAAGTCAACAACACTTAACTGCGTTTCAATAACACGAAGTAGGTTGAGATCAGCACTAGAGGCAGCATTCTTTTGCTGTCTAACCGGTGCACGACCGTAAATAGCGTCATAATCTGGGTCATTGAGGCCAACTGTATCTGCCAATGTATCCCTGTATTCGCGCAAGGTTGTTTTAATTTGCAAAAAATCTCTCTTTGAGTAAGCCTGTAGAGCGCGCTGCTTATTGGCTATGAACGTTCGTTCCTCAGTTGTGAGCGTAATGCTTTGTAATTTAACGTTATCGAAGACAGGATAGAAGCGAAAATACACTTCACTAGATGCAAATGGATTTACATCTGTGGTATTTTGCCGCTGATTAGCAATAAAACCACTTAAGTCGTTGAGAACAGCCTGAAAATAGTCAGGCTCTTTGGTGTTTGGGGCCAAAGAAAGTAATCTTAGGCGCAAGGTTTTCCAGTTATCTCGAAAATAAGTCCATCGAGTGGGGATAATTTCTGGCATATCTGTGAGCGCAAGGCTCTCATTGGTGTAAGTCTTAAACCAAAGTGCCAAATTAGCAGATGCCTGAAATGCGCTGTTATTATTAAGTGCCATTATCGCCCCAATTGATTAACACCGATAGATACTGAGCCCAGTATATCCCGCGCTCTAGAAGCAAAATCCTTAGCCTGTGAGAGAAAGGTTGAACCTTTGACGCCATCTAAGCCTAAATGAGCTATAAGTTCCGCAGATTTGGTTATTTTATCGGAGCCAGTTGTGCTTTTGATATTCCGAAGATCGTAACCTCGCATAGAAATACTGTAAAAGTACAACATCGGGTTTTCTTTGTCACGACGAAGCGTGAAGTTCTTGACAACAACGCTGTATTCATTGTTATCTTTGTGATTAAAGAATGTTAGTGGTGCAGGAGTGCCTTCTTTTCGGGGAGTGGCATCAACTTCGGTAACACCGTCGCTGTTAGTTTTAACGCCGGCAGCGTCTTTCTTGTATTGTAGCAAAAAGCGATAGAGATTGTGGAATGCCAAATAACCTGTTTGATTTAGATATACGCCGGTTACAGCTGAGCGACCAAACATATTCCCAATTTCTTGACCAGTGTTGAATGCAGTCTGACCAGCGTTTAATGTTTTGGACAAAAAACCCTCTGTTAGGGTGCTCAAACTTTGCTGTATGGTGAAAGAACTGCGACCATGTTGTTCTTCGGGTGTTATATTGGCTGGTTCTACAAACTTAGGGGCCATGCCAGTAGTGCCTTCAATCAAAATGTCATAATAGCGAACAGGTGAATGCTCTTCTACTGTCCCATAAATAGTAGGAATTAGGTTGGTGGCAAATGAAGTCGATATGTTCAAGTTACTGGGTGATATCGGCAGGTACATCACCTTCGGGTCGCCGATCTTAGGCGTAAACCGAAAACCATATGGTTTTGCAGTAAACCAGTTAGTTAATGGAGGCTTATAATCAGCATTTTTGTAAATAGGGTCTTCGACATAACTTGAAGGACCTGTGCTAACTGTAGGAGAAGGATTGTCGGACATGACATAATTATAACTTGCATTTACTTGGTTTTGGAGATCTCCGATAGATAGTCATGAGCGGCACCAGCACTCTCAAAGTCAGAAACGGCTGAACCAGCTTCACCAATAGCGCTAGCAGCTTGATCTAATGCCACAGAGGCAGCAACAATCTGCGGGCCGGCGGCTATAGCACCAACAATAGGAGCTGCCATAGAGGCACCAGCAGTATTCAGCGCCGTTTTGGCCACAATAAGCATGGCCTTTGCCAGCGCGAGCTGAATGCTTACCTTTCTGTTCATTTGCTTTTGTTTATCGCGAAAGGTCGATCCTAAGATGAGCCAATCAGATGCATCCTCTTCCCCAAGACGAATCTTATCGCTCTCTATAACACAAAGGGGAGTGGTTAGGATCGTCTTCTTGTTCTTCTTGTCAAGAAGAAGGGTTTGCCCATCATCTTGATTTGTGCTTAGAATAAAGCTGCCAGTCTTGTCCCACTTCATGAAGGATGACCCGATATCTTTGTCGTACTCAGGTGTGGGAATTACTTCACTAGGAGCAGCAGTGAGTTTCTGCAAATTAGTGGGTTGTCCCTTGAATGTTAAGGTCCACTCGCCATTCTCATTAATGTGTGTCTCAATGCCGTTAAACTCAGACTTATACTGCGGACCTTTAGTTGCATCTAGCGAGGTCTTTCTAGCAGGATGGGTCATCCCACCAAGAATAACCCCCTCACGCCCATTACCTCCAATGTGGGCAACTAGGACCAAGTCACCTGCTTGAGCCGTGGTCCCATTGGAGTTATTGCTCGACTGAGTGTAATCATAACCACGTGAGATGTAGTCCTCGTAGTTATATACGCCGCCCCACTGACGTAGTGAACGACAGGCAAGGATGATCCTGTCGTTCCTGTGGTAGACTTCGACTACATATCGTAGTTCGTTAGTGTCGCTGTTGTTTTTAACATCAAGAACCATTCCTATAAAAATACGGTTCTCTTGATGCAAGAGCGCTGATCCCTTTGGGCCCCAAATGGAAGTATCGATTACATGACTCATTATTCTTCCTCAGAAGGAACTACAGTGACATTGTTTTTGGAGTTAACCTTACTTAGCTTGCTAGCCAGATCATCAATAGTGCCCGAACCAATAAGTTGCTTGTGCTTATTGACCAATATGCCTCTCACGAAGTTAATAGATGTCTGGAAAGAGCGAGCACCCTCATTGTCCACAGAGAATTGATGTTGTATTGACTCCACGTGAGCCAGTACGAAAATCTCTTCATCATTGTTTGCGCTGCTGTTTTGATTAGGCGTTACCCCAATAAGCTTTGCGTTAAACATAATATTGTCGCCGACGGGAATGTACTCTTTGGTTCCATGCAGATTTAAGGTACCATTTAGAAGCTTGTGTGAGTCAAAGTACCATTCTTGAGCTAGGAGCACCCACTTCTGTAGGAGTGACGAATCAATAAGTCGTCCTGGGCCGTCTATCACAAACGGTAGCTGCTTCACTGAGAAGATCATCGGACGAAACCCTTCTCGATCAAAGACTAATGAGGCAGAATTGTTGCCAGGAAATGCCTGGGACTTATCTTTCAGTGTAACACCTAACACTTGTAGCTCATTGAGGTCCGGTTTAATCTCTAAAAAGTTAAACTTATCGGCCCAGTTTACACCGGCGCTTACACTAACAATTGACTCGTCATCTAGTAAGTGTGAAGCAATGTTCTGAAATTTTGACCTCATTGCTCTATCGATTTTCTCGGAAGCGGGATCGTCGGTGTAAGAAAAGGGCTTAATGCGGCTGTATAGGCGAAATTCAGGCGCCCCGTTCTTCCAAGACATGTCAGTGAACAGCTCATTCATCGCGTAATTGCAGTTCTCTTGAAGAAGAGCCCAAATAGTATGCTGTCCAACCAATGTACCAGGATCAAGCCACCCACTACCTGTCTGATAAGGGTTGCTGTGGTCGTAATCATCTTCCCCTTCCTCTCTAAGGGGTCCCCAGATAAGTGATAAAAGGTCCATAAACTTAGTAGAAGGTGCAGCGGTTACATAGTCTCGCGGCTTATCAGTGAAGTCAATCGGTTGAGAATCTGAAAAGTTATTCTTGCCAAGTGCACTTCCATATAGGAAGGTAACGACTTCGTCCGGCAAAGACACTTCATGCGTTGCCTTGAAGAGACGATCTGTTTCAGGTAGTCGGAGAGGATGACCTAACACCGACATGATGGTGTAGAGGTTCTTGGAAACAGAAAGAATATTGCGGTCTCCATTGTTATCAAAGACTGAAGCGACGATTTGCTGATACAGGGCATTAGCTTGAGTTCCACCTAATTCAGAAGGATCTTGAACGATAGGATCTACGTAAACAGCGTTCTCAAAAACCGCTCCCCAATCTCGGCCTTGAACAGAATATGTAGTGAGACGTGCGCCACTATCATCTACTGATACGTTTGTTCGCACCGCATCAATTCGTCCTAACATTTTTAGCTGTGTGGGCTGAGCAGCTTGAATGGATTCCTTTGTAATCGGGTCATTAGACATCAGAATTGCACACCAGCTTCCAGGAGTGAGAGTTGCAACCCAGTTGCGTGTTGGTGCTAGCATGAAGTTGAACGAACCCACAGGGTCTGACTTACTTTTTGTTGTCGAGATTGACATCAGCGAAATTTTGCTGATAATGATCTCGTTAATCTTCGTATCTTTAACAAAAGCAGAAGAGAAACCCTTGGCCGAAATACGATCTTCGTAGTTCCAGACAATAACTGCCGCATGTGGTGTCTTAATCAGTGCCATAGGTCACTTATTTGTCCTTAGTCATCACGTCATCATATGTGCTGGGCGTCATGTTCTTTATACGTCTTGCAATTTCTTCATGACCCATGGTGGACTTACCTGCCTTATCCAACATGCCTAATTTGTCTTTGATTTTGGCTATTGCATCACTGACAGCAGAAGCGAAACTTGCACCACTTGCAGCCATGAGTTGTGTGTTTTTAGTCATTTCTGTGGCTGCTGTTTCAAGCTTTCTTGAAGCACTGTCCATAAGAGTTGCTGAATTGCCAAGATTTGCAGCTGTTTCCTGTGCGGCTTTGCCCCATACATTCTCAGCATTTTTACCCATCTTCTCGAACGCCTGACGTCCGGATTCGGCCAAGGCAGAGATAGCAGAAGCTGCATTGCCGCCTAGTGCAACAGCGCCTTCTTTTGCTCTAGCTGAATCTGCTGCACCACCAAGACGTTTTTCATCTGTTAAGTTCTGACGTAGCTTTAATTGAGCTTCTACAGCCGACGCTTCGTCTGTAACACCAGCTAGTGTAGCAGCGTTAGCCATTCCAAGTGAGCTGCTATTGTCGTTAAGTGAATATCCAGCGGCCACACCTCGGCGTAACGAACGCTGACTGTCGCTTAGCAAAGCGAGATCTTGGCCGCCGTAGATAAGAGCATTTCTTATCTTGGCATTATCCTTGTTCTTGATTAGCTCCTGCATAAACGCCCCAGGATTACCTGTTGCATAACCGACACCGCTTTGCTGAGCTAGTTCAGAAGTGCTCTGATTTACGCGAATTGTCTGTGCCCACGCGCCATCTTTGAACAAAGATGAATTCATGCCGCTTGAGTCAATGCCGCGAGTTTCTAGTTCAAGTCGAGCGCTCGCTTCATCCATTCCCCCCAAACGCATTAACTCAGATGTAGGAATCTTGGTGATCAGTGTTGCCGAGAGTCGATCAACGCCAAGAGCCTTCATGTTTCGGTCGACGTTGATGATGCCCGGCGCGCTCGTGGCTACGTTGGTACGAGCGCTTTCCGCTGATTGCTGTATAGCTTGTGCAAGCTTAAGACCTAGTTCCTTGTTTGGGTTGTTAGGATTGACAGCAGCCATAATGGCTCTAGTAATATCAATAGCACCTTCTCCAGTGCCGCCCGTCGCGATCGCCTGCTCACTCATTCTTGCGGTGTTTTCAACAAGCATATCTACAGCCTTGGAGCTGTTCATGCCGTTTGCAACTGCTCGCTCAAGAATCCTGCCAAGATCAGCAGCTCCATTACCTTGACCTGATGCAGATAGAGCCCCAATGCGCTGCATATTGATGTCAGCATTACCAATACCTAGGTTTCTTTCAAAATCCACGGCTTGGAAAATCTGATCAGTATTGAATCGACTGCCAGCCTGATTCGCGGTGCGCAAGGATAGAGAGTTGAACTCTCTAGTTCCAATACCAGCATCACTCAATCGCTGTAAAAACATTGAGCCGCCGACATCTCCTAGAAAGCCCTCGCCGCTCTGACCGCCTAACGCGCCAGCAGTCTCATTAATACCCATGCTGTAATCGCGATACCCCTGAAGCTGCTGACCTGAAATTTGTGTAAGTGCTTTCTGCGCAGCCATAAATGCGCGCTGGCCTTCAATACGCAGGGCGGCCATTTCTGTCTGTCGCTGGTTCGCTGCCATTTCTACTATACCGCCTGCAGCACCACTTGCAAAACTTTTTGCACCTTGAGCTGCCTGTTCTATTGGGTTAATGCCGCTGATTGCACCACCGCCAGAAGTAACTCCGTTATAAATGGATACGCCAACCTGTGCTGCACCGAGAGCACCGCCAATCCCGTAATTAATGCCGCGCATGGTGTGCACATTGTTCTGATTATTGGCTAGAGTGTTGCCAAATCCCTGAGCAGCCCTCCAATCCAAATTCATACGCTCGTGCATGTTACCTGCTAATGCAGCATGCCAGGAGTTATACTTTTGGTTTTCTAGGTTAGCTGCTCCGGCGGTATTGGATACCATCTGCATCGGCTGATTGATAGCCACGTTCTGATACGCGTTAGTACCAATGTCGAGCACTTCCATGATTGTGCCTGCGATCATCTTGATGGTGTCGAACTTGTTGCCGTTGTTCTTGCCCGCAAACTCCTTCGCGTCGCCAATGTCCTTGAAATTCTTCGCAGCTTCTTCGGCGTCCTTATTGAGAGCGTTAAGTTCATCAGTCGTCTTGCCAGCAGCACTGTTTAGAGCAGTAAGAGCCTTAATGAGCTTTTCAGCGGCCTCAGCCTCCTTCTTCTTTAATTCGCTTAAACTATGCTGTCCCAGTCCCTGACCAGACTTAAATTGCTCTGCAAGTTCGTTATTGTGAAGTAAGCTGGCAGCCTTATTGCCAATACGACCCAACTCCTCATGACGTGACTTAGGATCTTGACCTTGCTGCTTAAGCTGCTGCATTGCAACAGTAATAGGAACAAGCTGCTTGGCCAATTCCTTCATCTGCTCAGATCCGCCTTCCAGTACTGACGCTGCTGCCGGATTGATTTGATTTTGATCAATGTAAGTACTAGCCACTGACATAGAGTGGTTTCGTAGCTCGTTCATCTGACCCATAATCTGCTTACGCTGAACGTCAAGGCCCATGTAGCCTTGACCAGTAAGAGATGCACCTGCAACCTGGGCCTCTAAGGAGTTAGCGTTGCGCTGGACGTAAGAATTGATTGCGCTAGGAGAGAACTGACGATTAATTAAGTTAACTGCCTGATCATTGAGGCGATCTTGCTTAGTCTCTTCGTAGATAGAGACACGTGAATTGACGTTCGCTCTGATGCGCTCATTTCTTGCGTGGATCTTTTCAAACTCATCCATGCTCTTGTTGCCAATTGTCACGTCTTCAGCGGCTTTGAGACTCTCATTTATCGCTCTTTTCCCGCGTTCCGTTAGTGCACGAATTGTGGCGGGCACCGTATGAAACTGATCTCGAATGCGACCTAATTCACCTAGCTCGAAGTGGTCATCATTTGCTAAGGAATTAACTGGACCTTTACCTGAATTGTTAACTGACGACATGTTTATTCCCCATCAAATGATTCTTCAATATCTTCACCAAAAGACTCTCCGTATGCTTCCTTGTATTTCTCCATCTGATCATTCATCCACTGTATGTTCTGCGGGTCTTTCGCGGGATCTTTGATCTTCTCGGCAGCACGCTTCAATTCTTCCAGTTCCTTTTTCTCTTCCTCTTCAGCCCAGTCAAGTACCTCTTTTTCCTTGGCTTCTTCCATTTTATCAGTTTCTTTGACAACGTTTTCTTCAGAAGCCTTTTGTCGCTCACTCTTATCGAAGAATTCATACAACAACTCCTCGAAAGTGTAGCTCTCGAGGAGTGGGTCTTTCAACGGACGGTTGTAATGAGTAGACCACCAACTCTTTAGAAAAAGAGTCATCTGGTACTCAGACGTGAGAGGAGCTCTAGCGTTGTAAGCTGCTATTAACCTTACGGATTCGATGAGGCCGGGTTCGCCACTGCTTCCTGAGCCTTCTTGGTCTTCTCTTTGAGCTTGTTTCGCCATTCGGTCTCTGCCTGAATCACTCTATTATAGAGCGCCGTAAGTACATCAATGTCAGCAATATTGTACCCACCGTCACTCTGTTCCCACCATGATGGACCAGTGATGATGCGAGCGCGGAGATTAGAAAGGATGACAGCGATGCCAGCCAATTCATCAGTGGGGCTGGCGAAATTGCCCAACAGACGAGTCTTTTCAAGTTCTAAGGCGTGCTTCTGGCGCATGCTTAGTACACAGTGAACTGCAAACTGGCCGTCGTACTTCTTTCCTAATTCGCTAGTAATTTCAAAATCAAAAACTGATTGGGTGATAGGTAGATCCATATGTTCTCCGAAAGTGTGCTAACGGCATTATACTTATGAAATAGTTATTTAGCCAGGTATCCGACTAGAACTAGGATCGTGTGCGCTCGTTGCTTCCGACTGAATATCACCATGAGGAGACTGTTTATTTAGTGTGTCTGCGCCAGTAGGGATACCAGGCTGCTTCTCATCTTTGAATCCGATCGCGACGAAATTCAGGGAGATATTTGCCATGTCATCGGCCCGAATCTCTTCCTGACGACTTATGACGGCAGCTCTAGGAGCAAAGAAAAGTAGTTGATTAGTAACTGAATCTCGAACTTCGATTGTAATGTACTGGTGAAATAGAAAGCTTAGGGAGTCACCTTGCCAGAGTTGAGCACCTGGACCTCTACCCGGAATATGTAAGGCTGAAATAGAGCCAGATACTTTAATTTTCTTAGGAGCTAGTTCTTCGGGCTCAATATTGTCGATTGTTTCAATTTCCGTGTATTCAGTATCTATCCGCCAAGAGACCCCAAATGCGAAACCAACTGGTCTACTGTTGATGCGCAGAATACACCGCGCACCGCTCACATATTTAGCGCTAGCCCGTGTAGAGAAAATACCGCCAAGATTGCCGCTTAGTAAGTTCTCGACAACCTGTGTATCAGTGTTTGGTATGTTGTTAAATCCGGCTGGCATTAGGTTCCACTCGCATTGGCAACGAATCCATCACCATCAACATACAATGCAACAAAGGAAAATCGCTCAATAGCTGCGCCGCGCTTGCTGAGACTAAAATCTGCTTGTGTAATGCGAGCTTTCTTGATGTTCAAAACACCCAAATAGTCTACTGCAGTGGTATCGCCAGGAGTATTGGCAAAAGGATTATCGCCGGTTAGTGCATCTGTAATATCGCGAAGAACACTACCTTGTGGTGTTCCTGCGCTCTTAGGAACCTTCTGATAAACCTGAATGTCGAATGTGGTTCCGGTTCCAAACTTACTTGGGTCTAATGCCTCGTGCGCGCGACCGTCATTGCCAATACCATTGCGCGACAAGAAGTCGCCGAAAGATCCACCCCACTGAGTGCCCCAATTGCCGACGCCGTTGCCGGCGTCGTTCTCTGCCAGACCTTGAGGATATGCACCATCGCCAAGAGCTTTTCTGATGCCCTTAGCATATCGAATTACCGTGAAAGAGCCAGAAACAGCATATGCCATAGGCTCAATCGAATCGCCTTCATACTTGCCTAACACCTTCGGAACTCGAGTCACAACTTGAATTGAACAACTAAAATCCTGACAAAAAGCGAGCGTTTTGCCATTCAGACGAATTTTGGCATTAGCTCCAGTAACAAAAGTGGGTTTAATTCCGGCCATAACACTATTATAGGCCGCAATCACTTAAAGAAAAAGGGGAGCTATTGCTAGCTCCCCTTTCCATCTCGAACAACTACATTTTACTCTAGGTCGTTGTTACCTGAGTTACCGGCCGTGAAGCTATCGTCGCTTGCGAGGATACCAACGAAAGACATACGCTCTACGAGAATACCGCGCTTGTTAAGACCTGCTGACTTGTTGTTGAAGCGACAATCAGTGATCTTCATCAGTGAGACGTCATCCGGACCCGCGTTATAACCCGCGTTGATCTTCTGGAAGACCTCAAGATCCCAAGTCTGAGATACAATGAGGTTGCTAGGATCGAAGTGTGCCGAACCAATAGCACCAGGACCTGACTGACCAGCCCAAGTAACATTGCCAAGGCCGTTACCGCCCGAGCTAGCGCCCTGCAAACCATTCTGTTGTGCTACTCTGGTATAGCGAACGATCGACAATTCGCCGGCAACAGAGTAGTTTACCGGTTCATTGGTGACAGCCTCATATCGCCCCATCGTCTCAACTGGGATAGTGTCGACTGCAACACGATACGAAACATCCTGCGCATACGCGAACGTTCTGCCGCCCGCCTTAATTTTTGCTGTAGCACCCGTTACGAAAGAAGGGATCTTGCCTGCCATTGTATTCTCCTGCCAGTTCGGTTCTGGCGTACCTTGAATTTGACTACTTTAACATAGTAACACGCTTTTGCCCAACAGGTACACGAGTATAATGGATCACCAGGGATTAGCTCCAAAAGAAGAGCGCTCGCTTTGGGAGCGAGAGGTTGAGATTGCAAGATTCTCATCCCTGACTTAGAAGGTGTGTTCTAGAGTAGCAAACGTTCTTTCGAACTGAATCGATGAACATTTTTCATATCTATCAGGATGTTCAAACATATCTAAAATCGGAGAGTCTTCGATACACGCATTATAGTCGTTGAGTACTCTTTCGGCTAGTATGTTTAATATTACTTTAGTAGATTCGACCTTAGAATAGGTTCGCGATAAAACCTCATACAGAGTTATTCGATAAGTCTTTATTGGCATAGCCACGGGCGACTCAATCTCTACAGCAAAAGAGTATTCTACACCTACAGATACAGGCGCAGATATCCATACTTTAGCTTTGACGATTCCCATGTACAAATTATACAAAAACCCCGCTGTTTCCAGCGGGGTCTCTGTTCTTCATTCTATTTATTAGAATTACGACTGAACGCGCTGCAAGTTGATCGTCGAGAGCACGAAGTCAACGCCTTCAACGAGCTTCGCAGTGACATTCACATTAATCGTGTTGCCCACGATCTGAACTGACAACTGCTTGTAACCTTGCTTGGCGTCAGGCGTTGATACTGTGATGCCCTGAGCGAGGTACGTTGCTAGGATCGAGTCGCAGGTGCCAGCTACTTCAGCTGCCGATACCGTGTTCTTCACGCCGACGTAGATATTCTGAAGCTGAGTACGGAAATCGTACTCAAGGATATCAGCTGCGTAGAGAACGTGAGCGCGGTTGTATACCCAGTTGCCATCCCGACCGTAGGTGGTATTGTCAACCACAACACGGTAGCCGCCGTTCTGCGGGTGTTCTAGGAACGTGAGGCCGTTGCGGATCGCATCTTCATACTGTGTATCAGGATCAAAATCCTCAACGATGTCTGCGTCATCAACGCTCATCGCCTGAGCAGTCTGACGGATACCAGAGCAGTTCAAGTACTTGTTGGTCATTGGGAGACCGACAGGAGAACCACCGCGAGCGCCTGCAAGCAAGCAAGCCAATGCCCAAGGCTGGAACCACTTGATTACGCCAGCGCTGTCATTCTGCTTAATATCCTGAATCAGCAACTGCATGCTAGCATCAGCAAGCGTCTGCGCCGCTTCCTTGCAAGCGACATAAGTGTCCTTAATTGACAAGTAACCCTGACGCTCACTGCGAGCCTTAGTAGTACGCATTAAGCTGCAATGAGTCTTGACAGCCTGGTGGATACCCGCCAACGTATAGTTTGACGCAGTATCCGTGAGTAGATCTGCCTTGTCATCAGTTGCATCACGCGAGAACAACGGAACAACCGCATTAACACGCACTTTCTGGAAAGCCGTAAGAGCATCAACGATTGACGATGTGCTGGTTGCACCAACAGCGCCACCCGCGAGGTATGTAGCCGAAAGCGCTTCAGGCAAACCACAGTACGAGTTTGCACCAACCTCTAATTCAACGTTGCTTGAAGCTTCGAAGAAGTCCGCTACCTCGCTTGCATCCTTCTTAATCTGAGCAGGAAGATTGCTTGCATCTAATACAGATGTCCAAGCACCAACTGTTACACGATCAAGAACATCCGGGCCAAGCTGACCAAAGAGCACACTACCGACGGTCGCCATCCAATTGCCGCCAGTGCTGGCACTAATGAAGTCAGCAACCTGCTGAACTGTATCAAAGTCGGTCTTGTTGAGAGTATACTCAGCAACCGCGTTGTTCATTAGTCTGATTGTCGTTGCATCGATAATGACCTGCGGAGAAGTACCGTTGAGACGACCAACCTTTAATACGACGTTTCCGCCAACTGTCGCGGTTTCAGTAACAAGATCGCGAGTGTTCTGTACTGTAAGAAGCGCCATATCTTCTGAGCTAGCAACCACTAGGCCAGTAGCAATCTTGAATGTACCAGAACCAACACCGGTCGCGGAACCAGCGGTGATTTGGAAGTTGCGACCGTATCCTTCACGATGAGGATTGCTAGTTGCAACGCGAGCGATTGTTAACGTGGCCGCCGCATCGCTTGCACCTCCAACAGTGAAAGTGAGACCAGAAGGAACGCCGCCGGACCAGTTGCCGCCTGCAGCTAATGCTGTCGTGAGAAGTGCACGAGTAGTAGTTGAAGCAGGAACAGTGAATGTGTTTACAGTTCCAGTGCCCTGAACATGAAGAGTTAAAGTCTTAGTATCGAGAGCACCACCTGTGAGATCAAACGTTGCACTCGATGCCGTTGATGCTGAAGTTGCAGGCACAAGAGCATTCGTTAAGGTAAGACGGTTACCGCCAGCACCGAACTCGCGAGCTTCGACTGAACCCCAAGAGTTGGCTAGTGCAAGCGATGCCAAAGTCGACGCGTTGGTCTTGTAGATGTAGATAGCCTGAGCGCCAGACGGAATTGCACCATCAGCACCAGGAGCGAACAGGAAGTTACAAGCGTCTACGAGAGGGCCACTACGATAGATCTGCTTGATTGTAGGCAGCTGATCCGGAGTGAAAACATTGTTAGCAATGTTGGGTACATCGGCGCCTGGCGTCCCAGCGGTTGCCTCTCCAAAAAGGGCAATTAGTCCAGTAGGACTAAGAGGAAAACCTCCGCCGAGGTCAATCTGACGCTTTGAATATGAACCCGGCTTATAAATTGTTGAGCCGTTGAATGAAACTGAAATAGCCATAAGTTCTCCTAAGTTAAAACACCCAATTATACCAAATCTTCTTTGTAAGACTTGTTAAAAATCTGCGGATATACACCACTATATCCTTCGATTTTGATTATAACATCGACACTTGGTTGAGTTTTGCAGATTAACTCAAAATATGTACTGGGTGCAACTGTAATTATGGCTTATTGAGGTTTAGAATTTGACGCCGTATCGCACTAATGCCGCATCAAAGGCAGCAATAGTCTCATTGTTAGAGAGCCCCTGACCTTTAAAGTCAGCCCAGATAATCTCACGTAAATGCCTTGCAGGAATTCGCTTTTCACGCATAGCAAACCAAACATTAAAGGCCACTGTTGGAATTATATTCTCCTCAATCTGTACGGCCTGCGTGCTCTTCTTCAGTTTAGACATCGAAATCTCCTTCAGTATCACCTATTCTACCCATTGTAACATTAACATTAAGTTCAGACTCAGAGAGAGCTTCTGCGCTCCAATCGCTTTGCGTTATGCAGCGATAACGAACCCAGCGGGTCCAGATATTGTTGCCAACCTTCTCTGCGTCTTTACTGTAATCAGAAGCACTAAAAGTACCTAGTTGCAACCCAAGTCGAGTTAGTACAGGCTTATACTTAAAGAGCGTGTAGGCCAAAATATAGTAAAGCCATAGTACATGGTCTCCACCTTTATTAGCGTGACAACCAATATCGAGCATTACCGAAAAAGCTGCTGTACCTGTATTGTACGTGTTATCAAAGTCGCCACCGAAGTCATTCATGGCGGCCTTCTGCTCATCTTCCTGTTCATTAGCTAAGTGAACTGAAATACAGGGGACTTTTTGGACGTTAAAGGACCAACTCTGAATTACAGGAATTTTGGTTGTGGTGAACCAGGTCCAGATCTGCTCAATGTGGTTTTCACCGTATTCGGTGGCAAGTTCATCTCTCGCAAGGTCAGCAAAAATGTCAACGAAGGCAGCCTTATCCATCCGTAGCTTACGAAAGCTATCGTCAATAACTCGTCTAATCACAACTTCTGGCATTACGAATGACATTTAGTACATTCCCTTGTAGGAGTCGATTATATCGTTAATGGCGTTACTTATTGTGAGCCGTAAATTTTGGTTGATATCTGAGACTTCTCCAGAGAAATCTTTCTCTTTTGCAGGCTGCACCCACTGGGTAGTAGGATCTTGTTTACTAGTCACTGTTCTGTAAGCTTGCGACCCGGCGGGCGCAATGCTGCGTGCCCGGGCTTTAGCCTTCTCAATCCGTTCGGCTGAAATTCTACGCTGCTCATCTTGAATGTTTTTTGCAAAAGACGGTTTCGTGCCGGACTTACCGACAGGTACCACCTTGTAAACACCGCTGCCATCTCTCATAGGCTTAGCGTTCTTTAAGAGATACGGCATCATTGGGCGAGGAGGCTCATCAAAGTTAAGCTGCCCGTTATTAGTCATAATCTCGTGATGAAAAGAGTTAAACTGAACTCGATTGATGAAATCGGCTGATTCCTTCTGAGCACCGATTTCTACTGCTTGCTGAAGAGCTTCTTCGCCGTGTAGTTCAACAGTAGCTTCAATTTCTCTATGTGCACTATCTACTATAGCTTCAACTGTATCACTGTCTACGCCACGAGTTGTCAAGTAATGACGCAGGTCATCTAGTTCAAAGAATATATTAACCATGCCATTTTTCCTAACAGCCTATATGTTTACTTTCTTGCGATAACTCGTGCTCTAATATCTTCAAGAAAGTTACTGCGTTCCATGTCTTCCCAATCGTCCCCAAATGAAATAACAATTCTCCCATTGGGTGAAATCTCAACTCGCGGCTTTGTAAGGTATGAATACAACTTGTCATGAACTTTATTACTATCAGCAGGATGAGCAGAGAACGCTTCTACTGTCTTGGCCTTGCGTGGCTCATCTAGCTTAGTCTGTAACTCACGTAGCTTGGCTTCTAACTCGTCAATATCCTTACCGATTGCTTCAGCAAGCTTGTTGTGCTTTTCAGCAAGCTCATGAGTAGTCTCTTCAAGACGATCAAAGAGCTTAAGAATCTTGGCTTCAGCTTGCTGAAGGTCAATAGCTACACCATTTCGCATCTGCTCTCTAATCGTCTCCATCTCCTGGTAAATCTCTCCGAGATTGTGACGCTTATAATTATCAACTAAATGACTCAAACCGCCGTGAATGGCATCATCTGAAAGGTTCTTGTCTGAGACCATGTCTAGTACATCTGCATCTTCGGGCAAATACCACTCGAAAAGTGACATCAAGGCCGCAGTAACCTCAGGAAGTGACTTATTGGTCCACTGATAGATTACCTTGTGACCATCAGAAACTCGACCAGAGTAAACGTCATTCATGTGCTTACGAATACTCACCTTATTTGTATCGAAGTCAATTTCCTTGAACGATTCATCGGTCATTCCATCAACCATCTTCTTGAGATGGCGGAATAGACCGGTGCCAATAAGCTTTAGAGCATCTCCATGAGTGATTTCGAGGACCGCTGATCCGCGCTGCCGAATGATGTTCTTCTCAAGCTGTTCTAGCGCAACCATGCCCTTTAAGGACTTGCCAAAGCGAGTCTGGATAAAATCCTTCAGAGGAGCGTTGCAGCATTGGCGCAGTTTTTCCCACGGAATCTGGTCCATTTCGTACCACTTCCAGGTCTTAATCTCGTCTGTATTCTTAGGGGTACCTGAGGCAATCTCGGCCAAGAACACAACTCCCTGATTACCCTCGCAAGTTCCAGACCAAATCTTGTCTGTTATGCGTCCAACGGCTCCACACTCTTCGTGCATCTCTCGGAGTGCCGCATTTTCTGCAGATTCATTGGGTTCTACGTGTCCCCCGGGAAAAGCAAGTCCACCCTTACAGTGAGTACCAAGAAGAACCTTACCCATATTGTCTACGACTAGAGTGGCAGCAAAGTGATTGCGGTTCTTGTAGAACTCTTCAAATGACTTATGCAAATCCTTCTTGCTCTTCTCTTTTTCTTTCTTGGCGTGGCGCTTGTGATGTTCGTCAGTCCAACTACCACCGCGATCATTGTCCTTAGACTCAGGGGCTTCTTTGTCAGGAGCAGTGTACTTAGCAGCAATAGACTTTGGCGGTCGGCCTCGCGAACCACCGTCAGAGTGACCGTGAAGGACTGCCTGAAGCATGCGCCATTGTCTCCTACTTACAGCTTGTGGCATAGTTAACCCCTACAAAAGTGTTTAGAAATACATTATAACTTAAAATATAAGCTAATAACTGATTACGGATTCACAATCGTTTCAGTCCTATTAGGCAGGAAGTCACGTTTAACTAGGATACTCTGCGGTAAGCGTATTGCGGTTTTTTCACCTGCAATCAACTCTTGAGTGATTCTAAGTTCACGCAATGTCTGAACCACATAATACACAGGTTCGGCATAAAAAGCCCATGTGATTGGTTGACCATGGTTAGTTGAGGAATCGTATGCGGGCTGTCTTCCCTCGATCCATACGATATTTCCACTTGTGTCGACAGTGAAATCTTCGTCAACCCTATAAAACACTTGAACATTGTCCACAATCGCTGTAGCATAGTCAACCTTCTGCACAGGATATCGTAGAGTCTGAATATTGCCAGGTCTCGGCTCATATTCCTTAATCTCCCACATTCGGACTGTAAAATCAGGAATTCGGAGGCGATCGAAGGTATTAAAATCAGCTTCGGTTCCATCTGGATATTCGGTGGGAGCCGTTACAGTAGCCATTCCGACTTCCCAAACGCCGTGAGCTTCAAAAGTTTTTTGAATAGAATTGCCTCCGAAAGTTGCCCAGATCTCCTTTTCATCATAGTGAATGAACCCATTATTGTCACAGAACGTGCAGTTGGGTACATGGGCACTATCATCTACAGTTTTAATGTTCGGACAGGGGACAGCCTTACTGTGGAGCATTCGGATGCCACGGTTATTGAGCAGTTGATCAAAGCTAATGCCGTAAATGCTAGGATCTGGGATATCCGGCGGCATAGGTGACGGAACACTAGTAGGTGATTTAGTTGGGTATACTCTCGACGGCTTATCTTGTGGCATAGTTGAATTATACAACAGGCTTGCCTAGAATCTTAGTGCAGGCAGTCAGTATAATCATTATATGATGGAAGATAAAGTAGAGATTTTGCAGGAAATCATTGACAGGCACGGCGACTGTGAGGATTTTGCCAAGCCGGCCATATGCAAACGCTGTCCACTTGGGAACAAGCAGAAGGAAGGACGTCGAGTGAACTGCATGGACTACCTTAATATACGCGACGACATGACCGTTGAGGAAGTCTTAGAGAAATACGAGGACGCTGCTGCTGAAGAACTTTTTCGCATACAAATGGAAGAAGCTCTGTCAGAGGATTAAGATCCCACTCGGTTTCCTCAATAGTCGTCTGTTACGCTGCATAAACTGCTGAACGTCAGTCGTATGCAGCAAAAGCATGTCGGTGACTTTTTGTGACAGACGAAGCTGTTGCAAGAGTATTAATAAGTAAACAAACGAGTTTTCGACTTCTAGAAAGTCTTTGTTGTATTCCACATGTTTATTCTACTTGAAATACATGACCATGTATTTTGAAAAGCCATCCTTGTCTTCAAAATCTTGATATCGAACTTGCCCTATGATCTTATTCTCAAGAAGCAGGAAATGCAGAATTGCTCTGACGCCTGCTGTTACACTATCTGGTTCGCCGTTGTATTTTGGTTCCAAGGTAGACTCCTTTACGTGAGAAAAACGACCACTAACAAAAGTGCAAGTCCTCCTTGTATATTCTTATTTGTTTAGACCGAAAATTTCTCATATTGAGTCCGGCTTGAGTTGCTACTCTATTATATCAAGTAGTGCTGTAAGCCCAACATCAATCGATTGATGTGCTGTAACGAGACTTGTGACGCCTAATAAGCGCCTCTACGTTTCTACTCGGCGGACTATACCTGGATAGTTTCAGTTTAATCAACATGAACATAAATTCGTACGTAGCGTACTTTAAAGCCCAATTAGATGGCATAATTACTTTATCTCAAGGAAGGTACGGATGAGGCGCCAGAAATCAAGGCGCTTAGTAGGAGTGCCGCGTAGTTTTAACCTGAGAAGGACATCAAAGAAACGGAAAGTTGCCTTATGTCTTTTTAGTTTGGCGGCGAATCTTCCTGTCTTGCTTTCGTCTTCGCTCTCTGTGCTCATAACTATATCCAATCTTTTGTCCCCATCGATATAAGAAATGATCCACTGAGCGAACCAGTCCAACTTGGGGGTCGCATAAGCCTAGTTTTATAATACTCGTGAAGAAAACGTAAGTGGCTGTGTGACCATTTGGTACCATCGTGCGCGCCCCGGACTATATAACTATTATAACTCAGGGCGTTATTCAATATGTTTGGTTAATCGATACCTTCACATTTTTTAAAAACATCAATTTCGTTTACAGAATTAAAACACTTAGCTTATTTTATTAAGTTGGCAGATGATACACACTACGCGTATTTTAAATCGGCTCCCGAGAGGTCGCGGCCCCTCTGCGCCTAGTTGCCTGAGTGGCTCTGGTGGGCATGTTCTTGGTGAGCCGCTTAAAACCAGTCGAACAAGACCACCAGCCAATGCTGTGGGGCCACAGACCTAATCTGTGGCAAATCTCTTCGAAGCTCAAAAACAGGTTGTAGGCATGAGTATTGGCTATGCCCTGCTTAACGTACTTGTACGCTCTATACATATTCTTCCTTGAGACGCCTCGCCAGTCTAAAATACGTAGCAAGGTCCGCGGCCGGGTTGATCTTGGCGAGGTTGAGTGCCCGCATCATATCTATCAAGAAGTGGCACAGGTTGGCCCCTTCATAATGGTCTTTCACTTTTATATCTCCACATGATATCCCACACTCCCATTCCGCTTATTCCGCCTACCAAGGTATGTGTGTGGTCAGAGATGAGGTTAAGCGCACGCATCGTGTCGATTAGCCTGTACCAATACAACTCTATATATTCGTGTTCGTCAGCTGACCAGTAATCAGGGGAAATCATGGTTGTACTCCTCTGCTAGCATAAAGAACCTCGCAACAACTTCTTCCTCTTCCCATGGGTTCCAATGCGGCCCGTGGCGGCACAGGTTTAAGTCGCCCAATATCTCAAAGAATATATAGCACGCATACCCCGCTCTTTCATTTATGGTCATAATAGCGCCACCGTAGCCTGTACACAAGGCTGTCGTACTCCATATAGTCAAGACGATAAAATGGGTTAAAGGTGATGAGTTGCAGGGAGCGCATCGTGTCCAATAAGAAATAACACGAGTCAATCAACTTGATAGCGAGCGGATCATTAACATCCCAAGTGTCTTCTTGCATAACGTGCTTAGTGTCTTTTTGTATCATATGCTTACCCCACGAAACCTGCGCTTGTCGATCTCGGCCCTCTTTAGATAGTATCGCTGATTCATGGCCCGTCTGGTGGCCTCATACGAGTCCGCTGTGATAACGAGCCGCAGCTTCCACAGGAACCACAGGAACTTAGTTGATAGTTCCACCTCTTGAAATATTGCATCCATCAAAACCCTCGTGTGGTTGTCATACGAACTCCTACCCGCTCCCGCGCTGCTAACCATTTCCGTTCCGTTCCGCCCATTCTCTCACGATGAGCTTCAGGAGTGCAGCTTGCTTGGCATCTTGCGATACAAGGCCCAGTTGGCTTATGACGCTCACGAGTGAGAGGTAAGAGTCGAATTTCATCATTCCTTTTATTATACGAGGGGAGGATTTGTACTCGTGCGTACTGGGCGCGAGCGTCCCAGGATAGGTGATATGCCACCTGATATGAAGAAGCGATTAGTGAATTGGCTTAGCGAGTGAACGAAGGCGGGCCGCGTGATTAGGTTCAATTTGCGCGCGATCATGAGGAGAGCAGCTAGTCGATTGTGTTCGATCATTGTGGCTCAGTACGGGTAGATGGATATGAGGCCCAACTTGTGAATAACTATGAGTAGGGCCGCTGTGTAATAGTATTGATTCATTTGACATCTCTATTATACGCAACCTGTAAATTTCGGGGTACCGGTACCCGAAGGTACTAGTACCTGTGTTTACCTAATAGGGAAACATGGTGGGCCCTTTGTGTTCCGGGGTTGGCAGGAATAACTATTGTGTGGCCCACCATGTTTCCTGAGTGGAATTGTTTAGAAAATGCGCCCGCCAGAGTGTTTATGCGGTGAGTACCACTCCGAACCTAGAGTCCTCTATCGACGGCGAGGCCAGCGGGTAGGCCAAAACCGAATCGACATCCTCTCACACGATGCACCAACCGAAGGAGTACACAATGACGCAGGGCGAACTGGTGTTCATGAGCGTGGTCGCGGTGTTCGGCAACAATGGCAAGCTCGACGGTCCGGTCCCGTCCACCACTCAGTGGACGAAGGAGCAGAGCGACAAGGTCCACGGCCTCGTCCTCCTCGGGTTCCAGCGGGGTGACGTGAACAAGAACAGCGGTGGCAACGACGAGATCAGCCTCCGGAAGTACATCCCCGGGTTGGTGAACAACTGGGTCCGAAAGGACAAGCGGATGAACGGCGGGGTGACGTACACGGCGAAGAACCCCGGAAGCCGGACGGGCGCTGGTGACGAGACGCTGAAGAACCTCAAGGTCCTCCTGACGATGGTGACGGATGGCGACGCGAAGGCTGCGGTTCAGGCCGAGATCGACAAGCGTCTCGAGGAGCTGAAGCCGAAGGTCGAGCTGAACGTCGACGCTCTGCCGGCTCACCTCCGGGCGCTGGTGAAGTAATAAGGTCGAAACAGTGGGGAGGAGAAATCCTCCTCGCTGTCTTGGGATAATGTCCCAACTGACGAGACCAACTCAAGGAGAACGAACATGATGCTCATCCTCTTCCTCGCTTCCCGCAACCCGAACATCGTCCACGTGAAGACGAAGACCACGCTCCAGACCGAGCTCATCAACCATGACCCCTTCACCCGCTACGAGATGATCCACGCTCCGCACCCGATCATGGCGAGCGACTCGATGCCGATGGCGAGCTGGTACTAAGATGTACTGGCTCATCGGATACGGGTTGTTCCTCGGTGTCTTCATGACGGCCTGGCACAAGGCCATGAAGTAATACCAGTCAGACAGTTCAGTGGGCCAGGTGCCCACTGACACTGCTACGCACTACACCGAACTTATATTATTAAGTCATAAGGTAATAAAGCCCACTGACTGAAAGGCAACTGATTGAAGACTATCAAACACCTCATGGTTGGTTTCGAGCCGAACTTGGATGACCCCAAGCAGCTCACCATGCTCACTCTCACCTTTGAGGACGATTCTCAGGAAGACTTTGAGGTCTACTGGGAGTGCGATCTCGAGGTTGCTGAAGCCGCTGATGATGAGGCGGCGGTCGAGAAAGGCGCTGAGTGGCTGAAGAAGAAAGGCGCTGACAAAGAACTCATCGAGCTGTTCAAAGAAGGCGGAGTAACTGCGAGTGGCACTGACAAGTACCACAGGCACGGCGGCAAGTGGTGCCTTAACTAAGTAGCTAAGAGCGGGGACTCTATATCCCTGCTCGCTGAACCGAACACACATCAACATATCAACCCAAGGAGAGCAACCATGCACTTCATCTCGTACCCCAACTCTCTCAGCGTCCTGCTCGGCTCCTTCGACCCCTTCTTCCAGCGTGCTGAGTTCGACGAGGTGGAGAGCGACAAGCCGCTCGCCTCGTGGTTCGACGACGCTGTCCAGGTCTCTGACCCGGTGATGCTCGGCTTCCTCAACGGCAAGGGCATCAAGGCGCTGGACCTCGACCAGAACACCCGCCGCGCAGCCTAACTCACTACTCCCACGAAGTAAGCTATGCAGCGGGTCACCATGCCCGCTGACACTGCTACGCACCCGCTCCGACTCATCCGAACCTATATTAGGTCACGATGAACGAAGCATAGAGTTCATCATAGTGCAGTCCAACTCGAACGTAGTCCAAGCAAGGAGCAATACCATGACTCAGGGCGAATTGGTGTACCTCGCGGTTCTCTCCGTCTTCGGCAACGATGGCAAGCTCGATGGCCCGGTGCCGTCGACCACGCAGTGGACCAAGGACCAGACGGAAAAGGTCCACGAGCGCATCCTCCTCGGCTTCCTCAACGGCGAGGTGCAGAAGAACTCGGGCGGCAACGACGAGATCTCGCTGAAGAAGTACATCCCCGGCCTCACCAACAACTGGGTGCGGAAGGACAAGCGGATGAACGGTGGCGTCACCTACGCCCCGAAGAATCCCGGTTCCCGCACCGGCAGCGGTGACGAACAGCTCAAGAACCTCAAGGTCCTGCTTTCCGTGGTGACCGACCCCGAGGCCAAGCTGGCCGTGCAGGCGGAGATCGACAAGCGCCTCGAAGAGCTCAAGCCGAAGGTCCAGCTCGACATCAGCAAGCTGCCCGAGCACCTGCGGGCCTTCGTGAAGTAAGTAGTAGGAGCGAGCGTAGAGGCGAGTCTAGGAAACGAGGGACGGCACTCCCTCCAGTCTGAGCGTGCTCCCTGCTCCGGAGATGACTTGGCTCAGAGTGGTGCAGCCGGCTGCTAGTACAGAGCCGGCTGACACTGCTACGCCTAGGGGCAGTTGCTTCGCCGAACGTATAAGTGCTCACACGCCCTAGCAAGGAGCAAAGCCATGAGCGACAAGCTCGAGCAGCTGAAGCAGCAGTTCACTGAGCAGGTGAATGAGAGCCACGTCAAGTATGCCTGGGATGGCGGCTGGTGCTACAGCTACATCGACCATGAGCTCATGGTCACTGCTGAGACCGAGCTCCTCGAGGAGTCCAGCGAGCTGGAAGAGTGGGAAGACTTCACCAACAGCTGGCTCTCCGAGCACGAAGGCAAGCTCTACCACGTCTGCGATGTGGAGGGAGACAAGCTCATCAGCCAGGCAGAGACGCTCCAGGGCAATGAGGCCAAGGAGTACGCCAAGGGACTCGTCGAGTACCTCCACAAGTACGGCAGCAGCATCCACCTCTACAGCGAGAAGGTGAAAGAGCTCCAGGCCTTCATCGACTCTCACTGATGGAGGCGCAGGAACCTCGCGGGCGCTCTTTCACCTTCTTAGAGCGCACCTCCATCAGTTACATCCTGTGGACCATGTACTTCCTGAGGCTCTGCGGCGCTGAAAGCCGCACGAAAGCCCTTTTAAACTCTTATGCCCGTGTCGACTTCAACCGCTAATTACAACTCTACTTGGGACGAGTATTACTGCCAGGCCGACTTCCTGGCCGTACTCTCTATCCTAGGCCTCATCTCTGAGGCGACTAGAGTTCGTGCTATCAATGCCATCTACCTCCATTACTGAATGACCTTTAATTACAAAGGGGAGCGGAAACCCCATTTCAAGTACTCTCGTCAGCAGGGTTATAAGATAGCTGACTTCATATACGTGCTGATGCAGCTGGGACTCATTTCTGAGGTGACCAGGCGCAGTGCTAATGACTCCATCCTGGACGAGATGCCGCTGTGGTAATAGCTCAACGCATAGACCACAAACAGTACATACACCTCATCAATGTAAGCTACATGCTGTACACACTGCAGCTTATCTCCCGTAAGACCCGCATGCGTACCCTAGACATACTGTGGGACAGGAGATACTGATGAACCTCAACACTCTCAACCACGAAGCCTACCTACACATCCACAAGATCTCTATATTCCTCTATAGGATACAGATCATCTCTTACCAGACCCGCATGAGGAACATAAATAGTCTCTGGACTAGGAGACACTAATGCCTCCTCCGAACCAAAAAATAAGTGCAAGCAAATATGAAGAGATCCGCTACTTCACTTGGATCCTCTATCTCCTGGGCCTAATCTCTAATGAGACTCGCCTCAATCTTCTGACCCAATTCTGGGATAGAGAATGAATTGAAGCTCAACATAACTAAACGCAACTTCCTCTATAGTCTCTATGAGGTCCTCTATCGCCTAAATCTCATCTCCTTTAGTACCAGAGAGCAAGTGATAGTAATGACCTGGAGGGAGTGGGCCAAGGCTCCGCCTAACTATGAAGAGTAATCAATCTCGAATCGGGCTGCATGGATCTCGAATAAAGCTATATAGATTGGCCGACGTCCTCTATCGCTTACATCTAATCTCTCTAGATACTAAGAGAAAGATCTATTACGACTGGCAATCCTTCCCCTTTTCTCCCTAGTGTTTCTCTCCCTTCTCCCTATAGAGGAGGGAGGAAGAGGGTGTTGACACTGCTACGCCGGGCTCCGAACAGATATATGGGCATGCAGGGGGACAGGGATGTAGCATGATGGCGCACATGGGGCCAAGCGTAAGCCCTTGATAAGTCAGGTGGCCTTGCAGTGACTGCGGCCACACTGGACTTTTCTTCACACCTCTCCTAATAAATACTGCAGGTTACAGGCTTGAAGTGGCTAGTTTCTCCCTCCTCTAGGGATACAGAGTAGTACTGATATGGAGTATTCCTCCCTTCCCCTATAGACAGTATTGAGGATAGGGATAGAGTGTGTATTACAGAGTATTAGTATAGCTGTAAGGGAGAGTATATAGGATAGTCGTTGGTAAGTCGATTTTAGTGTAGGTGTGTAGAGAGGTGTAGTAGCTATTCCGAACTTAATGGGAATTACGGGAGGGTGTAAAAGCTCGTGAGGACTATTCGTATGCAGGGCGACTGGATCACACTCACCCGCACCTCTCGTCTGCTATTCCTGATGCGAGAGTTGGGCCTTGTCAGCTGGAAGACAGATCACGAAGTGATGTTGAAGTTCACACATGAATACTCCAATGGGATCAAGCATAATTAACGGTGGCGGTGGCGGTGGGAGTGGGGAGTGGCAACACACCGCCACGAACAGAATTGGCTTGTTTCTACTATTGCTCCGATTGATGGGGCTAATCAGCGGGAAGACAGATAGCCACGCAATGAGCATCCTCATATATAGGTTGAGGTATGATAAAGGTATCTGATGGCGGTGTTTACAGGGTCAGACATCTGCTTTGGGGACTTCGACTACTTGGAATCATCTCGGCAGAGACGGATAGAAAAGTCATGGACTTTATGTGGGCGCGTAGCGACGCGCAAGAGGAGTTGGTGCGTGTACGTGACCAGGACACCTGAAATAAGGACCATGGGGAAGTTAAACAGAGAGGTAGTGTGGGTAGTATTTGACTTTCTCGCGACTCTGCGAGACTTAAAACTCATCAGTGCCTCTACTGACTCGGTGCTCACTGAATATATCTGGGACGAGCGATTGGACACCATGTGATAGAAAATATGTCCTACCGACAGATTATTGTGGTGCTGAATTTTTGCTACATGATAAAGTGCTTTAGACTCATGTCGAAAGCCACCCATAAGGCTATAGCAAATAACCTTTTCGCTCGTCGAGCTAATTAGTGTAATTAGTTCCGCACCTTACCTCACGTTTCCGAACCTAAAAACATTCACGATGATGATGGACAATAAAGTCTATCATAGTCGTAAGAAGCGTAGTCGTAGTTCAACCATGAAGTACAACCCAACACGGTTATAACGCGAGCAATAAAGCTTAGCTAAAACCGTAAACGTAGTCGTAACACTAACCACGTAGCATGCAGTTGAAAGGTAAACAGTATGTCGATCACTCAGGGTGAAGCGGTCTTCCAGGCGGTGACGCAGGTCATGGGCGAGAGCAACGGCGAGGCGTACCAGCCGACCAAGCAGCAGCTCACGCAGATCCACGATATGGTGGTGCAGATGTTCCTGCTCGGCGTCACGCAGCACAGCAAGAACGCGGACGAGGTGGCCATCCGCAAGTACGTGCCGGGCCTGGTCAACAACTGGCTCCGCAAGGACAAGCGGCTCAACGGCGGCACGCAGTACGTCGCCAAGAACCCGGGCTCGCGGAGCGGCAGCGGCGACGAGAGCATCAAGGCGATGAAGAGCCTCCTGGCCATCACCACCGACCCGGCGGCCAAGCAGGAGATCCAGAAGGCCATCGAGGCTCGCCAGGCGGAGCTCAGGCCGCGCGTCGAGGTCAACGTGGAAGCGCTCCCGCCGAGCCTCCGCCACCTCGTACAGACGAAGTAACCTCGAGGTCACAGGCCATCAGGTTCCCGCCCCATCCCGCTCGTACAGGGGATGGGGTGGAACTGTTTGCGCTGACACTGCTACGCTGAGGCTCGGTACTAAACCGAACATAAATACGCTTGTCCCCAACAAAGCATGGAAAGGAACACGACTTTGCGTGACCGCAACAAGCTCCTGTGGAACGAGCTCACCAAAGAAGAGCGTGTCGAGGAGAAGAAGGAGTTTCTCGCTTCGTTCGCAGAAGAACTCGGGGGAAAGACCGAAGACTTCCAGATGGAATGGGAGCAATACCTCAACCAAGAGGGGTGGACCGGCCGCGATGAGGCTATCATCATGGCCCGCGACAAAGCACGTCACGCAGGCTGTTAGGAGTACTTGTGGCCCATATCAAGGTGAGGCGGACGTACATTGAGCTGCTCTCCATCAGGAATCAGCTGCTCAATGGCACCATTAGTCCAGCTGATGCTGCGACTATGATTGGCTACGTCCTTCACGATGCTCCACACGAGCAGGTAGACCCGCTTGGAGCTGCTGTACTCTGGGAACAGTTTGAGCTTAAACTCAAGCAGTTCATCCTCGAAACAATGGAAGAACTCCTTCCGAAGGTGTGAGCCATGACCGAAGAACAGCGACAGGAAGAGTTGAAGAGACGAAACGAGACTGTGGGTCAAGTTGGTGTGATCCGCTACCAAGATGGCTCTGAAGTCCGCGTTCGGGTCATAGAAGACCACGGTCTCACCATGGAAGTCGAAACGCTGGACGAGACTGAGAACTACCGCATGTCGGTATTGACCACGAACTTCTACAAGCAGACGTGAAAGGACACAAGCCATGAAGCGTAAGCCACACAACCACAAGAAGATCCGTAAGCTGCAGGCCAAGGTTCGCGAGCTCAGAAAGCTCGTGGTTCAGCTCCTGAAGGTGAATCTCCAGCAGACCAGCAAGAAGGTGAAGCTGTGATCGCCTTCTATCTCATCGGCTCCTTCACCGCTCTCTTTGCTCTCGCCAGTCCCGCCATTATCAGGAACTAAACACGTGCCGTACTGTTGAATAAGTACAAGAAGTGATAATGCTGTCGAACTACAGGTGAAGAACTAATCCGAACATATATTCACCTGTCGATACGAGATGGGAAATTGGTTCCCACTTAAAGTTGACAAAAAAGGAAACTACCATGGACAAGTTCAATTCGCAGCAGGACGCTCTCCGCACCGCCCTTCAGCAGGTCCTCGGCCACGCGCCTGTGCGCGGCAACCTCGTCATCACCGATGAGCAGCGCAAGAAGGTGGGCGAGATCATGATGGGTTGGCTCCAGCAGGGTCGTTGGAGCATCCGCCCGGGAACCCGCGCGTTCAGCAATCCGCTCAACTACATCGTCGGCCGGCAGCCGACGTGCCTCATCGAGTCGTGGGTGAACCCCAAGCAGAAGGCGCCGGCCTCGAGCGGGACGCCCAACGACAAGTTCCAGCTCATCAAGCTGGCGGTCGACGCAGGCATCATCTCGAAGGAAGACGGAGCAAAGCAGTTCTTCGAGCTCCTTAACGAAAAGAAGTGAGATGACGTGGCGGACTAACCCCCCGTAGTTCGGCCGTTCTTCTTGATAATGCATACTGCGCTCCCTCCGACTACGTCATCTTCATACACCTGGTTGGCGGTGCGCAGCGGCTATAGCCGCTGACACTGCTACGCCGGCGCTATACTGCTATTTGCTATTCCGAATAGATATTTGCTTACACAACCAACTAAGGGGACAGCATGCTTGCAGAACTCAAGAATGCAGTTGCGCTCCTCAATCACATGTGGCCAAAGCTGGGCAAGGCCGAAGTAATCACATGGGGTGAGTATGTGAAGCGCGCTACGCATTCGAAGTTTCTTGAGACTCAAGCTTTCCAGTTTTCCCCGACTCCTGACTGCATCTTGGTGAGCTTCGACTTCTGCACTGACGGACTAAGCCCCTTTATGCTCCGATTCTTCATTGAAGACCTACACGCATTTACTCAGGCTTTGGGCGAGATGGGGCATCCACTCTTCAACTACGATGGGACTAATGGCAGTACATACTGCGGTCTCTCTGTTTTTTCTGCATCGTGAGCAGACACTAGATGATTCTGTTTAATCCGCCAGAATTCTACAGGTACAACAATTTTATATGGGTTCTGTCCTTTGCTGGCCTTATCGGCAAGGAATCTAGGAGCAAGATCTGCAAATTCTTGAGGAAGAAGTATAATGCAACCAAGTAAATACTATGCGCTCTATCATTTCCTCTGGATGATGGTGGACCTAAAGCTTATCGGAATGAATACTAGACAAATAGCGACAAGGCTCGCTGCAGCGCGTCTCCCAAAGATGCTTAAGTAAAGCAACTGCGTGAGCAATGAGCATTAATGCTTAAACAAATAACTGTTGAGCGTGCAGAACAGCTATACGGATTAGTGTGGCTGATGTTGGACCTAAAACTTGTCTCAGAGCAGACAAGATTTGAAGTTTCAAGATTGATATGGAAGAAAGTGATCTAAAACTAAGCCAGCCGCAGCGCAGGCGACTATACTTTTTCTTTTGGCTGTTAAAGGATTTGGGTCTAATCGCCGAAGATAGCAGAGTGGAAGCCACGAAAACTATGGCAAAGAAACCATGGACTCAGTCATAACAATGATTTCTAGAGACGAGTACAACCACTATCACGATGTGCTGCGCATGATGGTAAATCTCGGAATCATAAAAGTCGACACAGGAATAATAGTGATGACTCGACTTAGACACAGACTGTTCTAGGGCTAATTTAGGTTACTAAACCGAACATACAATCGCATGTCAACCAGAAGAGTACAGAGGCGACCTCTGTTTTCTTAAACGACTTACACTTGAAAGGCAACCATCATGGTCACGCTCAAGCGCTCGTACACCCTCATCCTCAACGCTCATGAACTTCGACTCGCCGAAGCTGAGGCGCTGGATCTCCTCCGTCAGCTGCAGAACGAGTTTGCTCAGACCAACGTGATCACGGTTGAGCAGCGCAACCTCGAGGTCAAGCTGGATCAGCTCATCTCGATGTTGGGTAGCGACAACCCCAGCCACATCGACTGCATCAAGGTGATCCGCGAGATTGGCGGTGCCACCATCAACGGAGACAACCGCATCGGCCTCAAGGAGGCCAAGGACCTCGTGGAGTACTTCGTGGGTCACCTCAAGAATACCAATTCCGGTCGCAACTACACGTCTCTGTTCGACAACCCTCGGGTTGAGGCGGTGAGGGAGCTCTTCTTCAACCGCCGGCTGTACCTCAACACCGTCAAGAACTTCTTGAACGACTAATTAAAGATTCATGTTGCAACTACGCGACCATCCGAGCACAGTTATATACTTCTTGATAGTGCTTAAGAAGCTACATATTGTGCAGCCTGAGACCTACAAGCAAGTATGCGTTGCATACTGGGACCTGCTGATTTCGCGCGCTAAATTATGACGCCGTCATAGACTTGATGGCGGTGCTTCGCAAGCTTGAACTTATTTCTCGTAAAACTGAAAGAGAGATAGCACAGGAAGCGTGGTATGAAAAGTTTAGGTGGTACACTGGCGCGTATCCGAACGTATAACAACCATGCGCGGCACAGGTGTTCTAGACTCTCAACGAGAGCCACGCATGGTTCTTTTAGTGCAACAAACAACTTTGGAAGAGGGAGTCTCAAGTGCCGAAAGTGTATGCTGTCGCAGCCGGAACTCGCGGTCAAGAATATAAGGCTGGTACGGTGTTTGAAGTGACCGCGTGGCGCGATGGCGGAGCCACTGAACCTGAACAGGCGCAAGACCTTAGTTTGGCATGGGTCGATGTGCTGTCAGTCTTCGTAGTGGACAACGAGAACATCGTGCAGAACAGCTACGATTTTCTCGAGCTCGTGCCTCAGCTGCAGTTTTAATATGCACAGTGCGAGCGTAGGCCGCAAATATTCACCAGATAGTCTCGTGCGAGGCTATTTCCTTGTGCGCTTTTTCTTAAAGAAATGCTGTAAACTAAAACTGTTCAGCGAAAGTGCCTTGACAAAGGCAATGGTGGATATAACAGCAGCACGCCTCAAAGAGGCAGCAAGGAAACACAGCATATGGTAAGCAACCAACGAGATCGCGAACTGTACGCAGTGACGCCGGCAAGGTCGCTCAAAGACATTCCGACTGCTGAACATTGGGCAGTAATTGTCCACAAAACCGATAGCATCTGGGTTCCAGGCGATGAGCGCTCTCGAGTTGCGCCTGGTCATGGCTATCCTGAGCATACCGAGCACATCGAGACCATACAGTATTTCTCATTTCCCACACAAGCGGCAGCGGTAGAATACGTGGAATACTTAGTCGGCCAGAAGTACACTCCAACTCCAATTGAGAACATCCGCGTCTCTCATGTTCTTTCGTCCATCTCTCCTCGCATGAAGGTGGCTGTAGAAATTGAGCTTGCTTAAAAAAAGTCCAACTGTAGCACACTTATCAGAGCAATACCTATGCCTCGCTAAGTTTGTGTTGCTCGGGTATCGCTTGAGTCTGTGGACAATAAGAAAAGAGCTCGAAGACCTATACTCTCGTCAAAGGCAGGGCATTGACGAGATCCTCGAGCAAGCTCGGATTAATCACTTAAACGGGAGATAGTGTGAGCATTGCAAAGCCAGTCTCCTACACGGATCTCCTAACAAAAGAGCGACTTGTTGCTTGTCTAATCTGCAACGGCCACCTACTATCTTTGTGGTCTAAAGACAGTAGGGATAAAGTACTTGACAAGTTTATTGAGCAAAACAATAAACGCATTGACGAGTACTTCCGGGAAAGCGCAGACTAATCCGAACGTACATTCACATGTACGCTGGATAAAGAAAGGAGTTTTGGCATGGTCACCATCGCCGAGAAGAAGACTTACAGCATCACCATCGTTGATGTCAACAAGGACAAGATTCACGCAGACGTTGAGGAGCAAGAGCTTCGTGAGCTCAAGAAGAAGCTCGACCAGATGTTTCCTCCTCCGCCTCGAGAACTCGATGCCGAAGACATCGCTGATCTCTTGTCTGCTCTCAACGACGAGCGTATTAGCGATGCCCTTCGGATTGTCAAGCGCTTGACCGGCGTGGAACACTGGGCCGCTGAAACCTTCGTTGGAGAGGCTCGGTCGAAGCTTAACAGCGGACATCGCATGTTCGAGAACAACCCGAACATGCGCCAGATGTTCGAGTCTCTCATCGGAGACTTGACTGTGTACAACGAAGCCACGAAGTCGCGGCGAACAAAGTAATCAAGAACGGAAAGAAATAACACCATGGATGAACTGAAGATGGTTCGAGATGAGCTGGCTCGCGTGGTTCGCCAGCGTGATGCGGCGGTCGAGTTCGTCAACGACGTGGTGAACGAGAAGTTGCTGCACGGCAGCAATCCCTCCATGGTGACAAGGGCTCAGCAGCTCAACTTCCTTTCGGACGATACCAAGCGTCTGCTGGAAGGCCGGATGGCTGACAATACGAGTCCGCTCCAAGAAACGCAGCGTGCTCTCAAAGAGGCGCAGCAGACCATTGACTCCATCGCTGCCATGCTCGGTTGGGCGAACACGCCACCACGCAAGACGCTCGAGCAGACCATCAGCACGCTCAAGCATGCGCTTAAGGAGCGCGACGAGACGCTGAAGAAGCTGGGCTCCGTGAGACAGGCTATTGCCGATGCTCTTCCTCCCGAGGTTTACCACATGACTCTCGTAGAAGGAGTCACCTTGATTGTCGCCGAGCGAAATGCTCTCATGGCTCGAAGTCAAGAGCTCCGCAAAGCCGTGGTAGATTTCAAGGAGTGGCTCGAAGCTGAGCGTGATGGCAAGTCTGAAGAACTCAAGTTGGCCGTGAATACTCCGCGGGCTATCGAGCAACTGGAGCAGCTGTTGAAGAGAAACCCGTAATGCATCTGCTCAAAAGCATAGAGACTCTCTCGCTGGATGAGGGTTACTGGTGTAATCAGCGTATCGAGAAACGCGCTGCATATCCAGTGGCTTTTGGATTCTGCGATACACAGTTCGTGCTCATACCAGGCGACATCTACGAAGAGTTCACGCCTCATGTTGTTCTTGCTACCTGTACCCACTGCTTAGTGGAGTGGGATAAGCTCCACCAAAGAAAGATGCCATGAGCGATGACAAGATGGTGTATCACTCTCCCCGCGAGGGAAACAGAACTCTCGGTGGCTTTCGCTACCCTGACAGCTTGTTTTTCACCAAGCTGTTTGTCACCAAGGATGGCCGTAAGCGAGGTCTTTGGGTCTGGATTGAAGATGAGGTGAACACTCGTCTGAAGCAAGACCAGCGAGTCTTCGAGGAAGGTCTTGTCCGCTTTCGCAAGTGGCTCGACGACCCGGATGGCTACAAGAAGAACCCTGAAGACCTCAGATTTCAGATCAAGCAGATCTGCTTCAGCTACTTCTTTGCTCACAGAACTGAAGCCGCCGGAATTCGTCTCTCATGGCATCAGGTGAAGCGACTCGCTCAAATTCTCGTCGATGGAGAAGCGAAGGAAGAGTACAAGACCGAAGCCGAAGACTACTTCGACCCAGACCGCAGTGAAGAGGAATGAAATGGACATCCCAGACCCGATGACGTTGTGTGCTACCTGTGGTGAGAAATGTGGCGACCACCACAAGAAGACCTGCAAGCACTGGGGACAAGTACTTCCCAGCGAATGCTCCGGACTCATTGAGTGGGCAATCGCAGAAGTGCTGTCAAAGCAGTCAAAGAGAGATAAGTAAATGGGAACTGTGTTTTTGTTAATTGGGTGGGCACTTGCCCACTATACTGGCTACATGTGGGGACGGGAGCGAGGTCGCCGCATTGGACTTAGAGAAGCAGTTAAGGTCGCTGCTGAAGCCGAAGTGGACCCACGGCCTGCATTCAAAGAATGGCTCAAAGGTCTCTCAGAAAATAAGTGAGGGTCTAAGTTGACCCACTATGGTCGTTGGGAGGCCATGCCACAGGTATAATAGACCCCGAGAGGGTCACGTGGCCACCAAGCGACTTAGGAAACATAAGGTTCCGTTAGTACTGCAGACCACGAATTACTGTGGTCCTGCTTCGCTCACCAGTATCATGCGATTCTATGGACTCAGAGTTACTGAAAAGCGTGTAGCCGAGTGGTCTGGTGCATCTCGCAAGTACGGGACCTGGAGTGAAGGATTAGTGCTTGCGAGCCGCAGAGCAGGCTTCTTCGCTACCATGGAAGATGGCGCTTCTCTCTCAAAGTTGAAAGCCGAACTACGCAATGGTCCAGTAATCGTCCTGTGGGACTACGATGGCGGCGGACATTACTCAGTTGTATGTGGTATGGACCACAACTATATTTACATGATGGAGCCTGTACTTGGAAAGTACACAGCAGTAACGCACAAAGCCTTCCTCAAGGCTTGGTTCTGCTATGAAGATGAAGATGATGTTCCGGTACCGGAACAAATAGTTCGCCGCAGGATGATAGTTGTCCGTCCGTGGCATCCGGGAAGAATAAGGTAAACAAGTGAAAGAACATTTTGAGCATGACCAGTATGACGACCACTGTTGGTGCAGGCGTTGTCAGCCTGGCCTCAATTCTGTTTTTGATAAGCGAGATGAGTATGAGGCTGCTCTTCGTAGCGTAGACTCATATCTAGACGAGTTCAGCGTCGGTGCGTGCGACGAGCCGCGAACCGCAGATGTAACCGCGGTTCCTGCTGCTGTCAGAGACGCCATGGATACCATGCGTACTAGGCTAGCCGAGCTTCGTAAGCGAAACAAGGAATTGCAAGCAGAAGTCTCTGCACACGCAAAAGCCTGCGGAGAAGAAATGGCTCAGCGCGAATATTACGAGAAAAACTGGAACAGTATCATCGCTAATAATAAGGATCTCTACAATAGAGCTGTAGATTCAGATGCCAAGCGAACTGAGCTTCTTAAAGACCTCTCGGCCGTAATCTCTAAACACACTAAGTGAAACTAAAATGACCAAGAATCGACTGCTGAAGTTTATTGCTTATGCAATTCCTTACATGACACTCACAATGTATGTGGCGTATCTCTGCGTCGCACTTGTGGAAGTTATTACTCAGAATGAAATTCTCTTCTGGGGCCTCTTCATTACTCTTATCGCCGTAATAGACTTTGTGCTATTCCAGCCTATCCGCAAGCTCATCGTCGATCAGCTGCTTAAGCAGGAAGCTTCTCCTTAAACACTCGAAGTATCAATAAGATGTCGTCGTAGTGCGTTTCTAACAAAAGGAAAGAAATGAAAAAGTTTCTATTTTTATGTATTCTCATGTTCTCTGTTGTTGCTCAAGCTCAGGCTTTCTCGGAGCTTTCAAGTGCGTCATGGCCTAACGGAACTGTAATCGACGTTCCTGTATATGTCCATTCATCAGTACCTTCTACTATTTGGCCTCCAGGTATTCCTCCTCCACCCGGTGGCATTCCAGTTCCCATTGGCATTGTCAACCAAGCACTCTCAATGCTGAGAGCTTCTGGCTCTAAGTATCGCTATTATTACGCTGGTACGACCAGCGCCACGTCCTGCCAGTCATCCTTTTCAGTTATCACCGTTGGCACAGGATATGCGTCATGCGCTAATGGAAATTTCCAGGCATCCATCGGCACATCGACTCAGTTCTCTGGTGATCTTCCGGGGCATGATGCAGTGCACGCTATCTTCGCTTCTGCAATGAATGCGCTAACCGGAACTGGTTCCGGCACTGGTAGCTTAAACACACCCGCGTCTCGTCTGAACGCTACTCAAGGTGGCCTTGCTTCTTGGCCTATTGTCAGAAAGCAGTACTTGTATGGTTGGTATGAGCCCCAACGGCACGCAGCATTTCCTGACCGTAGTTTAGGTCACACTCCTTTTGCTTGCGCTGATAACACAGTAAAGGATTCAATCGACTGCGTAGACGTAGATACTGTGGGTAACTTACGTTTCATGCGTACAAGTAGATCGTCACCTGCTGCCATGCAGTATGACTGTCAGGGTTACGATATCGCAAACTGCTACGCGATTCTGCACCTTCAGACGCAGAACCAAATCTGGGTTCCTTTTCAGTACACGTTCACTAGTCCTACGAACGTCTGGTTCGACGCTCGCGTGCCTCCCAATACACCGCAGACTGGCAACTACGCTACACTCCCTGGGAGTGAACTCTACACTCCTACTCCCGCGATCGTTAGAGATCATGTCAGGAATAAGACGTGGGTGTTCATGTACAACGCGGTGTTCACCTCTGATGATAATGGCAGGAACTGGACTTTTCGTGGCAGAGTTTTATCAAGCAATTCTGGCATAGTTTCAATTCATACAGCCACTTATGATCCCATCTCCGACCGGATTGTTGCTGTAGGTATTGATGCATTTACGGTTACTCCCAGTCTTGTTGTCGCGACTATTCCAGCGGGAGTTACGCCGGTGTATGTTAGCTGTGGAAACACCCTGTATGCTGCATTCAACTGCGGAAGCTCGTCTTGGGGTCCTGACAGTGCGTCAGCTTGGACTATAACCAAGCAACTGCTCGCACCTAGCAGATTGGGAGATTTCACTGGAACAGCGTCAATCCTTACTGGACGCGTTGGCGCGGTCTCGTGTGGATCTATGCGCAATATCAGTGGTTGGGGCAACACCTATTACTGCAGCTTAATATACAGCGATGGTTCTCGTTCCCGCACGACACGCGAACTCGTGTTTGCACCACATGATAGTTCTTTTGGAAAAGCGTGGGCAATCTCAGCTAACGCAATTGAAGGTATTCACGGTTGGCCGAATGGAGTTGCCAATAACAACGGTCGATCTAATGGTGACGTGAACGGAATGTATGTCCTCAACGACCAAAACGATCTATATAGCAATGGTCGCTATGGTAATACGACATACTCTGGCTGGTCTCAGCTTCCTCCAGCTCCCGGTAATCCACTCAATGCACCTAAGGCTATCTTTGGTCTCAGTATGGTGGATCGTCAGAATGGTGTCGTTTTTGATCTGATGTACCGTGGACAGGTTGTAGACCAGGGTTGCTATTTTAATGGCGCTTGGTATCCTATTACCTGGCCCGGTTGTCAGTACTAAAATAGAATTAAGTTAATTAAGGCGGATAGGCCAACTGGGCCTATCCGCCTTTTTTATTTTGAGGGGACTATGTCAACTGACACTGCTACGCCGGCGCACCCCACGAGTACAGTACTAATCCGAACGTATACCCACATGTCGAACGAAGACCTCAGATTGCGAGAGTCCTACTGTATGAACACGACTCTAGTACAGCAACTACAGTAGGTTAGGCTGAGGCATAAGTGAACCTGCAGCACTTCGTGGAAGTGGTTGCCTTCTATTGCGGCCATGGAGAAGTGGAAGTACGAGGTTTGCGAAAGGCGGTCCTAACGGTGGCAACGCCCGTGGCGTGGATTTGCTTGCACGTCGAGGAGCTAAGCTGTGCGTCGATAAGCTCGCGTAAGCCGTGACGCATGTAAAACGGCTCGAGTGTTTACCTGTGAACGCCAAGCACAGGACTTTTATGGCCGATTGGGATGGACTTGCAGGTCCTGCCCACCAACGACGAGAAACCTTCCTGCAAGAAGGACTAATAGTTAGCTGGAATCGTGACCGGGTCGGCTACCCTTTTAAGCCGTGGGGCGATATATGAGCTACATTCGAGCACTGTCGAATCCAGAAAGGTTGTACATTTTTGGAAACCGTAGGAAGCAAATTGAGATTTACGCGAACTCGGACAATGAAGGGCAAAGAATGCCAGAGTCCGTCTTCAGGGGACTTCTGATGAAGTGGCTGGATGAGCGTCAGGCAGTTTCCTTTCGAGGAGCTCACCTCATCGAGACGATTGATTTTAAGTGGAATCTGCAATACAAGTCGTGGAAGAAACCAATCAAGTTGTGGCAAGTAACGTTGTTCTACATTGCCTCCAACGTAGAGAAGCGAAAGCTTAAGACGAAAGCTACAAGGCGATAGATGGGCCAGCGAGAGCCGCGTATTCGGAAACATCAGCAGAAGCATAAAAAGCGGAAACAAGAGCAAGAAGTAGAAAAGCAAAATAATAAGCTTCACCAGCAGGCAGTAGAAGAGGGGAAGCGTCTAAAGCACTACATACTGCAAGTGATGGGCTTATTTAAGCTTCATAACATTTCTCACTTTAACCTGTGGTACGTACTTAAGTAAGTCGAGATAGTGGCTCAGCTGGTAGATTTTCTGAAGGTGCAATAGTTTAATGCATTCTAAAACTAAAGGGGATATAGGACTGCTATCAGCTTCCTTGTTCTTCGCAAAGAACGGTTTTGCTATCTTTAAGGAAGTAGGTGATTTGTCTCCTATAGACTTAATCGTCGAGAAAGACGGCAAACTATATAAGGTGCAGTGTAAGGCTTTTCGCCTAACAACGGGACGATCCGCTTACCCTTTTGGAAGTCCGGTCCAGGATACAGGCACAAATACAGTAGCAGCGATCTAGATTACTTTTCAGTTCTTGATCTGAGTAGCGATAAACTTTATCTAGTGAAGTCATCTTTCATCGATAAGTATGACGGAGGGTTGACTCTGAGAATTGAGAAGCCTAAGAATAATCAGACTGAAGGTGTGAACCTTGCGGAAGACTTTTTGGCAGAAACAATCTTAAAAGATTTTTGAGACCGTAGCTTAATTGGTAAAGCACCGGCCTTTTAAGCCGAGGAGTGTGGGTTCGATCCCCACCGGTCTCACTGGGGTTGGAGAAAGAGTAGGCACCGAAAGTACCGGTCAAGTACGTGCTGAGGGTATCTCCCCAAAAAACTGGACGAAAGTCCAGAAAAGAACGTGTGTGAATATTGTGAACGCACACTGAGGCGGGAATGGCCGCTGCCCCACCGATTAATTCTAGCAAAGGAGCAATTGTGTTCATTCCTGCAACTATTGGCAAGGGCGACAAAGTCCAACTCTGGAACGATGTCAAGGTGATCAAGGGTACTTTCACTGCTGGTCACCAGTTTACAGTGATCGCCGTTGGAGAGCGTGGTCTAGATGTCATCGACAGTGATGGCAACACTCTTCTCGAGTGCGACTACAATAACTTTAAAAAGCTCTCATGAGGTTAGAGCCGCTTAAATGCGTGAAGCGACTGCGATCAGTCGTTCTTCTAAAACTTTTCCTGTGGTGGCACAGAAAGCGCTTGACGGCCTGGGATGCATATTGGGTCCACCATCGCACACAGCGGATGATGTGCGGCAGTAATCTTACTAAGGGTAAAACCCTTACGCTGGACCAGAAGCAGGTCCTGCTCTTTGACGAGGTCTGACAATGACAGAAAAGAAACCCGAGTGGCCAAACAATAATAGCGATGATGCAACTGACTGGGACTTTAACAAGTTCCGGCAGTGGTGTACCACGTTGGGTGCAGAGGCCTTCATCATGGGCGGCAGCAAAGGTCTGCACACCTCGATGCACTCAATTTTGATGTGCGCTTTCGAGTGGCAGAAGAAGAACCAGATCCGACTAGCCAAGGAAAAGAAGTCGTGAGCAACCTTGCTGAACCACGAATCGTCTGCGCAGCTATCAGAGACGAAGACGGCCAGGTTGTAGTAGGACCTCGTCACATGGACAAGACCATGCGTGAGACCATCATGAACCTTAAAGACAGTGATTCCAATCGCTGGCGCTGTGCAGAGCAAGGTTTCATCGACCAGTTCGGTAAGTTCTACACGCGGACTGAAGCTTGGCAGGTCGCTGAGAAGAACAATCAGATTCACCGTCGCTGCGGCGGAGACTCGGCCAATGGCGGAACTCTGTACTCGGAGAACTTGTACTAATATGCGCGCCTGGATTACTTTTGGTATTATAGTGCTTATCTGTTTGTCGGCTGCTGGTATCTGGTACTCGCGGCAGCCCTGCAAGAAGTGGGAAACCAATCAGTGCGGCGACTACACTGAGTGTATCGAGATGTACACGAACTATAGGGTTTGCAAGAAGTGGCGGTATGTCCCCTTGCACGAGTGCCAGCGCTGTGTAACTCGATAACTGGAGAAAACATGCGAATTTACTTCATCTTGATTGCTGCGTTTATCCTGCCGATCGCCTGTGGATCGGCCGCGACAGTACAGCCTTCGGAGCAGGTTAGCAACATCGTTGAAGTGGACCGTTTCCGCAGCAGTTCTGTAGCTAAGTACGTCGACGCTGATGCTGGGGTGATCTGCTACATCTACAGTGGATACGGCATCTCCTGCGTCAAGCAGTAACTAAGGTCACTATGGAAGAGTTTTGGCAGCAAACCCTGCAGAAATTTAAGCAGCAGAAGCACCAGAGAATGGGGCAGTTGTTTATGAATGAGTTATACGCTCAGCGAGCCGACCTGTATACCAAAGTAACTGGCACTGACGCAGATACCTTCTACGAAGACTGGCGCCTGTATCTGCTTCGAGATTGGCTTACCAACAACTGGTAACATTTCCGAACGCATATCCTTGCACAAGGAGATACACATGAAGCGCATCACTCTTCTTCGCGGCGTTGTTGGTTTTCTGCGTCAGCATCAGCATCCGCTTGTTCAGCAGGTGGTGCTCGATGAGGTTCTTCGCACCATGAGCCCGAAGACCTGCGCGAACGCAGTCTTTACTGCGTTAGAGCTCAACCCCAACCCGTCTTATTGGCGGTTCACCCGGTAATCTACAATGATCAAGTTCTTGGAAAATCTCTCAATCTGCTTCCTCAAGCTTGCACTGGGGCTTGCATCGCTGATGTACATGGTAATCCGGTTCGCCATTCCCGCCTTCATTCTCTTCCTTCTCTACAAGTACGCCGTTTCGCTCTGAGAAAAGTCATGATCAAGTTCACTACGATGGACGATGACGGCAACGAGACGGAGCACGAACTTCCGTCCAAGATGGCTGTGTGTGACCGTTGCGAAGGCCATGGCACGCACCTTGCTCCCAGCATCGGCGGGCACGCTTACTCCATGGAAGAGTTCGAGGAGAGCTTCTCCACCGATGAAGAGAAGGATGAGTACTTCAAGCGTGGTGGCTGCTACGACGTTCGCTGCGAAGAGTGCAAGGGGCTGCGGGTCACGCAGGTCCTCGATGTGGAAGCCTGCACTGGGAAGTACGAGGAACTGTTGAAGCGATATCAAGATTTGCAGGAAGACGAACGACAGTACCATATGGAGTGCGCTGCTGAGCGTCGAGCCGGCTGCTAAAGGAAATACCGTGCACGAAGAAATTCTGAAGCTTCTGGCCGTCATGTCGCTCACCAACAAGCCCGCCAACCAGTTCACTGGCAATCCTGGTGTTGCCAAGAGTAACAAGCGCAAGAAGAAGGTCCAAGGCGTCGCCATCGAGAAGATCGGTATGTCCACCCACGATATCCGTGATCTTTGCGGGATCGCTCGGGATATTTAAGCCAACGCACTGATGGCGGAATCGGTAGACGCAGCGGACTTAAAATCCGCGGGACTTCGGTCTGTGAGGGTTCGAGTCCCTCTCGGTGTACAGGAGTAATTATGAGTTCGCCAGACGAGATTCAAGTTGCAGAGATAGTAGCGGACTGTGCTAAAGCGGGTTTTCCAGTGAGCCAAGAGGTAGCAGAGAAAGCCTGGGAAGTGCATAAGGTCCACGGCAAGCAAGCAGCCAGCGATGTGCTGAAGGCTGCTGGCGTTCCCATGGAACGCCGTATCACTTCTGGTGCAGAAGGTTTGGGCGGCAAGGTGCAAACCTTAGCATGGGGAGTAGGAAAGCTGAATATCTTTGTTGGGTGGTCAGATGAGTAATACGGCAGAGTTGGAAGCACGTGTAGCAGAGTTGGAGCGCAAGCTCGAATTAGTCACAGATGCCTTGCTGTATCATACGCACCGCCACCAAGACCCTAAGGATAATCCTTACAACCCCTTTAATAGCTATTCTGAAGGCGAAGAGCCCAGTCGTGTAGGTAAAATTAAGCAGTTAGTGGATGAGTTACCCGATAATACATGGTGAATAACATGAGCAAGAACAAGTTTTCGCAGTATACAGATCGTGAGCTGATTATGGCCGTTCTCCAGCGTCGCTACACTGGCGAGTGCTTCGTAAACGTGGTTCGACCATACACTGAAACAGTCGAGACCAAGACTGTCAATGGCCGACAGGTCGTTAACAGCAAGCGTGTAGAGAATGAGCGTATCGAGTTCGGCCACGGTATGGATCTCCACACGAAGTACGTAGAGTTCGATGCTGAAGGCAAGTTGGTAAACTTCAGCGAAAATAGCTACAACAACTATTAGCTATGGGCGATAAAGTTGAAGTGATAGTCTTTCCCAAGATGTGTTGCAACCAACCTGTAGTGCTTACTGAGCGCTACGGGTCCAGTGCGGTGATGACGTGTAGGCTCTCAGGAAAGCTAGTCAAGCACTGCGGCAAGTAATTCCGGGAGTGACGCACTAAAGGTCGGTGCAGCAGACTGTAAATCTGCCGTGGCTTAGGCCACAAATAGGTTCGATCCCTATCACTCCCACACGTTTCCGAACATAGAATTGCACATGCGCAACCGGCAAATTCGGTGGCAAGACTACGTGGAGGAACGCAAATGTCGAAGTGTCCAGTCTGCGGTACCTACTTTGGTGAAGGTCCCTGTTGGCTCGTCAAAGAGTGTGGTGGCGACGGCAATTGCCCTGCTCGCGACGCTGGAGAGCTTCCCTCCTTGGAGCATGTTCTGTGTGCTTGTAATCGCCGTTGGCTTGCTAATGCGGCTGCTGTCAATGAAGGTCATGGTTTTAACGACTGCGACCCCAGCACGTAATCTCTTCGACTTCCTCAGCTTCTGCGTGGTAATGCTGCTTTGCATGGTGGCTTACAAGAAGTTCCACAAGCAGAAGGTGATTTGGTAAACAAGGAGTAACACTTGATTAAAGTAACTGTTTTTGACACCAAGGGCTGGGAAGCACCCTACTGCTCGGTGTGTAGCAAACAAGTCGGGACCAAGTATTTCATTGGCAATAGCGGTAAAGTGTGTAGCAAATGTGAAGCGAAGACTCATAAAAAGTCCAAGAAGAAGGCGAAGTCAAAGACTGAGAGGAAATATCTCAAGGTCATCGCGAGGCTGCGTGGGCTCTGCTACAACATCGCAATGCTCGATGAAAAGAAGTTGTCACCAGTCGACAAGACAGTCGTGCAGAACACACTGACCAGGCTGAAGGAGAAGGAATACGGTTGTGGTCTGCCGTTCGAGAAGTAAGTAGTAATGGGGAAGCTCCCAGCGCTGTAATCGCCTCGCAGAAAGGGCAATGCTGGGTTACGGCATAGTTAGCGGCGATTGAACCGGGTTCGAGTCCCGGCTTCTCCACAAAGAAAGCATTGGTCATGGCCAGCCACGAATACAAGTTCCAGACGAAGCGGCCTGTTCCTGTAGTGTACTTCTACACTGCATATCCTCTGTCGTCCAAGATGTACGCAGTTGACTACACCGTACGCCCCAAGTATTGCTCACACGTTGGCATGGATTGCTGTAGCTGCACCGAAGGTTGACTGGGCCTATAGCTCATAACTGGTTCGTTCCAGGTTCGAATCCTGGTGGGCCCACAAATATCAAGAGGAGACAACCATGGACCGAAATCGTACTGTTTGTCGAGTGACCACGCTTACTCGTGGCGAAGGTATCTCTGAAACTGAAATCAACGTCGAGGTGTTTGGCCTTGTTGACCCGCCTACCAAGATGAGCTGGAATGAACCGCCGAGCAGCGGTGGCGTAGATGCCGTTCGCGCGCTCTACTACGATGGGTTCAAGCAAAGAGACATTCCGCTTACGAGCGAGGAAGTGAAGGAATTGAGCGACGAGCTGTGGCTCGCTAGCTCTGAAGAGGAACAGTCGTACGATAATGACGACGATCCTTTCTACGACGAGGACTAATACATGCGTATCATAGCGATTGCAGACGTGCATAATCAGCAGGTTCATGTTCCTGACGGTGACGTGCTGGTTGTTGCAGGAGATCTTACGGGCAGTGGCACTTTGACACAAATCAAACAGGTTGCAGCCTGGTTGAAAACACAGTCGCACAAGCACAAGGTCATCATCGCCGGCAACCACGATTTCTGTCTGGACAAAGACAGCAAGTATGGAGCTCTGGTACCAGAGGCAGTAAAGGCTCTGCAGGATGCCGGCTGTACTTATCTCATGGACTCTGGCTGCGAAATTGAAGGCAAGAAGTTCTACGGGTCGCCTTGGCAGCCGTGGTTCCACGACTGGGCTTTCAACGTCCACCGTGGAAACTTACATGTTCACTGGAATAAGATTCCAAACGACTTAGATGTATTGTTGGTCCATGGGCCGCCTTTGGGCTATGGTGACTTGACAGTACATGGCGAACGAGTTGGATGTAGTGAACTGCTTCGCGCTCTCGAGCAGAAGAAGCCAAAGCACGTCTTCTACGGCCACATCCACGAAGATACCGGAACATGGACTGTTAATAACGGGCAGACCAACCTACACAACTGCTCTGTCGGTCCTATCCACCATTGGAACAGCTCCGCAAACCCCGGTCTTCCGGTGGTTCTGGACATCTAAATACATTTCCGAACGTATTAGAACACATGGAACGAGAACCGGGTTGCGGGGATCAAAGTTGCACATTTGCTTGCATTAGACCACGCGGCTGCATGCGAACCAACGGTGGATGTAGGTGCTTTAAGAATCTCAAACTGAATACTAATATCCAGAGTGCTATGGACCCAAGCGAGTTGGTGCCATACAACAATCAAGATGAAGTGAAGCACCTAGAGCGTAGCGTGATGCTGCTGAGAGCAGAACTACTTGAGTTGAGAAGTAAACAATAACAAGCGGGCCTATAGCTCAACTGGCAGAGCGGTCGCCATATAAGCGACGGGTTCCGGGTTCGACTCCTGGTGGGCCTATTAGGAGCATAACAAACGTGAAAAGAGTCTGTGTACATTGTGAGATTGAGTTCGACGCCCGTTCACCCGAAAAGCTGCGTGCTGGCGGCAAGATTAATGAGTGCCATGAGTGCGCAGAGGAAACAGCCATCAAGTATGTAGGTCTGCAAAGTGCAGATGGCAAGCAGTCGCAGGCCACAATCCTCAAGTTCAAATCCAATAGCGACCGCGAAAAGTACATGGAGTTCTGGAAGAACAACTCTGGTCTCCACAAGGGCAAGTCATGCCAGCTCGGCGGACACTTGTCTACCACGCCCGCTGTTCAGTTCGAAACAGTGAGTGAGTTCTCTCCTACTAACCATAAGGGTAAGGCGTCTTAAGACTAGGAGTTCTCGCATGTTGCCATGGGGTCGTTGGGTAATTGTGTGTGGAACTATGTTTGAAGTCTCTGACTGGGATGGCTTCGACGAGATTGCCACCTTAGGAACGGTATGAAATACTGCATTAGTGTTGAAGTTGTCGATTCGTTTGTAGTTGAAGTGAATGCAACTTCGAGTCTTGAAGCGCTGCAGAAGGTCCAGCAAATGGGACGTGTTCAGCTCGAGAAGCATGGTGAGTACGTCGGTCGTGACATCATGGTCGATGATGAAGTCGAAACCAAGAAGTAATCAACGCAGTACTTAATAAGGAAAAACAGATGCGAGTCGATAATAGTGTGCTGATCGAGATGCTTCCCGGTGTGATGCGCGCGGCCCTGAAGGAAGATAACGCCAACCACGAGGCCATGTGTGTGGACACGGAGGACCTCAATAACAACGCGCAGACCACAACCATCACCCACGGCAACTTCACAATTGCCATGATTAACTACGAGAAGAAGGTCTTCGTGGGCGAGGCCAAGCGCAACCCGCGGGACACCCCGAATGCCAAGCGCGGCGAACGGCTTGCCTTGTCGCGGGCGCTGAAGGCTCTCCTTCTCAACAAGGAGTAATGTGTTCTTCATCCAGATTCTAGGTAGACGAGAGCGCCGCGAAGAAGCATCAGACCTAGATGAACTGGGTGAGAAGGTCGCTGCGGCAATGGAAGACAATGCCACCAACATGATTGTGGTATCTGTTGGTAAAACCGACGAAGCTGTCATGCCTTATGTTTGGCTGCAGCGCGACCTCGATACTGACGAGTGGGAAGGTGAGCTTGGTGACAGCATTAAGCTCGGCATTGAAGATGGTCTGGTAAAGGAACACGACCCGATCCGTATGCTTGGTTTGAGCTCTATGACACGCGGAGAGCTCGATCCAGTGGAGGAAGAGCCGATGAGGTTTGGTCGTGCAAAGAGTAAGGCTGCGCCGACCAAACCCAAGAAGGTGAAGAAAAAACCTTCGGAGAAAACGTTGGAAAAGCAGGCCAAGAAAATGATTGACGATCTTTTCAAAAACCTGCATGAACCTGACTGAATTAACAGGCAACTGCGCAACCTAAAAGCCAAACCGAACCTATATTGATCCACAAGGAGATACACGTGCACATCAAGACGCAGACTGTTATTCCTGCAGGTACGAAGATTACAAAGTGCCCGCCGAGCAACGGGGAGGCCAAGAGCGTGTGGACCCTCCTTCGCGCAGAAGAGAAGAAGTTGGCGAAGGCTGATGAACTGAAGATGAAAGCCAATCAGTTCGCTGCAGCTCTCAAAGCCGGTTTCACCGCCGAGGAAGCGTTGAGACTCGTCAACGGTGGGTAATATGTACAGTTGCCAAGAGCTCATTAAGGTGACTGCGGAGCAAAAGCTGCTGGGGGTGGACCGTGGGTGACGCGAAGCCGTACACGTTGACGGACCTGCCGGCTCGCCGCTGCATGAGCGCGCAGCCGTGCACATCGGACCAGTGCGAAGACCGGCGCATCCGCGCGACCGTGAATCGCATCGCGGAACTGGAGCGCGACCTCGCCACGGCGAACGCGAACCTCGCGGAATCGGCGGGCCGTAACATCGAGTACCGGCGCGACCTCGCCACGGCGCGGGGCATGGCGTCCCTCAACGACACGGCGCGAGAGCTGGTGCAGGTGACGCGCGAGCGCGCCGAGAAGGCCGAAGCCGCACTCCGTGAGGCGGACAAGTCGCTCGACGGGTTGACCGGCGACCTGCTGAAGGCCGAGGCCGACGCCGCGCACCAGATGCTCGTTGCTCGCCAGCGAGAGGCCGAGCGCGACGCATTGGCCGAGGAGTTGAATGAGGTGAAATCCGACGCCGAGCGGCTTCGGGAGGCGCTGGATGCCGAGCGCATGAAGTGTGGCGGCTGGAACGGCTGTGACTGGCAGCCCGCCGAGTCGTCGCCCCGGTGCTCGCGGTGCGGCATCACGCAGGCGCGATGGGCGGAAATCGACGCCGCCCTCTCCGGCACCGTCCCCGCGCCGACGCCGGAAATATTTTGTCACGTCGGTTGCGGTGAGTGCGACGACTGCCGAGCCTTCGACGCGAAGCAGCGCGCTCTGATTCCCGCGCCCTCGGTGCGCGAGCCCGTAACGCTGCTGCACGTCGAACCCGTCCCGGACCGCGAGGTGTGGGAGAAAGCCGCCAAAGCTGCACGCTCTCTAGTCGAGCCACAGCGCCACGTCTGCGACGGCGACCCGTGCAACATCTGCAGCGCGACGTTCGGTGGCGAGGACGACTACGAGCACCTCGATGACGCTGGGGCTGTACTTGCACCCCGGTCGAGGTCGAGCACGAATGAAGACCTCATGGACCTACGTGGTGGAATGATGGCAAAGCGAAAATTGTATAGCGATGGATGGGAATGCTCTCTTTGCAGTAGTCCATACGATCCCTGTGATTGTCCAGATCACGTCACGAGAGATCCTCGAGTCCGAGCTATCTTAACTGCTTTGAAGCGTGGGCGAAGATATGAAGACGGAAAGACTGTGAGTGGAAAGAAGATGAAAGGTATAGTGTTTCTTGGCGATTCTGTGGACGAATTGGACGCCGCGATCGCTGCATTATAGGAAAAGTCGTGAAGAAACTATTCATTGCGACCCTTCGTTACCCCCAAACCTATGGTGAAGGTGGACCTGACAAATACGGGTATGGCCTGGTGTGGGCAGAAGACGCTCAAAAGGCCATGGCAAAGGCAAAGAAGGAATGGGAAGAGCCGTACCTCTATTACTGCAAGGTCGACGATATCTCGGAGGCGCTAGAATGAGCAACGCGCATAATTCAGCTGAGCTTTCAGCTCTTCGTGCGGAGTTAAAGGATGTCAAGGCGCGGCTTGCTAAAATCCGCAGGGTGTGTGAAGACGGTGGACGACCCATTAAGGTGAATCCCAAGCCCAACTGTCCTATTTGTCACGGCTACGGTGAAATAGATGATAGTTTCGAGAATGGCCACAATGGAGATTGGATCGAAAGCAGCAAGCCTTGCGAATGCAGTCCTCGCTGGCAAAAAGCAGAGGATGCGATCATGAGCATCGCGAACCTCAAGAATGAAAAGTGGAAAGTTCGGTAAGGCTTATTCATGCCGAGCGTAACTCTTGCGAACGGAGCTACCTTATGAATAATCAGCCAAAGTGGTGTTGGACTAGGGGTGAAATGTTCCGAGTAGATCGCTCCATAACAACCGTGATATGGATGATGGTCAAGATGGACATGATTAGTCAGCGCACATATGACCGAGCTATTACTTGTGACACCAACTTGCTTGAGATAGAGGAAGAAGATGAGTACTAGGTGCAAGCGCTGCGGCGCGGAGAAAGTTTACTGGGAAAAGTCTATCAATGGTAAGTGGACTCTATTCGACGAGAACACTGCGAGGAAGCACTTTTGTGCTGACAATGAACTTAAGGCAGTGAAGTGCAAGTACTGTACATCCAGTGACCTCCATTGGGCTGAAGAGGTTGACCCCATTTCTAAAGGAAAGAAAATGGTTCTCACTGAGAGTTACGGGTTACCACACGCGTGCGACGAGCGTATCGCCTTCATGGCCAAGGAAAAGCAAAATAAGAAAGACAAGTACGAGGCAGAGAAGAAGCGAATCAACGAACATCCTGACGGCACGTGTCCTGTGTGCAAGGGCAGTGGATACTCTTCTGACCCCTCAAAGAATAGCATGGGTGTGTGCGGCTGTTGCGTGGGGACTGGTAGTTTTAGTTATTTCACTCGCAAAAATCAGTTGGCCCTTATTCGCTACAGGATCTGGCCGAACATGCGAGACAAATACGTAAATGAGTGGGAGTGGTAACCACTCGTTGTCTTACGATACGAATCCGAAACAAACATCTTGTGTCCCAAATGGGTTGGGAAGTTGTTACTGTGGCAGTTTTCTCGTAGTTTAAACAAGTAAAAGGAATGTATGTCCAAGCAGAAGGATGCAGTTTTTCAGGCGATTTGTGATGTTCGTGGTTCCACTGAGTTCAGCGAAGCTGTTGAGCTCACCAAGGATGAGCGCGGCAAGGTTCAGGCCGCGCTCATCGCGGGTTTCCAGGCCGGAGAGATCGTCTATCAGGGCGATGCGTCCGACAGCGCCAAGCTCTCCGCGTATGTCAGCGGACTCGTGAGCAATTGGCTCCGCAAGGACAAGCGGCTCAATGGCAATGTGGCTTACATGGCCAAGAACCCGGGTACCCGCACGGGTTCGGGCGACGAGACGCTCAAGGCCATGCGCACGCTCCTCTCGGTCACCACCGATGAGACGGCGAAGTCGGAGATCCAGCTCGAGATCGACAAGCGGATCAACGAGTTGAAGCCCAAGAAGACGGTGAACGTGGCCGCCATTCCCGAGAGCCTTCGTCACCTCCTTCCGCAGCAGGGGTAATCTGCTTAGGGTGCCACGATATGGTGGAACATATAGGTCAGGATAGTGCTTAGCGGCCTATCCTGACCTATTTTTGTATAGGGAGATACAGTAAACATGGACCAAAAAGACCTTGATGCACGCACGTCTGTGTTTGCGATTTTAGACTGTATCTACCGATTGAAGCTGTGTTGTAAAACAAGTTACGCTAACGCTCATTTTTTGGTGGTTACTGGTGCGCACTAGCTACATGCAATTTGCTCCCTTTTTGGATGTTTGCTGTCGCTTGAAACTCTTCTCTAGAATAGTTATGGGAGCAGCCTACCTTCAAGCTCTTCTTAAAAAACCATGAAACGCGTATGTGAGCTGAGACGAATGTATACTGTAGTTGGTTCCTGGCGTCACCCGAAATCTTTCTATGCTCTTGACGCTGATCACGCCATAAGCCGTTACGTAGCTTCTTTTAACGGCACAGCTGATTCCTTCGTTAAGGAAATTGGCAAGAGACTTTCGTTCACAGTTACAGTAGAAGCCACTAAAGAAGTACTTGAAATTCCTACTCCGATTATTGCTGTTAATGTCAAGATATGATAATGCCCACGATACATTATCAGGTGGCGGTGCGCGACTTATTAATCGCAGTGTATTATCTAGGTCTTTGTTCATATCAAACGTACCGTGAAGCCCACTATAGACTTTTTCTGGTAAAAAGTTCATGACCAAATACATCGCAACATTTTTTCTAATGATTCTGCTCGACTATGGTTGGGCTAAGTACATTTCAGGTGTCTCAAACAAGAAGGCAGTTCCTGCATCCTTGTGGTCAGTCGCCATCTATCTCATCGGCGCCTCTCTCACTCTTCTGATTGTAGAAGACCGATGGATTATGGTTCCCGCTGCGCTAGGAACTCTTGTTGGTACTTTTATTGCAGTGAAGCGGGACAGCTAGTTGAGCCCCAACGCTAAGCGAAGCAGGGTTCGCTTAATATTGTATTTTATGGTGTCGCTAGGATTGTGCACAGGTAAAGCATACCGACAAGCGATCATAAGAAACGGCTGACACTGCTTCGGGCGCGCCCACGCCCTTATCCGAAACGATATTCGTACATGCGATGGTTCTGACCCAAACACCGTGTTTTAAGCGTGAGACAACACACAAGTCACGGACGCGGATCCATGGAGTAAGTCCCTAATAAGGTGCTAGCCTGAACAGGTCCATTGGGTAGGGTCTCTTTTAGAAAGGTAAACAATGCTCAAGCAAGTGAAGGTGATGCGCGGTATCTCTGGTGCTGGCAAGTCGACTCTGGCCAAGAAGCTGCAGCTTGAAGCTATGGAGAATGGCGTTCGCTCGATTATTGTTTCCGCCGACGACTTCTTCGTGGACGACAAGGGCGAATACAAGTTCGACGTCACGAAGCTGGGCGAGGCGCACAAGTTTTGCCTCAAGCGGTTCCTTAGTGAAGTGCGAAACAACACTGACCTCATCATTGTGGACAACACCAACATCAACCTGGAAGACATGGCACCGTACGTCGCTCTGGGTGAGGCGTTCGACTACGATGTTGAGATCGTGCAGGTCGATACTCCGGCGGCTGTGGGTGCTACTCGCAACGTACACAACGTTCCGCCCCACACCGTCCGCGGCATGGATGCTCGGCTCGCGGCAGTGAAGGTGCCGAGCCGCTACAAGGTGCGTCGGGTCGCTGGGACGTACTGAAGGTCTGCGCCCATAGCTCAGCCGGACAGAGCACCGACCTTCTAAGTCGGGGGTCGCAGGTTCGAATCCTGCTGGGCGCGCAATACTGAAGCGAGGGACACATGTATTACAGAACAGAAAACTACTACAATACTCAAGCGGAAAAGTTTCGATGGCTGTCAAAGTCAGAACAGGAAGCTCTTAAAGAGCAAAATCCCCGCAGAGAGATTACGCAGCGGCACGATGCCACCTACATCAGTCGCGTGACTGATCTGGTGGGAGAGGCAAAAGCTTTTGCCGAACAGTGGGGCAAAACACTCGAGGATGTGAAGATGGACACAGAACTCGAGGATGATTATGGTTCGCAGTACGCGAAACTGTATTGCACAGTCGAAGGCTTGGAGACTGATGCGCAGTATGAAGCTCGTCTGTGGGAGTTGATAGAACAAACCAAAGCCCGAGAGGACCATGACCGCAAGGAATTTGAGCGTCTCAGCGCTAAGTTTGCCAAGAAGTAAAAAGCGACATGCTCATTCTTTGCTGCTAATGCTATTCAATAGCGTAGATGCCTATTGCACCCTGGTTGCACTAGATAACGGTGCTGAAGAGATGAATGCCATCATGGCCCACGCTTTGGCCAAAGGCATCCTCTACTTCTTGTTCATCAAGCTTCTCGTGGTTAACGTGTTGATTTTGTTTGTTGGGGTAATTGGCCAACACTACCGTGTTGGTAGGATTGGGCTCAACATCGCGGTTTGGGCTTACGCACTTTTAACATGCTATCACCTTTTAAATCTAAGCCTGACCTTTGGGACCTCACTCGTTCCTTAAGCAGGTTTATGTACGTGGTTAATGATTTAAAGCTCGCCAATTTAAGGTCTTACTTTCGAACTTCTAAATACCTTAGAGATATCCGTTGGCTGGCGGAAAAGATAGAAAACCAAAACGAAAAATAAATCGGTATAAAGAATTTGTAATGATTACCGATGCTTTGCTGATTCTGTTTGGAATAGTCGTGATAGCGTTATTGCTGTTGTGGACTAACCGTCTGCTCCCCAAGGACTAATGAAAGAAAAGAGTCTTGTTGCAATGATGGCGCTGTCGTTTGCCATCTGGTTGATGATGTTTGCTGGCATTGTCTACGCTGTTGCACATTTTGTGCAGAAATTCTGGTAAGGAGAATCCCTTTGGTATCACGCAAGAAGAAGTCAGAAGTTACAGTAAAGCAGCAGGCAGATGACATGTTGGTCATCAAGAAGAGTGAACTCGTCAAGAAGCTCAAGACGTTCCTCGAAGAGGAAAACGCTTGTAATGGCGACTGGGTGAATAAGGTCCGTGTGAAGCTCCTCGGTGAGGAGATGAAGACGTTTGACGTCAAGCTGCGCTTCGAGACCACCATCACTATGGACATTCCTAGCAGCGGAATTCCCTCCCAAGAAGAGGTATGCCAGCTGATCGAGCAGCAGCTCGCCGACGGGGATCTGGACTTCGACATCGACTACGAAGACTTTGAAATCATGGATATTAAGGAGTCATAAGTTGTGGGGTCATAGTTCAACCTGGTAAGAACGCCATTGTCCATAAGCTTCCGGGGCTAAAGGACGCGGGACTTGCATGCACCCGAAAAACGTGGAAGTGCAGGAGTCGGAGCCTGCTGACCTGTTTTAAGTTTAAGGTATAATTAGCTCTTTAACAGGAGCTAGTTATGGAATTGAAGCTGACGAGAAAGTGGTTAACGCCGAACTCAACAATCGGCGAGTTGACAGTAGACGGTAAGTTTGAATGCTTCATGATTGAGGATCACTATCCGACGCCTTGGGTAAAGACGCCGGCTAAGACTGCGATCCCGACTGGTCGTTATCAGGTCATCGTGAACATGTCAAACCGCTTCAAGGTAGAAATGCCGCTAGTGTGCAATGTGCCGCAGTACACGGGCATTCGCATCCACCCCGGCAACACAGCAGCAGACACGGAAGGCTGCTTGCTTCCGGGCCGAGTTCGCCAGACAGATAAGGTGCTAGAGAGCAAGCTTGCTTATGAAGCTCTCTTTGCGAAGATTAAGGAAGCAATTAAGAACGGCGAAAAAGTCCACATAGAGATAGTTGTGGAGCCGGTAAAGGCGTAACAGCAGCACTAACCCAGAAGTAAAAGAAACGGAGAAAGTGATAAACATGAAGACAAGTACATTCCTCAGCAAGGTGTTGAACAAGTTCCATGACGGCAAGAGCTACACCACGTCGCCTAATCGCAAGACGTGGAAGAACAGTGATCCGTTGAGCCCGCAGTTCAACGTGCGAACCACGGCTGCTGCCAAGGGCCGTACGAACCTTGCTGGCATGCTCGAGAAGGTTGCGAAGGAGGCCGGTGTCACGACGACGAAGGCCAAGCTCGCGATCTGCAACAGCCTCGGTCACACGAGCTTCGAGTCCTTCGCGAAGAGCAAGAACATCAAGTTCAAGGCTGTCAAGGCGGTTCTTCAGGCTGCCATCCGTCGCTCACGCGAGCAGGGTGACTAAGTTGTAAGTAGTAAACTGGTAAGATAATTACCAGTGAGGGGCTTTAGCTCAGTTGGGAGAGCAGCGGCTTTGCAAGCCGAAGGTCAAGGGTTCGAACCCCTTAAGCTCCATATGAAAATTTGGAAATCCAGGCCAGCCGAGATTAGTCCTGAGGCTTGTTGGTGTGCTTATTGGAGTGGGTATCTCTACATAGAAAGTACTTTCTTGCGGCTCATGTGGCAAATGATTTCTGAACACAAGAATGACAAGCATATAGTGGGCTAATGAGCACAGCAAAGAAACTAATATATGTACAGTGGAATAAGACTGTGAGCATTGGACAGAAGATGAAGATGCGATGGGCCAACGGCAATGAAGAAGTACTGGAAGTTGGGTCATTTAGCCGTATTTCTAATCAACCGATCTCTACCACCAACAAGATGATCATGTTGGAATATGTGGTTGATTGGGACGTCAGTTAAAAGGCATGGCACAAAGAGCCATGAGCAGCATAATTGAAAAGTGGAATTTCTTATGCCTACTTTGGAAGATTGGGCTTCTTCGAAAAAGAAGCTACGCCGAACTCGGTGTACTTTATAACTTATTGATTAAGTAAATGCCCGGGTCGCTTAGTGGCCGAGAGCAGCAGATTTGTAATCTGCCTCCTTTACTGGACATCGTGAGTTCGAATCTCACTCCGGGCTCATGAGCAATCATCATTGGGAAATATGCAGCCACTGCGAAGTAATAATGGTCGTTTGTGGCAAATGTGGCAACAACTGCTGCAACGCGGGGTACGGAACTCTGCCAGATGGTTCTACTTGCGATCAATGCCCGAGTGCATATGAGATGCAGGATGATCGGTACAAAAGCGCCTTCAATGGCATCAATGTCAAGAGAAAAAGAGAAAGTCGAGAGCGAAGGAACAGACGGCCTCCAAAGTACTGGCCGTAAGGCAACTCATGGCAAAAGCAAATCGTCGCGAAGATGTTGAGGTCCGCTGGTATATCAACGGCGTATACTCCGAGACTCGATTGGAGAAGAACCGCTGTATTTACAGGCGAAGAGACGGGACAGAGTACATCAGTGCGTTTGGCAATGTCACTCGTGACCCCAATACGAATGTACTCTATGCTGAACGAAGATGTATCCGCGGCAAGGCTTGGAGCATTAAAGATGTAATCTCTAAACTATGATTAACCAAATCAAATGGCTTTACAGAGACTTGATGTTTCATTTGTGCCAGAAGATTGGCCACAAAGAACAAGCACCTTATTATTACAAGTTTGAAGGTGCGTGGCCTAGATGCAGTAGATGTAAAACAGCCACCGTAAATACAGATTGACAGAATCACACCGGCCTGCGCCATGGAGAGCGCAACCTCGTGCAAGCGGTACTTAGGAGGTTCCTGAGTAATCAGGGTGACGTCCTATAACGGCAAGCTGCTCCGGTGTTCCACGGGTTGCCCACTAACCCGGATAAATGTAGTGGGGAGTTGCCCATGTGGCGGAATGGTAAACGCGGCGGTCTCAAAAACCGCTGTTCTCACGGACGTGCCAGTTCGACTCTGGCCATGGGTACATGAGCAAACAAGCTAAAACACAAGCAAAGGCCAGACGTCTTGAAGAAATTAAAAAGCGCGTTCGTCGAGGCGAAGGCCTCACGCCCCGCGAAGCGCTTATTCTTTTACGCGAGTTAGAAACTCTGCCCGGTAAAGTCATTAACGAACCAATTCTAAAGGATGGTTGCTATGATCGGCTACATGATTAAGAATACTTTAACTGGGGAATACTTCCGTAAGAAGAGCTACAGTGGCGGAGGATGGTCGATGACGGGCGACGTTTGGACTGAGCGGCGCAACGTGAAGAATTTGCTCGAGAATAATGCGTTTCTCTTGGGTACCTACGAGCCCGTGGATCCGTATGTGGTTGTGATGGTTGAGACTAAAGAACTCCAAACCTGGCAACCCAAAGATTTCAGATAATTCCTTATCCGAATATAAGAGTGTATGAAAGGGTGTGCACTCTATGGTTCGAATACTTGTCTACAGTACAATCCTCGATGCGGTTGTTGCGGCGATAATGTATGCTTGCGACGTGTCGAAGATCTTAATCATCTTCTTCTCGGCAACAGGCTGGTTGTTCTATTTCTGGATTGTAGGTTCACTGATGTCGCGGCCAATCCAAGGTGATGCCGACTACATTAAGATGCAGAACAATTTCAACTTAGATGCGTTACGCAGGAATTCAGATAGCAATACGAGGGGACCGTGGCGAAGAAGAGAGTAATTTCTAAGAAGACAAACAAGAAAGTGAGCAAGAAGGTGAATACCACCGTTGCAAGCACGCCGACTCCGCCGATGAAGCACGTCATCGAGTACTGGGACTACAATGAAGTCGCAGACTACCTCGAAAAGCTGCATGGCAAGGACTTCCGGGACTACGCGGGCAGGCATAAGCAACCCTTCGATCCCAGTATTCCATACCAGGACTTTTGGCACTGGATTTGCGACTGCAATGACCAGATCAGTAACGGTGGCTTCTTGCACCTTCCTGAGTGGGACTATTACATGAACAGTGACTCCACTGAACTCTGGAAGAAGGAAATCCTCCAGTACTTCTATGACTTTCTGGGTAAGGATTATCACGAGAAGTTGAGGGTGTCGTGGTAAAAATGTACGAGCGACTTGGCACTGTTCCTGTTGACAAGGTAATGAAGGCCATCGCAGAGGGCAAGCCTTTCGAGTACGAAGGCATTGAGTGCTCCACTGTTGGCAATCGTCTTCGCACTTATCATGTGTATGGCCTGAAGTGTTGCGTGCCTGACTGTGCCGTCCATGGGCAGTACTTTGCCATCGAAAGAACTTGTGGTCCGTTTGACAAGTACCACTTGAATCTTTACTGCAAACTGAACGGCGAAGAGGTTATGCTTACATCCGATCACAAGCTTCCTAAGTCACGTGGCGGTAGTGATCGCATCGAGAACCGTCAGCCCATGTGTTACAAGCATAACTTTGAGAAGGGCAATCAACTCAAGTACTTATGACTTACTTTGAAGGTAAAGCAACAAGCGATGGTAAAATATTAACAATGATGTTTGCCTTTCACTTGTACAACCTAAATCTCATCACGCATTCTGCCTACGCCGGCACACATAGGATTATCTGGCTCGCTTCATGAAGAAAAATAACTATGAAACTTCATATCTACGCACAAGTCTATAATCACGATCATGCCTTTATTGTGGGCAACAAGGAAGCACTTGAGAACCTACGAAACGCCATCCAAGCAGCCATTGACGATACGGAACTCAACTGCACCGCGTTTGCCGCAGATGGCGAATGGTATGAAATCAAGGTGTATCGCGAAGAGGATGAAGCCTATTGGCACAATTCCGCGCTTCCGTATACAGATAAAAACGCCATCGGTCTAAGTGACGAACCTAATGAAATTGGGCCATGGGAGCTGTTTAAGAATCGTCAGCAAAAAAGTAACAATGGCGCATGATAAAACCAGGTCTACAACTAACCCGCTGTGCGTGTACCCGTTCTTGGTCGTGATAACGACATTAAAGCTTATCAGTTATGATGCATACAAGCGCGCTAGCAAGAATTTGTGGCGCGGGGCAAAAGGTCTGTGAACATATTCGTACTAGACCTTGACCCTGTGCTAGCGGCGCAGTATCAATCCGACAAGCATGTAGTTAAGATGACACTAGAAAGTGTACAGCTGTTGTGCTCGCCGTACGACCCCGGACTAGCACCATATAAGCGTACCCACTATAATCACCCAAGCGCTAAGTGGACTCGAGAATCTACAGCAAACTGGCAGTGGCTCTTAAAGCACGCTCAAGCTTTGAGCACTGAATACACCGAACGATATAAAAAAGTGCATAAATGCCAGGAAGTTATTGACTGGCTCAGTGCTAATCCTCCTCCGATTACCAGCGGACCAATGACGCCGTTTGCCCAGTGCATGCCTGATCAGTACAAGAATGCTGACCCGGTGGTCGCCTATCGCGCCTATTACTGCGGAGAGAAGCGAAAGATTGCCCGTTGGGCCAAGGGAAGGGGCCAGCCAGCCTGGTACGTCTAAATGACCAATGATGAAAGCGATAGGCAGGAAAGGCTAGGTAAGCTTTGTGTCCTGATTTTACGAGGGAGAGCTGCACATCAAGTAAACGATCGTGCAGCATGGAAGGCATCCTATTACCGAAAGCTCTTAGCCAGCGGTAGACATAAGAAATGGACCGAGTTCGAGCTCGAACGCAAGATAGAAAGTGCGCGGCTAGGTTTGATGCGAACGCAAGAGCAACTCAAAAATCTGATGGCTGAAACAGTAGAGCAACTCTCATCTCTGAGAGTGTCTCTAGCTATTTCTTTTTTCTATAACGAAAAAAATCAGATTGATGGTATGTGGTTGCCGCATGCTCCAAGCCGACCGCATGATGGTATAAAAGTAGATATGGAAGGAATACAGGTGATTGCTGATCAATACGAAGCAAACAAGGCCCTGTCTACGGTATTAGAGGACAATAACGAGTCATGATGCAGAAGTGTGAAGAGTGTGGAGATTACAGACATTGCAACGATGGGGGTATCTGCTTTGATTGCCTTCAGGATAGGTCTGACTTAGAAGACTGGCTGCCCGAGGATGAAGAGGACGAGGGCAGCGACGATCTAGACGAGGACGGGTAATGAGCGTCAATGTTTGGGTTGTGTTTGGGTCTTCAGGCGAATATGAAGATTATGCAGAGTGGGCGGTTTGCGCCTATCAAGATAAAGATAGAGCTCTAGACCACGCACGGCTTGCTAAGGAAGATTCTGTGGCTATTGCTAAAGAGAAGGGCGGTCGCTATGCTGCTCCTAAGCGTAAGAATCTCTATGACCCCGACATGTATATGGATGGGGACTGTACTGACTATGGCATCAGAGCCATTCCCCTCCTAGACGGAATTCCGGGCATTGACGGATAACTTAGTAGAATAGTTGCAGCGGGCGAGTGAAACGGTTTACACAGCAGGCTCATAACCTGAGAACAGTCGGTTCGACTCCGACGTCCGCTACATGCTGATCTTATTGCAGAAGGCTATCATCTATGGGTGTTTAGGTTTACTCATTGAGGTCTTCTTTACTGGCATTGGTTCCTTAATCAGAAAGCATTGGGACGCGACCGCTAAGACCTATTTATGGATGTGTTTGGTATACGGGTTCACGGCTCTTATCCTAGAGACAATCTCTGACGCAATCACGTGGCCTTTCTATCTCAAGGCCTTCATCTATGTCCCTATTATCTATGGCGCTGAAGCACTGAGTGCCTGGGTTTTGAAGATGATTATTGGTAGAGTTCCTTGGGATTACGGTGTAAGCCATTGGACTCCTATGGGCTTCATTAACCTGAAGTACGCACCTTACTGGCTACTCTTAGCAATGGCGTTTGATCCCATTGCTAGCTTCCTCAATAAATTGTTACACGCGGTTGCGTTAGTAACAATGTAACCAATCCGAAACGATTCTAGAACAACGGACATGTATATTTACCTAGCAGTCGTTTACATTGTAATGTCGGCAATTGCAATGACAGCGTGTTTAACTGACCAACAGCCCGAGCACGAACGACTGCATTGGTATGAGACGCTAGCGATAACGTTTCTCTGGCCAATCCTGTTGCCAGTGGCCGCCATCTCTAAGATATACGACGACATCGGGCTCATCCGGAATCGTCGTCGTATGGAGCGGCGTCAGCACATGACACATTTTATTTATGTCGTGCGGCGCCTGGAGTTGGTAAACCAGCACACATACACGCAGGCCGTATATCCTTACATGAGGCTCCATAACCGTCCATGATTATCTTTACAAAAGATGTCTTTCTCAATTTGAAGCATTGCACCGCAATATACGTTCAATCAGTTCAGAACGTTGACTACGTTGAAAACAAACCGGTTTCCCGAGATAATTGGCAAGTGGTTATTACTGGCCACCTGGAAAACAACAACTCGGTTAACGCCTTCGATTTGTTCACGTGCAATGTTCAGTGCGCTTCACGCGATGAGGCGTATGAGACTTATCAGGAAGTCATGAAGCAGGTTGTAGATTCTGGCACTCACCCCGATTTAAACACGCAGTTAATCGATAAAATTCTCAAGGAGAAGTAAACAATGATTGGTTCGTATCCTCGTACCCAGCAGATTCGCAGTGAGCGTCGTGCCCGCGCTGAGGCCGTTCAGTTGGCCAACAAGCGCACCACCAAGGAACAGCTCGCTTGGCTGAACAAGGTCGGCCTGGTTGCTGAGCGCGAGCGCGCAAAGATCGCCGACAAGCTCCGCAAGGAAGCCCAGAGGGGAGGCAAGTAACATGGGGCTCTTTGATTTCTTCGTAGAGACCGCACTGGCTCCTGTGAAGCTTACAGCGGCTGTTGCCAAGACCGCAGTGCGTGCTACGGCCAAGGCGGTCCAGCTAGACCCGGACGGCGTCACTGAGGCGATGGAGAAGGGCGTCAAGGAAGGCGAGAAGGCGTTCGACGATATTACAAAGGCCGCTGATGAATGAACGACAAATGTTTGAACGCTCATTTCAGCGTCCCAGTAACTACTTTAAACTCCCCGCCTCTGTGCAGTGGGATATTGACAAGTCGCTTGGTATCCTAGACTGGATGGGCGAAGGTCTCTCTGACGAAGACATGAAGCGCTTCAATGACCACTACAAGAGCAGCGAGAGCTAATCTAGTCGCATTCCTTCTTCTTTGGACGTGGTTCTATTACCGATACAGAGTATACGTACTCTGGCTTTAAGCCCGAAAGGCCTAAATGTCTGATAGAGAGTTGAGAGATTTAGTCGAGAGAGAGCAGCAAAAGAATCAGCGGCTGCGCGACGAACTTGAACGCGCCAATAAACGTCTCAAGGATTTGGAGACGGCTGCGAATGAATCCTTTACGCGTGATGAGCTTGTCCGGATGGTTGCTGCATTAGCGCCCGCCTTCGCAGGGTCGAATAGAACGTCAAATGAGATAGCGAAGTACGCAGTCAATTTACTGACAGCTGTCGGCATGTATCGTCCACTTAAGCCATGAGTAAAATTCACGCCACGCTGCACGGTACTCCCATCACCCAACAAGAAGATGAACATTTAAATCGGTGGAAGTACCTGCAAAATTACAGTCGAGAGATTGTAAAGCATGCCATTGAAATGGTGCAAACCACCGGCCTTGCGAAGCTCTCCGCTGAGATGAAGCTGCAGGCAGCCGTTAAAGATTTTACTAGGCTAGGCGGAAAGCCCGAAGACCTGAAATTCCTCTAATATGCCCTTTCTTCCTAGAACACTTAAGTCTCGATGGTATATGGAGGCAGTATGCGACTCCATCTATGCGTCCTTAGAAGGGACCAAGCGATGGACTGCAGCGTGGCACGAGAATAAGGCAGATCAAGAAGCATACATCAATGCCTTCACTCGATGTCAGGCCATCGTCAAGAATCACGATCTGGAACCAGAGCAAATGCTTCTGGCGCTAGATACGTACCACGATGAAGTAGTTAGACGGCCTATCAAACCTCCATTCTTCTCGTTCGCTCGCTGGGTAGGCAATCCGGCAGCAGCGGAAGAACAAGCCGTCAGAACAGCATTTCAAGTAATTGAAAGCGCGCGGAACCGCTTTTTATGAAAATTCCGAGCGAAATACTAGAGTCATTGAGTGAGCTAAGTAAAGCCATTAAGGATATTGAGCGGACCGCAGCAATCATCAAAATGACTAGTTACGATAATTCTTATCGTCCACTTATACGAATCATGTGTAAGCTTGATTTGATAAGAGATTGGAAGCTATGACATTATTTCCTTATGCGCACACATGGCCAGCAATAAAGGGCATCTGGCTCACCCGATCAAGCAATAACCCTGCGCGCGGCTTCTTTAATACGTTAGAGAAACTCCAATTGATGGGCTCATGGTATTTAATGTGAGAGCAAGCACTTGGATAAGTACAAACCCCAGGATACAGACTATGGTAGTAATTGCAATACCAAACCATAGCAATCCGTATCTAGGGGTTTTTAGAGTATTTAAGGCCTTAGGGCTTTTCAAGCCCTGGCAAATATTCTTTACTTGAACTTAATCTCGCAGGCACCTGAGGCACAATCGTTCGTCTCGGTGTCTTCAATGTGGTTTTCTGACCAGAACTTAAATGTAGCTTCATCTAAGGTGAGAGCCTTAAGCGGCGGTTCCTCTAGCAAACCTGTCTTAGGATTGACGAATCCGCGCGTGTTCTCGCGATAGAAAGTGGTTCCCTTGAGACGGGGTAGGTATTCTAACCACGCGGCCTCCATCTCATCAACGGGACAATCCTCGGCGATATTAACGGTCTTTGAGACGGCGTTATCAACGTGCTTCTGCACAATCGCCTGAACCTCTAGATGATCACGGACGGTTAATGACTGGCTACCGACAAAGTGATCTACGTTCTTGCCATCGCGCATGAACTGTGCGAAGAGCGGGTGATACACGAGTTCCATCTTGCGCTCGTCTCCGGCCCAATAGCGACGCTCGTAAGCAGGTGCGAACATAGGCTCAATACCTGAGCTGCAATTGCCGCTGAGAATAGAGACTGTACCGGTCGGCGCCTGAGTGAGGATAGCACAGTTGCGGATGCCGTTTTCACGAACGAGCGCGCGAATCTTCTCCGGCATCCGCTTCATGAAGCCTGACTCTACGTGCTTCTCCGGTTGACAAAGAGGGAATGCGCCCTTTTCAGCCGCAAGAAGAACAGAGCTCTCGTACGCAGCCTTAGAGATGAACCGATACAGTTTATCAACAAACTTATTTCCCTGCTCAGAACCATAACGATAGCCTAACATCGCAAGCGCATCGGCAAGTCCCGTGGTACCGAGTCCGATGCGACGAAGGTTGTGACTTTTTGCCTTCATCTCAGGAATTGGATAGTGGTTGACGGTGAGTACATTGTCTAAGAAGCGAACTGCGGTGCGAATAGTATTGCCAAGCGTGTGATAGTCAATCTCTCCGTCCTTAATAAAGCGCGGCAATACCAAGTGTCCTAGGCAGCAGCAATCATAAGCGCTTAGCGCGATTTCACCACAGGGGTTAGTCGTAACGAGTGGTTCAATGTACCAGATGTTGCTTTCCGACTCTACAAGTTCCCAGTTCAGGAACCCGGGTTCGGCAGAGTTGTAGGCATTCTGCACGATAGTATTCCAAAGTTCCTTAGCGCGAACTTCACGCTTATACTTGCCTTTCCAAGACAATTCCCAGTCAGCATCGTTCTTAACGGCCTTAATAAACTCCTTGGTGCGCTTGCTACGAACGCTCACGTTTGCGTGACTCAACTCCCCTTGCTGTAGCTTGGCGTTGAGGAATTCCTCAATATCCGGGTGATCGAGGTCGAGGCTGAACATGAGCGCAACGCGACGCTGGCCACCGTTCTTAACGGGTCGAGCACACGCATCGACTAAACGCATGAGTTCAACAGCGCCAGGCGCCTGACCTTTCTGGCCTGTAATGTTAGATCCGCGAGGACGCACATCTGAGAAATCGTCGCCGCAGCCGCCGCCCGTCATGGACGTAGTGATCATATCAGAGGCTGTACGACCCCAACCCTCTCTTGAATCCTTATCAGGATTAAGGACAAAGCAGTTTAATAGCTGCGGGTTAGTGCGACCTGAGTTGTACCAGATTCTGCCCCCAGGCACAAAGAGATTGTCGCTCAGAACCTCAAAGAACTTATCGCTGTGAGCCTTCTGCTTGTCAGGGAGTTCGGCACGGGCCATCTGCTCAGCTACTCGCTTGCAAGCATCATGGAAGCTTTCTGACTCGGTGAACGCGTAGCGCTCCTTAAAAATTTGCAAAGAAAAACCAGTTGGTTCGAACATTCTTAAATTCCTTTAATGTGGATATGAGGACACCCACAATCTTTGAATCTCCCCATAAATTGTTCATAGATTCTACCCTGCGATGAATGCTAGAAGCCAGGGGATTTTTTCCAAAAGTATAATCATTTCATGAACATGAATAAACCAACTTTAATAGAAGTTTTCAGTGATGGTTCCGGTAACACCATGGAATCAGATGGTGGGTATGGCTGGCGCATTGTAGTCGACAAAGTTCCGCTAGAAGACGGTAGCGGATACTTGCCTAAAGCAACCAACAATGTGGCAGAGTTGACAGCCGCCGTCGAAGGATTAAAGCGTGTTGAGGCAATTATTCAGCAAAATAGCTGGCAGAATGCACAAGTTGTTTTGGTTGCAGACTCACAATTAGTCCTTGGCTATGCCTCTGGAAAGTGGCGCTGCAAGGCAGAACACCTACGAGGGTTGCAGCGTGATCTGCAGGCTGCATATAACAGAGTAGATGCACGACAACGCTGGGTCAGAGGTCACAACGGCGATGAGCACAACGAGCACTGTGACAAGCTGGCCAAAGCGGCCCGCGAAGGAAAGTGGGGACCAATATGAGTGAATGTAAATGTAATTACAGCTACACCTGTGATAGTTGTCGAGCAGCCTACAACGCGGAGAATGCTTTAAACTACGCAAATGAACTGCGCGACTGGACTGTAGAGAGCCTTCAGCTTCTAGCGAAAGCTCTTAAAGTGGAACTCCCGGAACCCCCTCAAAAGAGAAGCGAATGGTAACCAAAAAGAAAAAGAAGAAGTTGTGGGCTATCACCTACAGTGATGGCTATGAATTCTCGGGCGTCCTATACGAAATCTATGATGATAAGAAACTAGCAGAGACTAGAGAAGTCGAACTTAACGCCGCGAAGCAGTGTCAGTGTCCCGGTTCGGCTGCTTATTATGAAGTTAATGAGTTCGTCTTAAACACCAAGAGCAAATATCTACCATGAAACTATATGAAATTTTGGTTCCCACAATCTACGGGGACACCATGAAGCCTATCCGAACAAAACATCATAAGAAATGGGACGAGCGTGTCAAAAAGCTCTCTGGTGGTCTTACTATACTTACGCCCGGCAAAGGTGTTTGGGTTCACGAGGGTGTTGACTACATCGAGCGAGTAATTCCAGTCCGTATAATGTGTGAAGAGAAGGTGATGAAGCAAATTGTAGCCATCACCTTACAACATTATCGGCAGAAAGCCGTGATGTACTACGTCCTGTCAACGGAATGTTACATCATAAACGCGGAGACTAAATGATTAAGCTTATCAGCATGACTCAGCCTCTAGTTCAGGTTGAGGGAAAGACGCTGTCACCCGAACAACTCATCGAGTATACAGCCCGGGTTAGCAACCCTGCAGGTCAGGAAAAGTACAACACGAGCTTCAAGCTCCTGCAATACCTCATCGAGAACAACCACATTTCGCCGCTCGAAATGGTTGACTTTACGGTGGAAATCGAGACATCACGAGCAATCGCAGCGCAGATTCTGCGTCACTGGAGCTTCTCTTTCCAAGAATTCAGCCAACGGTACGCTCAGGCTTCAGAATACGTGGAGTATGAGGCTCGCTCGCAAGACCTCAAGAACCGTCAGAACTCAGTAGATGACATGACAGAGGACGAAAAGCGCTGGTTCCGAGATGCACAGATCAAGGTGTGGTCCACCTCACACGATCTCTACACAGAGGCTCTCAATATGGGCATCGCGAAAGAACAGGCACGATTCCTATTGCCCCTCAACACGAAAACGCGCCTATACATGAAGGGGAACGTCAGGGACTGGTTCTTTTATCTGAAGCTCCGTTCCGCAAATGGTACGCAGAAGGAGCACGCGGACATCGCGAAAGCGATCATCGAGGAAGTGTTCAGACCGCACTTTCCTGTGATTACTGCTGTTGCGGGTTGGTAATAAATGGTTGTCACTCACCTGCTAATTAGTGTTAGCAGAGTTTCCACTGACCATTCTTGCCCGACGATAGCTTCTCTGAGCTCTTATTGGGCTTGTCTTCGCCCTTCATAACATTCACTTTAGGGCTCGGATCGGCAGGAGGAATGTGAGTCGGAGTTCCATTGAGGGGCGTGGCCACGCCTGAAGGCTGCCAGCTGGGTACACCAGCGCGAGTAGGCGGCTTAACAAGAGCAGGCGCCTTTACCTTTCCTTCAGTCATTACCTGGTGTGTTCCAGCAACTTCAGCCGGAGAAGCAACAGCACGGGCCTCCTGGGGAGGCAAGTGACGAGGGGCAGCCGGATTAGTCTCGGGTGCCTGAACGGCAAAAGCATCGCCGGGACGCCAAGGCTGAGCTGCCTGCGTGCGCGCGGTCGCCACGGGAACGCCGTCGGCAGTCATAGGGATGGCACCGGGATTAGTCTTGTCGTCGTAGTCATCCTTTCTAACGGTATTAACGTCCATCTCATCGCCCTTATCAAGGCTCCACTGACCACCTTTATTCACGGAAAGCTTCTCACTGCGCTTAAGTGGTTCTGAGCTTGCCGCTCTGATTCGATCCAAGCCGGTGAGCTTGCCAGGCTTAGGAGGCTGAAAGCCACCTGCCATAGCCTCATGATACATATTGGCACGTGCATGGTCACCAGGTCGTGTAAGTTGTGTATTTCCGGCGCTCTGCATCTGAGCGGCCTGAGAAGGTCCAGTACTTGAAGGCCGTGGAGCTGGCACATCTAGGCGACCACGCGGAAGCGGGGAACGCTGCTTTTCAAGATCTTCCCCCTTCTGGAGCTCAGTCTTGGCTTCCTTAAACTTTTCAATAAGCAAATCTAAATTGTCCATAATGCAGTACACCCCAGTAAGAGTCGATTTTTCCGAATCAAATACAACCTGTCCATTGTAACACAAGTAATACCCTCACTAAGAAAGGCAAAAATGAGCAAGAATAGCAATAATGGCAATGACCTGGAGAACAAGAACCTCGTCGTCATCACTCCTGAGGACGTCCAGGAGTGTGCGAAGTTCTTTCAGTTCTTCGAGATCCCGGTTCCCACGGAGTTGCAGAGCGCCATCGATGGCTTCATCAAGGAGCCCACGCTGGCCAACCAGCAGGAGCTGAAGTTCCAGCTCTCTGACATCATCATGCGCAGCACTCACCCGGTGTTCCAGGATGAGGTCTTCGCGCAGGTGAAGCCCGAAAATGCCCTGGCCAACGATGAGTTGGTGTTCGAGCGTCAGCTCGAAGCTCAGCTGGGCCGCGCGGATGACGACGAAAAGCCCGCCGGTCAGTGAACCGTCGCTTCATCCGCGGTTCGTTGTAAAAACGACTGACATTTGGCGGGTTTACACGTTTATCACGGTCCTCTGGAGAGTGTTACGTACTAGGTAAACCCGCCAAATGTCAATAGGCGTCAAATGAGCCCAAAGCACCACACCATTGCGTATCACCACCTTCGGCAAGCGTATGCGTTCATAATGGTGTACAGAAAACTTTTTCCGCATATTCCGTTTTCAAAACGCGGTACAATCTAACTCTTGTCTAAAAAGCTCAAGAAGAAGATGGAAGAACTGTGTGGTTTAGTTGACCTCGATTGGGAAGAGCGGCAAGCGCGAGCAGAGCAAATCTTAAGCAGTAATAGTTGGAAGCAAGATTTGTGCAATGAACTTCAGGGCTTATCTTTTCGCGACTTGGAGCAATTCTTGCAGAGCGTCGCTTCGGAACGCCAGAAGAAAGAAGAAGGTTATGAGCGAAAGCTAGCTAAATACAATGACAAAGCAATTAAACAGCCAAAACCCTTGTCACGAGGTGGCGCTAGACCAGCCGCAAAGCCTAAACCTCCACCAAGATCACTGGCCGAAATCCTTAGCCAGGTTTACGCTCCACGTGTTGTTGAACACGGCGGACTTTCCCCCGAAGAACGTGAAAGACTTGGGATTTGGCCAAATAAGCGCAGCGAAAAAATACTTTCGAACACTAATGATGACGATAATTAGTCCCAATAGCACTTGGGCTAAGTGGTAGTCATGAGTAAAATAGAGCATTGTACCCCGAGGTATACATGCTCAAGTCAAAAAATACTCAAAAAATATTAGCTATAGTAAGTCTTCTAGTTGCAGCTACTTCTTTTGCTGCTCCTCGGGGAACTCAAGTCTCTCCATTAGAAATGATGGCTAGCGCCGTCCGTGTCGAAGTAACAGTTGAGTACACGCGCTTCGCTGAAGAAGAAGATCAGTCCACTTCAACAAAAGGTCAGGAAAGTTGGAGTGGTTCTGGTGTTGTTTATGCAAAGGTTGGTCAAGGGGAATCAGCACGGTCAAGAATTCTGAGTGCTTTCCATGTACTAAACACACCAGCAGTTGGTTCTCTAAAAGAAGACAACGTTGAATTTCTAGGCCTTGTCCTCAGCAAGGGAACTAAGCGTACAGATGCCGTAAGCTACAAGATTCAAACTGCAGACGGCAGAACCTGTAATCTAAAGGTTCTAGCTTTAGGTTCTGCAGATGAACACGATACAGCGGTAGGTGAAGCAGATTGTGATGCAGGAAGAGTTGCTGCACTGGGCGACAGTGTTCCTGTGATGGGAGAAAAGCTCTCTGTTGTTGGTTATGCGCTTTATGCTAAGAAGCCAATGCTCACTGAAGGCTACATGAGCGGCTTGATGGATGGATACTTGCTCACAAGCGCTCCTGCTTACGGCGGAAACAGTGGTGGTCCCGTGTTCCACAACGGCAAGGTAATTGGTCTCCTGGTACGAGGCAATAGAGACTATACAAACCTTACATTCGTAGTAGGCATTGAGGATTGCTTGCGGCGAATTGGTGAAGCGCCTCCTCTTTAACTAAGACGCTTCTAGGTAGTAATGGCCTTAGTTAGGCCACCAATATTTTCTCATCAAAGTACAATACCTTTACCCTCTCGAGATCAGATCAGAACTGATCTCTTTTCTTATCTATACATGAACAACTCAGCCCCTCTAGTTATCAGGCTCCTTACATCTACAGCTAAGGCGCCTCAGATGTATACGGTCTCTGTCGAGACCATGTTGATGCGAGTAACATCGCTGATGGAAGCAGCAGGTGTGAATTTTAGCGTTACCGAGTTTTACTGCAAACACGGTGGCAAATACGGTAACACCTATCTGCTTCAAAAGCCTGAAAACATGACATTCGACGATTGGTCTCGTCAGGTCATTGACGATGCAATCAAGACAATCGAGAATCAACTCATGGAGAAATCTAAGTGAAGCTTCCTAAGCTATACAAGTTGTCCTCTACCAGTGCCCAGCAGGAATGGGAGATCTCAACAGAGGACAACGTCATCATTACCCGTTGGGGTCAGGTTGGCGGCAAGATCCAAGAAACGAAGGATGTCATCAAGGAAGGCAAGAATCAAGGTCGCAGCAATGCGACTACACCCACTCAGCAGGCTGAGGCTGAAGCCACCAGCCAGTGGGAGAAGAAGCTCAAGAAGGGCTATGTCAAGTCGCTTGATGCGGCTGAAGCTCGAGAGGTAGATGACCTGATTACTGGTGGTATCGAACCTATGCTCGCTAAGCGGTTTGACGAGCACGGCGATAAGATCGTGTACCCGGCGTTCGCTCAGCCTAAGTTCGATGGACATCGCTGTGTTGCTGTGGTTAAGAATGGCAAGTGCACGCTCTGGTCGCGTACTCGCAAACCCATCACTGGTCTTCCTCACATCAACAAGGCCATCGAGGAACTCGATTTTAAGGAGGACATCGTCCTTGACGGCGAGCTCTACAATCACGCCTACAAAAGCAAGTTCGAAGAGCTTACGAGCTTCATCCGGAATCCGGAGCCCAAGGAAGGCTATGAGGTGGTTGAATACCACATCTACGATATAGCTGGTTCGGGTGGCTTCAAGCAGCGCAATAAACAGCTCGCCAACATGAATTTTTCCGATCCGCTTGTGAGAGTAGAGACGAAGGAGATGGCTGATGAAGACGAGCTAGTTGAGTTCTTCGAAGCTTGTCTCAAGAAGGGGTACGAGGGCGCGATGGTTCGCAATGCGGCCGGCTTGTACGTCAACAAGCGCTCCACTGACCTTCTCAAGATCAAGGAGTTTCAAGATGCAGAATTTAAGATCGTGGATGTGGAAGAAGGGCGTGGCAAGTTGGCTGGCAAAGCGATCTTTGTTTGTGTCACGGCTGATGGGGATCGGTTTAAAGCCAAGATGAAAGGCGATCAGGAAGAACTGTCGAAGTTCTGGAAGAAGCCGAGTCTGGCCGTTGGTCGTCAGCTCACAGTCCAGTTCCAGGGCTATACCGGCAAGAATAACGTCCCGCGGTTCCCCGTGGGCCTTCGTTTTCGGGAGGATGTCTAATGGGTTCCGATAGCATCAAGATGGAATTGGAGCGTCTCTCTGGTGTTCGTCATTCACACTGGAAGCAATGCGAGAAGTTCTCCTTCGAGGACGAAGAGCAGTTCTCGTTAGAACTCGATGGTCTTAACTTTGACGATATCAGGAATTATGAACAGACGTTTGGTACCCTGCCCAGTAGTGGCCAGTGCCGAATCTTCATTGCGCAGGAAGACGGCGTAGACTGGGAAGCCATGGTGCTCACTAACTATATCAGTGAGTTCATCGCAATTAAGTGCGATTGATCCTATGAATCCCTTTCTCTTCGAGGCTATCCTAAGAGGTCAAATAAGAGGGCGAGATATCATGGCGGGAATAGGGCTTACTATTCTCTTATTTGGCCTGCTTATCTTCGTTAGTTGGCTTGTTAGTGGGCCTGAACATCTGACTTGTCGTATTAAAGTAGGACACAAGCGATACGTTTATCCGCTTGTGTTGCACAAAGACCACGGCGCTCGCCTACAAGCAGTATGCGGAATCTAAATTCGAAGGATAATAGGTAAATGATCCCACAATATACACTGAAGACGTACACCGTAAGGTTCGACCCTGAGAAGAACGTCTTCATGTTGTGGGATCACAAGCAGCAATATGTGGGAGAAGGACCAAGTGGTAGAGAGCTCGGCCGCGATGCTTGGGAGTTTGGGGCCGAAGCAGTTAAGTATGACTATGATCTCACCAAAGACGAAAGTATCCCACTCAAAGTGAGGTTATAATGCGCAACACTAAGCGTGAAATCGAGTGTCTTAAGCGGCTCGAACAGCTCTCTCCTGTGTACGAAGAGCTTCTCGGCTTTTTCGTACAAGAGAGGCTCATTACAGCAGAAGAGATCAAGGTGATGAGGCAGTCTCCTGAACAAGCACGCTTGCTGCAAGCCAAGCTCGCAGTTCTCTCATCCGAACAAAGAATTCAATTGCTAGAATACGAGTGGGCAATTCTTCCCGTTGAGCGCATCAAGTTGAATATTGTCACTGATCACGGACACCGTGAGTTTCTAGCTGAGAACTGAATGCACACTAACGACCCAAAGAAAATCACAGTACGTGCTTTGCATCCAGATAAATATCTGGATGAGCTGCCGCTCGATTATTATCGTCATATGGTCGACGGTGAACGTCATGACCATATGACCGAAAAGTTCGCTAAAGTGAATAGACGATGGTATTGCTTGGAACGGTTTGTTGAAATCTAACAACAAGAAAGGACATGAGTAAAGTGACTAAAGCCACTGGAAAGTTTGAAGTTAAAAGTATTACATCGTTTCAGGACTTGATTTCGGGCAAGGTTAAGGAACTCGCGGAGAGCGACCTCTGTTTTCAGAACGGAACGGACATCATCCAGCTCTCCCATCAGACGAATCAGGAAGAGAAGAAGGTTGACATCAAGCCGGGCTTCCACACGCTCGTGGAGACGGCCACTGGTCTCCAGACCTCTCGAGTCGAGTTTAAGAAGCGTGATCTGCTCGAGGATGTGAGCAGCACGAAAGCGATCATTTCTGAAGCTCGTGGCTTCTTCAATAAACTCTCGGTTTATGAGAAGCTCAATCGTCCCAAGAAGCGTGGCGTGCTGCTGTACTCGGCGCCCGGACTCGGCAAGTCCTCCTCCATTGAGAAGTTCTGCGTTGATTTTGCGGCGGAAGATCCGGGCACCGTGGTTCTGCTCTGGCCGACTTCGGAAATTGAAGCGGACAGCATTGTTCACTTCTTCAGCCATAAGGCGCAGTATACTGCCGAGTGCACCCGCGTCATCCTCATCCTCGAGGATATTGGGGGAGGAGAGCCCGGTGAATACCGGGGTGCCCAGGGCGTCAATTCTGGTTTGCTGAATCTCCTCGATGGTATCGGCTTGACGTTCAAGCTCCCTACGTTCATTGTGGCGACGACCAACCACCCTGAGAGCCTCTTGCAGTCTCTGGCTGACCGACCTGGTCGATTCGACCGACTCATCAAGCTTGAGCCGCCTTCGCATGAAGAGAAGATTCGCCTCTTGGCTTTCATCTCGAAGCGCGATCTTACTGATGAAGAAAAGGCCTGCATTGGCAAGAAGGGAACTGAGAAGTTCTCTGTTGCCCACCTCGAAGAGATCGCCGTTCGCAGTCTGCTCCATGATAAGTCCTACGCTGAGGTCGTGCAGGAAATGATTGACCACTCGAAGCTCTTCAAGAAGAACTTCGAAGAAAAAGGTGAAGTCGGCTTCGGCCGCTAAACAGGATAGAGCTGGATTTCCGGAAACGCCTAGAAGCATACTAGGACCCTCTAGCAAGAGTTCGATTCTCTTGTCTATCCGTAGAGTACCTCTCGTACGTCTCAAGTTTGGAAGAGCGCTGGCCATATCTTGGCCGAGGGTTGCGGGTTCGATTCCCGCCGAGAGTCAAAAGAGGATGCAGATGAATCTTACTAATTGTCGCCATTGTGGCGCAGATGCGCATTGGAGCTGGGATTTCTTCGAGAAGAAGCCAGTTTTAATCCTTAAAAACAAGCCGGGTCAACACCACAAGTGTCAAAGTACAAAAGAGGACATCTTCCCGGGTTGGTGCCTCAAATGTGGTCGTAACGACCTGAATCTGGTGCGTCACGGATATTATTTTCAGCTTGTCGAGCAATACGGCTTGCCTCATACCTGCACTGAAAATGGCGAAACAGATATAACTGACATAAGTGCTGGTAGGTGTAAGTACTGTAAGGCGACTAACCTCCTGTGGGTGCGCGAAAATGGGCGCTTCAGATTAGTTTCCACAGCAGGAGTTAAGCACAGTTGTCCAGAGACGGATCAGGTATATAAGGACTGGGCGGAAGCTAAACGAATTAACTACGCCTTTGAAAAAGCCTGGATAAACTCAAAACCTGATGACCATCAATGCCCTAAATGCTTAGGAAACGGCCACAAGGTTTTTAGAAGCAAAAATAAACGGCTAATGGCTAAAATGCGCTCCACCGAACGTATTCTAGTTATCAAACCGTGCAAGCATTGCAAGCGCATAGGTGAATTTTCCGCGGCCAAGAAGAAGCAGCACCTTAAAGCTTTAAGAAGAAAGTATTGGCCTTACCGCGCTGGCGTCCACAAGTGGAACCCTAAGGATTTATGAAGCCAAAGAACAAGAAGCCCTACACCGGCCGTGACTACAACATGGTCAACATTATCAAGGGCGCGACCAAGTCTTATGTCGAGAAGGACCTCAAGAAAGAGGCCAACAAGCGCACCTCACGGACCAAAGTGGAAGCTGATGATGAAGAGGAGCCGCTTTGCAAGCAGTGCAGCTTTCCCTATAAGGGCCATACGACTAGAGATAGACATGAGCGGGCAGCGCAGGAATGCGGCTACTGTTCTGTGTCTTGTATGGACTATGCGAGCAGCGAATGAGTAAGCGAATTGATAGGCTTGTTGAAGCTGCCTATAAAGAGGCGCTCAAGAGTACAGGCAGGCATCGCCATGGCGCAATCGTCATTGGCAATGGCGGCCGGATTCTTGCAAAGGCCTGTAATCACTACGGCAGTGGACAGCATGCTGAGGTTCGCGCACTTAAGCGAGTGGCACACGACGCTCGAGATGACGTTGAAGAACTCATCGTCGTTCGTATTCTCAAGAGTCAGAAGTTTGGTATGAGCAAGCCATGTAAGTCCTGTCAAGCTGCTATTAAAGCCACGAAGATTAAGGTTGTCTACTTCTCTACAAGCGAGAATATTCTTGGCCAAGAATCCTATAGTGACTAATAAATGTAGCCCAATGCAAGATCGACTTGATCGCTTATTTCACTCGCATGGCGAGTCTGTTTTGCCATATAACGCCACGTATTTACTTTTCCAGCTTCTGGCCAATCTTCGGTTAATAACAATCAAGACGTCCGTGGACGCAAAAGAATTATTTTTAAATAGAGATTATTTTTCAAATAGAAAAAGAAGGGAGCAAGAACTTGTCAGACTCATTAGACGACAGCTGGAATAGATTGCCACAGGTGAAGGTTCGCATGCGCGAGAATGGTATAGAGACGATTCTAGACGGCCTTGGAGAAGATGGCTTCTGCCATGCAGGTCAGCCCCGAATTCATCACCTCGATGATGGCATCTACGTGGACATCCTTCTAAACGTTGGTAAGTATGGTAGTGTTGTTGCCCTTCCGTTGGAAATCTTTATTCCAGTTGAAGAGACGCAGAAGTCTAAAAAGAAATCTAAAGTGGTTAAACTTCAAGAGGATCAAGTCGACGCTGAATTTGATCAGCTGGTCGAAGAAGATGCGGGCGTAGCTCAGGGGTAGAGCTTCTGCCTTCCAAGCAGAATGTCGCGGGTTCGATTCCCGCCGCCCGCTTTGAAGATAGCGGCTGCCCAAAGGGCAGAAAGAAACTTGCTCCCACCATAGCCTGTGCACCACGCGGTACAAATGTTGTATTCGGTCACTTCCGCTGGGGCCATAGTTCTTTTTCCGCTATCTTCATTCTTTAGGAGACGCAATGGTTGGAGACGAATTCATTCAAGCGTGTCTTGATAACTTAAGTGAACGCCTAGAAAGAATAAACAAGCCTCCTCCAAAATCCAGTTTAGAGTCACAGCTTAAAGCTCTAGTAGCTGAATATGGAGTTGCAGCTACCACAGTTGCATTAGATTCTATTATAGAGAAAGGAGACGAGCATGGTAACTAAGAAAACAGGAAAAAGTATTCCCCCTCCAAATCCGCCTCTGCGAGATCCCGACCACGTCTCCAAGCGTGGAGTGAATTACTGGTTCTCACCTGAGTGGGTTCGTTGCACCAACTCCAGCAATACAAAGTATGGCCGCATCAAAGCGATTAAATCGCCCCACTATAAGGGTCGCGTCGACTTGTACATGCAGAGTAAAGACGGCAAGCTGAACTATATTCAGGGTAGCATCCAGCAAGAGTTCAAAGAGTGGCACGAACAGCGCAAGATTGACTATTTCTTCTTAGCAGAAGATCCTGATAAGCTTGATGAGTTTATTCTCGAAGCTGAGGATCCCCAGTGAAGCTATTGTTGAGCAGTCTTCTTCTATTCGCTGGTTGTGCTACCTTGAATGCAGATTATGTCTACTGCGGCAATGTAGATGTATTGGCTGTCAACATAAAAGCCGACAGTGTTCTTACGTGTCAAGATGCGCTTCGCGTAACTAACAGCGCATATGAACTGCTGTGGCAGCAAGCCGCTGGTCCTCTAAATGACTCCTGGCGTGTGGAGTACACTTGGGGAGGAATTGACGTGACTGGAGCCAGCGCGAAGATTGAGCCTCAACAGCGTTTAATTCGTGTCAAGAGCTCTGTCCCTGAGAGTATCTTTCATGAACTTCTGCATGCATACATGACTGAAACGCGCACCGGTGGTCGCAATCAGCATCGTAAGATGTGCGAAAATGCCAAGTGGCTTAAACTTGAGAAAGACTTTGGCGTCGCGCCTTATTGTCAGTATTAATATCTCAAGTTATTATTAAATAAGGAGCGATAATGTCAAAACGTGAAACAGTAGAAGAATTTTTAGCCAGAGGCGGCAAAATTACTAAATGTCCTGCCAATGAACCAGTAGAGGAAGAGCACAAGGTCAATCCTACTCAGACAGCAGGAGCATCCATGATGTCCTTGGCTGAAGGCGCTCTATATTATTCAGAATCTAAGGCGAAGAAAGAGAAGAAGCTCTCTGAAAAGACTATTAACTTTGCTGTATTGCCGACTAGTCTCTTAAAATATCTACCAAAGGTTAAGAGTTAAGTAGGATCTACCTTTGCGGTGAGTATACCGTCCACAAATGTAAGCGAACCGTCTACCCCCATTGGAGTGAGCTTTGCTAAAGCTACAGTGGTAGATATTCCAGTGGGTAATGCTCTTCGCAGATTTATGACAGCAATGAGAGCAGCCGCTAGTGACTTAAAGGGAAGCTTAATCGCAGCCTGTTGAGGTTGAATCGCTGTATCGTTGTAGCCTTGCATAGCACTGAGTACCGGGTTAGCACCACCATCCTGCACGCCCTCTAGAAGTGCTTGCTGCAAAGCAGTGTCAAGCGCAGCAACAATTATCTCTTGATCATCTGTAATTGTGAGTTTGCTCATAGTCTGATTGTACTCCATGAAACATTGAGTGATGCTCATACTTTTCCGAAACGATGATTACGCATAAGACGCAAGACGTGTTCACAAAGCCTAGATATTATAAGGCCTTGTATGTTGCAGTTGTACCGTAGTTCTTTTCCGAAACGATGACAACACGTTGTACAAACCCGCAGTAAGGAAACTCAAGATAAATGAAGCCATCTAATATCAATGCAGTGCTCGATCTCGCAAAGAAGGCCAACGAGATCGGTGAAATCGTCAACCCGATGTTCACGGGCGACGCCGGTCTCGGCAAGTCGCAGATCGTTCAGCAGTGGGTCGGCAAGCAGCGTGAAATCGACCCCAAGTTCGGGTTTCTCGACCTCCGCATCGCGTATCTCGAAGCTCCCGACCTGATCGGGTTCCCCGAGACGAGCAAGGATGCCAACGGCATCGAACGCACGTGCCACCGACTCCCTGAGTTCTGGCCGACGAGCGGCAGCGGTCTCATCCTCCTCGAGGAACCGAACCGCGGCACGACGGGCGTCATGAACTGCCTCATGCAGCTCCTCACGGACCGCAAGGTTCACAACTACACCCTTCCGCCCGGCTGGATGATCGCTGCGTGCGTCAACCCGGACTCGTCCGAGTACGACGTGAACACGATGGATGCGGCGCTTAAGGACCGCTTCGAAGAATTCGAAGTCGAGTACGACGCGCTCACGTTCATGGAGTTCATGGAGCAGAAGAACTGGGACGCCAACATCCAGCGCTTCGTCGGCAACGGTGTCTGGGTGTACAAGACGCCCAAGGAGCTCGGTCAGAACGGCAAGTACATCTCGCCCCGTACCTGGAGCAAGGTGAATGCTGCTGAACGCGCCGGCCTCAGCCAGAACAATCGCATGCTCCACCGCATCACGGTGTGCGGCATCCTCGGCAAGGACATCGGCAACGAGTACCACTCGTACTGCTTCGATCAGGCGCCGGTCACCGCCCAGGAGCTCCTCAAGGACCGCAAGGGTGCGATCAAGCGCCTGAAGGAACACTGCGCTCAGGATACGTACCGTGGCGACATGATTCCGGTCACCGTCGACTCCATCATCAAGGCTTACGGCGGCAAGAAGGAGAAGTGCACGCCGGACCAGATCGATGAGGACACGATGGTCGAGGTCGCGAAGATTATCCCCGCCGACCAGACGGCCAACCTCATCAAGGGTTGCGGCTACGCCGTGGCGAAGGGTCGCATGTCGGACTTCCTCAACCAGTTCGTCAAGGATCACCCCGAGCTCATCGCCGTGATGAAGAGCAACATCAAGGTGAACCGCGCGACTGGTGTGGACAAGAAGTAAGAAGCAAGCTGTTTAAGATTGTTTTAACATGCCTCTTAAGTGACGCACCGTTACGGCAATCACCAGCTTCGCTTCTACACTTGTAATAGCCCCACCAAGTGACCTTTTAAGATTGCTACGACTGTCATTAGAAACAGCGTACTGTGCAATCACAGGTCACTTGGTGGGGTTTTGTAGTTAGCAATCCAACTAAGGAAACGTATGACCGACAAGCCTAAAGCACTTAACAGTCGAACTGTTGTTAAGCTCGATGAGAAACTTATCGAAATCAAGAAGACCAAGAAGGGATTGGTCGCGACCGAGCTCAAAGATGATGCTGTCGTAGAGGCCACTCTTCTTGAAGAAGGTGTCGATAAACTTCTTCAGAATGACATGAATCGTCTCGCAAACGAGGCTTACGAGGAAATCACGCGTGGCTTCAAGAGCACTTTGGCCTCGAATGTTCTGAAGATTGCTGGCTTCGAGAATCGATGGAGTAATGGCTGGGAGATCGACCACTGTAACGGTCGACAGTCGATGATGACCAGCTACCTTTCATCTAAAGTCCAGGCTATGATCACCCAAGAACTGGACACGCTGCTTTCTCAGCAAGAATTAGCAGACATCTTGAAGGATACTAAGAAGAACCTGCTTAAAGAAGTAAGGGATATGTTCAAGCGGGAGCTTCAGTCAAGCATGCGTACTGCTGTGTATGAACATGCCCAAACCTTCTTGAAAGAGACTATTAAGCATCATCTCGCCAAGAACCAGAAACAACTCATCAAGGAAGCAAGCGTCAAGCTGTTCGGAACTGATCCCGACAATGACAGCAGCTATGATGACGAAGGCTGAATTCTTATCCGAATATAATGTGATGTATCACCAGATGTTTCATAGCAAAGGACACTAAATGTCATCAAGACTTCGCGGCAAGTTGGAAAAGGACCTCCTCGATAAGGAGTTCGTGAGCGTTGAGCTCAAGAGCCAGGCGTTGGCTACTGTGATTTATGAGTGCTGCACCAAGACGCACCAGTTCATGGGCGCTGTCTTGCAGAGCCTCACGATCAACTACAGCCATCAGATTCCCACGGCCGGCATCCTGTTCAACACGGATGCCAAGCACTGGGAAATGCTCATCAACCCGTACTTCTTCTGCAAGAAGTTGAACGGCGATCAGCGCAAGGCTGTGCTCTTGCACGAGCTGAGCCATATTCTGCACAAGCACCCCCTCCGCGTGCCGTTCCTCAAGATTTCGCCCCGCAAGCGCATCCTGATGAACATCGCCGCTGACATGGCCATCAACCAGTTCATCAAGAACATCCCCGATGGGTGCCCGCAGTGCACGCCATATGACCCAGATCACCCGGTCAAGTGCCCCAACGAGATGTGCCCAGGCCGCGGCATCTTCCTGCGTGACTTCTACGATATCGACGACAAGACCAAGGCGCGAATCCCGTGGAAGGCCAATCAGACGATGGAGCACTACTACGAAAAGCTCCTAACGCGCTTCCAGGACCCCGATGACGGCAATGGTCATGATGATGGCAATGCTGGCGGCGGCGCGGACACTGGTGACCTGCCGCAGACCATCGACGAGCACCTCTGGGACAACGGCGCCGTCGAAGAGAAGGACATGCTCGATGCGACTGAAGAGTTGGCCAAGCGCGCGATGGTTAAGGCTCGCCTTGACTACGATGCTCTGCCCGGCACGGTGAAGGAGCTGCTCGAAGACATCAAGGCTCGTCGTGCTGAGCTCAACTACAAGCAACTTATCATGCAGGCCATGAAGCGCCATGCGAGTGGCCATGACCGTGACTTTACGTGGACGCGGCCGTCCAAGCGTTACGGCAACAAGGCCCGCGGCACCAAGGTCGGCGAGCTGCCGAAGCTCGAGATCTACCTCGACTCGTCGGGCTCGATTTCCATCGAAGAGCTGAACGGGTTCCTCGAGGTCGTTGACCAGTTCCTCCGAGTCGGCTCACGCAAGTGCAACCTCGGCTTCTTCCACACTCAGCTTTACAAGTTCGACAAGTACAAGATGGGTGCAAAGGTGAAGCGTGAGGACATCGAGAGCGGTGGTACGGACCTCACACCCGTGATGAAGTCAATCCTCACTAACAAGGCTGACATGGCCATCATCGTCACCGACGGCTGCTACGGTGACGTGCGTTGCGAGGACTGGATGAAGCCCGGCGAAAAGTTCCCGCAGACGCTCTTCGTCATCAGCAAGGATGGTACGTCTGACCACCCGCTTCGCCGGTTCGGCTCCGAGACCGTCAAGATCCCCGATTCTGCCACCTTCAAGAAGCAGTAATAAGGATAGGCTATGACGATTAAGCAAGTGCCGGCTGGAATGGGCTTGAAGAAGCCCATCATTGGATGGAAGAAGACGTATCGTAGCGAACGAGGTGAGCTTCGTCAAGTGTTGGTAATGCTCCAGATTATGGGACAGTACAACGTTAATGCTTTCGACGGCATAGATCGAACCAATAAGCGCAGGACTTCAAAGGCTTTGGTTCTGGCTCAGTTCTACCTGAACCGTTCCCTTGGTATAAATTACGCATACTCCTACGCTAGCCGATACATAGGCGACATGTGTTACAAGCCCAGTTATAGTAGTCATGATCACTCTTTTGTCTATCGAACGGGCGAAATCGTGACGCCTAAGGGCACTTTTGAGCTCAGTAGCGAAGCGTGTGCTCCCGGCATTCACTACTTCGCCGACATCGATGACGCAATCAACTATTGAACGTGCCTAAGGGTCAAGTTTTGCAGTGGGCGCAGAGACCGAAGGATCGTATGCCTCCAGATGAAGTACTTTCAGTATACAGGGCACTCGGCATCCTTCGGTCTCTGCGCTTATGCAGCTCTTTGGCTTTTAAGTTTGCAACAGACCGAAATAGAGTTGCTAAAATGGTGATTGCCCGATATATGGATACACCATAGTGTATAATTAAGGTCTATGACCGACCAGACCATTTCAGTTCTAGAGAAGTTAGAGCAGTTACTTAAGACAGCGCGAGACATTGCAGCCGAGGAAGAGATCGAAGAGTTGATTAAGTCGTGCCCTCGATGCGGTAAGCCCTCGAAAAATAAGAGCAATCCTAGCGGGCGCTGCTCTTCTTGTCTAAAGAAGCTAGCCTCTAATAAGAAAAAGGTTGGTCACTATCTCCATGAGCACAAAGTGGCAGACGACGCCCTTAGACGCCAAAAAGGTAAAAACGGTACCGCTCATAAGAAGTCTTCTGGCCTTGGATCTCGCAAGTCCATTATCCGTCAGACGCATGCTGCAGAAGCTAAAACTGGACAAGTACTTTCCCCGGACCGGAAGGACAACTCGAAAGGATACTCTGCTTCAAATACTCGAATGGTGCCACCGGAACTTAATCGCGGGCGCCATCACGTAGATAAGAAGAAGCTAGCGGCGTGGAAAAAGAAGCTTAAGAAGACTGAAACCACAGACGAGGAATTTTACACCTACGTCTTGTCAAAGGCGACTGAGATTGGTTCTTCTGAAGAACTGATTAAGGCCCTCGAGGAAATGTCTCCAACTGAATCAGAAACATTCCTCGATAATCTAGATGTAGAATAATTCAGAAATCATAAACAACAAATAAAAGGAGTTGTGATGCAATTGCTTGTCAATGTGCTTTGCTTCTTGTCTGGTGTATTTGCCATAATCGCAGCGTTGATTGCTTGGGCTCGATATCTTTCTATGAAGGAGCGAGCAGAAGTAGCCGAAAAGGCAAAAGCTGATGTAGAAACATCTTTGCAGGGGTTATACGAACAGCAGAAACAAGCCTCTGAAGCACTTCAGAATACTTTCGCAGAACTCTTGCATAAGCGTGCGCAAAAGCAACATCCAATCGACGACGACTCCTCCGTCAAAGAACGGCTTCGTCGAGCAGTTGAGCTTACCGCACTGCAGACCAAAATCAATAAGAACTTGGGGCCAGAGCTTGCTATGCAGCACAACGAGCTTGAGCTCGAGAAACTCTCTGTGCTAAAAAGCATCATCGCTGATGGATTCGATCCACTGATCACCATCCGCTTTAACACTGGTGAAGAAGAAATGTTGCTGAGTAGCTACATTCAATCAATCACCAAAGGACTCGCGTAATATGGCAATTCATATCGTTACTAGCAGGTTTTTTCTGGCCTGCGAGAAAGTGCTATCTGTAAAAATTGAAGAATTTCTTGCCAATCCGGAAGCTCAGAAAGCTTTAAAGAAGGCCATCAAGAAGAAGGGTGTTAAGAAGACGCCTGTCAAGAAGGTGGAACCGAAGTACGAATACTCTATCACCATCACCTATAATCCGGTTGTGCCGAATGGCCAGGCTCACAACTATGACACGGGCGAATATTGCTTGTCTATCAATATCCGTGACAAGGATAAGGCCCACGCGACATACGCCGAGATCCTCAAGGAAGTTCAGGAGCAGCACCCGAACGAGGGGTATCTCGACAAGTTGGTCAATCAGATGTTGGCGTCCGATGAGTTCACCATCAAGACGCCCTCTGACAATTAATTGTAAGAACCGTATTCTTATCCGAATCAATCCCTAGACATCTAGGGATATTGATTCGTGTTCCTTTGGAGTGCAAATGGGTACGCTTCGGGATGAAGCTTATGAAAAATTAGATTATTTGTCGCAACTTACGGAGATTGTTGTAAGTCCGCAGAATGAATTGCTCGGACGCCTGCCTGATAAGTTAGAACTTAAACTAGAAGACATTAAGCGTCTAAAGTACAAGTTGTGGTATCAAAAAACGTCTTTTGAGTTAACGCTGAGCGCTGTGTTGGGATCTCTTGTCACTTCGGAAGAATATCAGTATATGGCTGATATATTGCCGCACTTCCAGTTGCAGGTTTCTGATGATTTAGAGATTGACTTCATTGAAAAAACGATGGTTGGCAGTATTTACCTCGTAAAGATTAATCCTCAAATTGAGGAAAAGAAGCTGCTTGAAATTGCCGTCGACCGTGCAAGTCGCCAGATGAATAGTTATGTTTGGTCGGGCAAGCGGATGCGTGAACGAGCTGTTACTGTATTAAACACTATGCAGGCCGGTCGAGGTACAGCCTGGTTGCAAAACGTAAACGGTACCACCAAGTACTCAGCCGAGGCAGAAATAAAGGCACTACTTTCCGAACTAATTCTCGATAATAAGTGGCGGATTCGCAACGCCGATACAATCGTGAAGGTTGGTAAGTGGATTGATAGCTACATGAGTGGAGCTGAAATTGGCCTCATCAACTTATTGAAGTTGAAAATTATGGTTGACAAAGACCTTCCTATCTACTCTGTTGATGAGGTGACTAATGTCGACCCCGCTTGAACGTCTCACTAAAATTGCAAATGCCAGAGAGCCAGCGCTCGTGAAGTTTAAGCGTTTGCCCGGCGAAACTCGCACAGACAAAATCACACTGCAATGTGAGATTGTCAAGTCGTCTAAATTGACTGAAACTCTTGAAGACAAGAAGTTATATAACTTGTTGAGTTCCCAAATCGAAGAGCGATGGGATGACACACAAGACAAGTTTGCCGTAACCGCTTCCGCAGAAAGCCTGTGGAATTATATGTTGAATTGTTTGGTACACAAATATGAAACGGATAGTAGTCGTTGCGCGGCAACAAAGCGCAAGACTATAGATTTTATCCGCAAAATTAAGCTTGATGACAAGCTGTTATCAGAGTTTATTATGCAGGCCTTTATCCACGTGTTTTCAAAAAACTACTTAGATCTCGATGACCAAGGTCGAGCTACGTATCTTGAGCAATTTAATTCCCTGAGGAGAACCTTTGGAAAACGAGTTCAATGAAGTTGAGACTGAAGTTGAAGAGAAAGTTGTTGTGCGTCGCAAGCTTACTAATGACGATGTTGTGAAATATGAGCCGATGGTTGAGAAGTTCATTCGTGATAGCTGTATGAAGAACTGGAACGAGGCCAAGACAGGCGGCCCGGATATGCCGCTGGGCGCGTCCGGCTATACTCTGGCCGATCTTCGACAACATCTTCGCACTGAAATCTGTATCGCACTTCAGAACTTCAATCCCGAATATCGTACTAAGGAAGGTCGGTCGGTTAAAGAAAGTACGTTTGTGTATCAGCACCTCACATTCCGTGTTGGCCAGCTCATGAAGCGACTCACTAAAAAGCGAGCGGGCTATGGTGTTCGCCACAGTCCAGTTCATTTGGTGATTGAGGACGGAGTTGAAGAATCTGACTATCAAGACCTTGACCTCGCGCTTGCACACGATAAGAAGCGCGAAATCTCACACGACAAAAAGAGTCAGGTTGACAGGTTCTTAGAAGCGAAGGCCCGCGGGAGAATCTTCCGCGATGTTTAATTCTTTGCGAGCGAAGATTGCCGGTTTGGCAGGGCTTGCATTCTATGCAGGAACTATGTTCCTGGTCGAGGTTGGAAACAGGGTGCACAAGAAATGGCCAAGGTCTCTCGGTGACGACGCTCCCACAGATTGATACATGCGGAACATGTGGTCACCTTTGGGCCGACCATTATGACTGCACATACTGTTTGCATGACAACTGTGCTTGTGGACCGTGCATGTTATGCAGCACTCAATTTGTGGAAAACCCCGTTAACCATGGGGCGTGCAAAAATTGTAAAACATTACAAGCAGCAATAGAAGATTTACTGGGAGAATAAATGAAGCTCAACATGAAAACGCGCAATGATTGTGATCACGAAGAAGATGAAGCGGACGGTGAAGCAGTGTCAGTTGTTGGGCAAATCCCTGAGATCATGGACCAGGATGGTCCGATTTGGGTGAATAAGTTCACTGAGGACACGGCGAGAGCATTCGTCAAGCAGATTCAGCATCAGAGCAAGCAAGACCCCAATCAGCCGATTATCATCTACATCGACTCTGGCGGCGGTGACGCATATTCCCTCCTTACCATGATTGGCGCAATGGAACAGGTTCCTAACCAGATTATCACCTGTGCACACGGTAAGGCGATGAGTGCTGGAGCCATTCTCCTAGCGTGTGGAGATGTGCGTTTCGCTTCAGAATATAGCTCTGTCATGATTCATGAGATCAGTTCTGGCGCTGCGGGTCACATTGACGACATTCATGTTCAGCACGCCAATCTAACCAAGCTCAATGAGAAGATTATGAAGCTTCTCACCAAGAAGCTCAAGCTTAAGGGTGGAGTTTCTGCACTCAAGAAGCTCTTTACCGAATCTAGGGATCTGTACCTAGACGCTGAACAGGCAAAGTCCTTGGGCTTCGTAGACCACATCGGTATTCCCATGCTACAGAAGAATCTTTCAGTTCAGTACATTTTGTCGCACAGCCCGAGAGGAAACGTCGATGACAAAGGAACGCCTGCTAAGAAGACTAAGAATTAATGGAAAGCCAGTGAAGATGCTGGGCAACCAGCTGGTCTTCGATACAATTGTCGAAGAACATCAGCGTAATCAGCAAGAAGTTAATGACGACAAGCAGCACTCCGAGAAAGAAAATGGACCCACTTCGACACGTTAAGTTTTTTGCAGCAGTGAAGCATACAGGCCAGAACTACGGTTCTGGTTTGGCTTATACGCACCATTTGGCTGCTGTTGAGCAGGTGTTACGACGGTTCAACATCACAGATGAAGCCATGCTTACTGCAGCATGGCTTCATGATGTCGTCGAGGACACAGAGACCAAGTTGAAAGAAGTTGAAGAGATGTTTGGTCCTGATGTTGCGCGGCTGGTACATGCTGTCACTAATGAGGATGGCCCGAATCGCAAGACTCGAGCGGCGCTTACGTACCCCAAGATTCGCGAGGGTGGCGAGAATGCTATCCGTCTTAAGCTGGCTGACCGTATTGCCAACGTTGAGATGGGAGGCAATCTCGTTGGCATGTACAAGAAGGAATACGAGGACTTCAAGCGGGCCCTGTATACGACCGGGCAAGCGGAAGACATGTGGGGACACCTCGATACCCTACTGGATGGTCGAACGCGGTAGGGCGTGACGCAAAGACACAATGAAGCACAAGCGCCTCATCAGCGACCGAACTGTCGCGTCATTCCTGAGCATAATGCTCCAATTGAAGCTGGCTAGTGAACCACTACCATTTAATTTGTATTTAAGATTAATGCGGTTAGCAACCAAACTCCATCACAACAGGAACAAGAGAAGACATGAGCACACATCGAGTGGAAATCATTGAAATTCAGGCAATAAACGGTCACCTCAACGCAGATCGCCTCGAGTTGGCGACGGTGCAAGGCTGGCAAATCGTCGTAGGCAAGGGCAATTTCAAGCCTGGAGAACTCGCTCTCTATGTGCCGGTCGACTCCGTTCTGCCTAACTCACTTGAGGAGCGCCTGTTTCCTCCTGGGTCGAAGATCACCCTCAAAAAGGGTCGGATTCGTTCGATCAAGATTCGTGGTCAGATGTCGCAGGGCATGCTGATTCCGCTTAGTGAAGTGG